GTCCATGGAAGAAAGCTGTAGAGATTTCATAGGCCCCCCTCCTGTAGCGGTTCTTCACGCTTCCAATGATAAAATATTATACCTAACGTTAAATAGAAAATTCTAACGCTTGTTAGGTAAACTTTATGTAAGTTACTGATTATAAAAGATTTAAACCATGGGTGGCTTGGATTCTCAGGCAGACCAGCAGAGTTGAAACCCTTGCCTCTCTTACGCTGGTGGCGTATCTCATGACAATCACGGCAGAGTGACATTAGATTGTCCATATCCAGGCGCTTTGACGGATCGTCCTCAACAGGGATGATGTGATGTACCACTACGGCCGGCCGGATAACACCGGCACCTTGGCAATCAATACATAAGGGGTTTTGTTTGAGATACCAATTCCGGAGCCGCTCCCACGCCGTATCGTAGCCGCGCGCCCTGGAGCTGGGCCGCTTATCTTGGTCTTGTCGGTATGATTGTTTTTTAGTGTCTTGGATGGACTGGCAGGCAGGGCAGTACGTTGATGTGGTTAGATTCTTTTTACATTTTAAACATGGTTTGTTAGGTGTTTCGGGCATTTATATACTGTTGCACTCCGTATGATACACAATTGCCTCACAATACGCTTATGCTTCATGCTTGTCAAGAAATAAGAATTCATATGTCCTATTTTATTTTAAACAATGGTATATAAAACATTTGAAACGCTTTATTATCAAAGCTTTCGAAACAAACAAGACGCGCAATGTCCTATAATAAATCAAAGAAGCGCGATGTCTGATTCACTATCTTGAACCAATAAACAAAACCTTGAAAGCCTTTACAGTTAGGGATACCAAGACAAACAAGACATTCAATGTCTTATATTATGTTCAATATTTTGAATCTTTATTGCAATGACGAAAAGCCTTGATACGCAAAGCTATAAACATCAACAAGACAGTCAAGGTCTGACTATGAGTTCATAATCGTGAACCGATATAAAGATTTAAAGCTTTGGAAAGAACCAGGGGAAAAAACTTTAAATAGGACTGAAAGCCTTTATTATCAACATTCTTCAATTAAATTTAAAATACTTGGTATGTTTGGCATATGGATTGCATTAAAGAAAAGCAAGACCGACAATGTAAACACTAAATAGAAAGGAACAACCCATGTATAAAAGAACTCCCGACAAATCTGAAATATACCCTCCAGAAGAAGACATAATTAAAATAAGCCATATCACTCTTATCCATCAACTACAAAAGAAGATAAGCATGAAACAAACGGATTTTAACATTCTTTGGAAAAGATCCGCGGAATATCTGGAAAGTTTCAGAAACGACTTGGTTATGGTTTATAACCGAAAAATAAAAGAGGAGAAATAAATAAAATGATAAAAACAGCCAAAACAATCAAAGATTTTAAAGCCGATTTTAAGGGGTATAATATCCTTATCCCCGCGGGATCAACCGTATCAAATAATACAGCCCGCGGACCAGACGACAGCTATCATTTTTGGGTTGATTTTAAAGAACACGCTGAAAAAATAACCGGACATAAAAACAGTATCTTAAATCATGATCTTACTTACTACGGAATCAACGTCCCGGCTGAATTTTGTGAACCTTATTTATAAAATAGGAGATAAAACCATGAACGAATACCAGAAACAAGCAATCGACTTTTTGACAAAAACCGGCGCAACAATGGACATTATTAAAACGGGTCACGGCCTTTATTTCGAAGACGATAAACAAGAAAGAGATATCTATCAAATCACAATCAAACGAGACAAAAGGCAATACTCTTTCCCGTTCGGCCAGTCCATCGCCAAGTCCGGAATCTACAGGGATAAAGTAACAAAAAAAGAATATTATCCGGACGGATCACCGGTCAACCCATACGGTAACAAAAAAGTTTCACCATCTTTTCTATCAGATTTTTGCGTCTTTATCCCTGGAAAAGCGCCGTCTGAATACAACGTCCTTGCAGCCTTAACAAAATATGAACCCGGAACCTTTGAAGATTTTTGCAGCGATTATGGCTATGATTCAGACAGCCGAAAAGCTGAAAAAGTATACAAAGCCGTAGTAAAAGAACTCAAGGCGCTTCAAACACTTTTCAGCGATGAAGAACTGGAAGAAATGCAGGAAATAAACTAATTTGGCCATAACCTATACGGTTTATAAAACAGGAGAATAATACCATGAGACAAAAAACAATAACGAGAAACGTTTACAAATTTGAAGAATTGTCAGAAAACGCAAAAGAAAGGGCCCTATATGAATACGGCCTTTTTCTGTCCGCCGAAAATAACTGGCATGAATACGAGATTGAGTACTGGGCCGAAAAACTTCAAAAAATAGGTTTCCTGAACGCTGATATACGCTTCTCCGGTTTCTGGTCTCAAGGCGACGGCGCAAGTTTTACGGCCGACGTTGACCTTGATACTATCGTCAATTCATTGTTATGCTCTGATTATAACCGGTCTTATCTTGCTCTATGCACTATGCAAGATAAAAGCATAATCGATATTGATATTGACGTAACAAGAAATTCACACCATTACAGCCATGAAATGACCTGCGGCGTCAACATCGACTGGAATTGCTGGGATAAACCTATAAAATTTGAAAATTGGTTAATCAGTGTCGTTGACAGCCTTGAAAAAGATATTGAATCGTTACGGTATGATCTTTGCCGGGAAATCTATAAATCCCTGAAAGAAGAATATTATTATCAGGTTTCTAAAGAATCGTACAAGGAAACTTGTGACGCTAACGAATATGAGTTTTATTCAGACGGTTCTATGGCTTAAATTTGATCATAACACGCACGGTTTATAAAAAAGGAGATAACTGAAATGAAAATTAACACCACGAAAAAAGAAGAAATTTTAAAAGCAATTGAAACTGTTGAACTCAAACAAAAAGCCCGGCTTTTTAATCCTGATAGAATCACGGCCGGAATAAACGCCGCTGAAAAAATCCTTTCCCAGATGTGCCCGGAAAAATACTGGGCAGGTTCTACCATAGAATTTTATCCAGAAAAACTGCCCAATGCTTATAAATCCATCGCTATGGGCACTCATGTACGCGCAGAAAAATATCCTTCGGGATGGTTTATCACAGATATCCGCCGGGGATATTGCGGAAAAAAGGCCTATGGTTCCGGTCCATCTTCTAAACTTTTTTTGTCAGATCTTACAAAGACAAATTTAAAAACTGAATTCATCCTGTAAATTTGTTTTTGATCAACAGGTATACGGTTTATAGAATTTGAAAGGACAAAACCTTGACTTATTCACACATCGACAAACAAAACATAATCGACAACATTTACCAGACTCGATTAAGATTAATCAACCGGCACAAAATCGATTATACCAAGTCAGTTAAAATTTATATTTACTTCATGAATGCCTGGTTAGGCCGGGTATTTATTTAAAAAAGGAGAACGCTAAAATGAACTCATTTAGAAAGATCAACCCTGCAAGCCCTGAAACAATCCTCAACATGACGGACGAAAATCTTGCTATAATGGCCGCCATTACCGGCAAAGATATCAGTATCGGGCAGGCGCCTTTAATTGGCAGGTATGGCAACATTGACGGCAAAAGAATATCCGAGACAGAACCAGCCCATGCGGACCTTGACTTTGCCTTTGAATGGGCGGAATCGGGAGAATTATGCCGTATTTATGTGGGCTCCAGAATTCACGGGCCTTTGATGTCATGGTCAAGCGATGGATGGCGGAATTGTTACGGACACGGAAATCATGGAAAAAACGGGAGCCATGGCGGAACCTGGTCTTCCTCGTCAAAAGAGGTATGGGCTACAATGGCTGAAGCCCTGGAAAACAGATCATACAAAGTCAGCGGAATTATGATGCACAAAAACCGGCTGATTGAAGGCCCTGCGCTTATCGAAGCGCTTCAAGAAATCGCAAAAACAGAATAAATTTGACCTCATGCCCTACGGTTTACAGTTTCTGACCGCGGGACATAGGGTTTATAAAAACACAAGGAGCTCCATGAGAATAAAAGCAGGAAGAAAAAGCGACGGCCCTTGTGAAAGAGCCGAGGAATGCGCCCGGGAAAACGGCTTTACCTTAGAACGGGAGCCTTTTGGAAAAAGAGGAACAAACGTCGAAATATACTTAAACGGGAAAATGATAGGATACCGAAAAAGCTATCAAGGCGCTATAAATTTTATGAAAAAACACAAAGGAGAACCAAAACAAATGAGACCAAAATCGAACGTGAAAAATCCTACAGCTATGATAATTAAAAACATCCCCAAATCCTTAAGAAAGGCCGTAAATATTGCCGCTCAAGAAGCAGATATCACCGCCCAGGAATTACATCGCCGAGCGCTATTCTGGGCTATCAATAACATGAGCACCATTAAAAATATGGAAAACGTGATATAACGGAATAGCATACGGTTTATAGTTTTTGACCAATACGTGTATGGTTTATAAATTTTAATGAAAGGAAAAACAATGACTGAAATTTTTGAATACATTGACTCCCTGCCGGATAGAGTTTTCTTAGAGCTATTCGTTCTTTGGGTTATAATTTTACTGGCCCGGCCTAAAACCACCAATTAAAAAGGAAAACATCATGAATCTTAAAAAAGCACTGCCGGCCCTTGGTTTTTGTTTTGGTCTATTACTTGCATCCAATGACGGGAAATACTTTCCGGGGGTCAATATCGTGGGTCTGTTAGTCTTCGGCTTAAGCTGTTTTAAAATGAACAAGAATGGTGCGGTTTATAAACTTTGACCAAGTATAAGACGGTCGAAAAAACTTAAAGGAGAAGAAAATGCGTCAATGGATGGCCGATCCTTCCTTGATGTGTCGTAAGCATTTACTTGGTGAACATGTTGAACACCATATGTTTATCGGCGCTTTAAAAAGAGAAAAGAATGTGAACGGATACCTGGAAAAAGGCCTTTTAGAACCGCGATCTTTATTCAAGCGCCATGAAGAACTTGTCAAAGAGATGAAAAAGAGAGGGTATAAACACTCTTCTCCTTTAACTAAAGAAGACGCGACTTGCATATCTTACCTTACCGAAAAACAGAAAAAAGCTAAAATAAACGCCGCTGTATCTTACAAAGATCTTGTATTAAGATGCCCTGAATGCTTCAAACTCATGATGGAGGAAATACGATGATGACAAGAAAAGACATAGGAAAAAGAGTGATTGTATACCACGAAGAAGAATTTTTAACCGGTAGGATATGCCAAGTAATTGAGGGCAACCCTTCTATCAACATCGGGGTAGAATTCGACAAGCCCAAATACTACTTTCATGACTGTGGGAAAACTTGTTCTAAGGGCTTCGGGTGGTATGTAAATGAAAAAGATATTACCTTCGATTAGCCTGGATGAGTATTTGATCGAAAGTGATACGATCGATAAACTTTGATTGAACACGGTATGGTCAAGAAGTTTTAAAGGAGAACATTATGCAAGTAAACGAATACGCAAAGCACTTCTTCCTGTACGCAAAAGGCTGATATAGAAGATCGGAAGATCCATGGAAAGACTTAAAAAAGCTTAGGGGGATACACTTTCTAACAGTAGACGGGAAAGAAGAGAAAGATTTAATCCTTAACAAAATAACCCAATGCGCTATTGAATGTATTTTAGAACACCCAAAACACAGAACTTTAACTGAATTCCAAGAACTGTTAACCAAACTGTCCCCCAACTACTGGTTAAGGAACTTTAACAAACCCCCAAAACCCTATGTCTATGAAACCGAACTATTAGAAATATGCTTAAACATTATGCGCTTTTCTAACATTGAAAACTTGAACCCTGATAAGGATTGCCGGTTTGATGTTTTGCCATCTCCTGAATAACGGCGGCATCTTTTTGACCGACAGAGGGATGGTTTCTAAAATTTGATCATAAGGTGTATGGTCGATAATTTTTTAAAGGAGAAAACCATGAAAATAGAAACAATTAAAAAAGCAAACATATTACTGGATAACATCGATAAAGTGGATTTTTTAATGCGGGATTATGTCCACATCGGCATTTTTACGAATCAAGACAGAGGACCCCAAAGCAGTGAACTCGCCGGCGAAGTAGCAAGCATACTGATAGGTGTGATCAAAACAGAACTGCCTAAATTGCGGACAAAATACCAAAAACAGCTCGAAGAACTGTAAGACAGCACATGAGAGTTTTTACCGCCGCCCGAATAACACTAAAATTTTTGACCCCAACCTGTACGGTCGATAAAAATTCAGAAGCCTTCTTTTTGATCAAGAGGGGTATGGTTTCTAAAATTTGACCAAACCCCTTACGGTCGATAAAAACTTCTAAGGTCTGAAACCATCAAACAGAGAACGATTCTGGTTTTCTATTTTAGACATGTCCGCCTTTTCTAAAACCCTAATTCTTTTACGGCCCTTTATCACATCTTTTTTAACGACAAACACACGGCTGTCAAAATAAACCAAGTATCCAACAAGAAGGGGTAAAATTTTTTCACTCTCTTCCGTCAACCCCGCAACCTGTATAATCTTCTCAGGTACGGCAGACACAGGCATGAAACCGCCGCAATTGCCGAACTGATTCAACCCCTTACAATCTCCAGGAACCCAATGACCGTACATAGGGCTGCGGTTAGCGTATTTTGTACACCCATGAATAAAATCCAATTGGTTTTTATACTCAGGCCTTACAAAATATTCACACTCCATGCAAACAGAAACTACTTCCATTTTTATTTCTCCTTTTTTTTATATTTTTTCCAGCTCTTTGTCTATCTCATACCTTCTCCGGGAATTCAAAACAGCAACCAAAAGCCACGCCGGAAGCCAAAATCCGGCGGTAAACAAAGTCATGAACAAATGAAAAATATGACTAGTTTGACACGATTGACGCTTTGCTAACAGAACTGATTCTTTCATTTTTTTCTCCTCCGCGACCAAAAACATTACTTCTTCTGAAACAGTAGCCGTTTTTTCAATTCTTCTTTTGCCCGAAACGCTATAGGCTCTTTTTTTCTTGCACCACGATTGCAAACTATTTCTATCTCGGTCAGATACCCATCAGATGTTGACTGGTGGGTTATTAAGCTGGGGTACTGTTTAATCTTTTTCTTGAAGTCAGAGGCGCGGAACTCAGGAACACACATAGCCCTCGACAGGGCTGTAACAAACGGCTTTGATGAAGCGTATTTAAGGCCCAGGCTTTGCATATACAGAACCACGTCTTTTATTCTGTCGGTGAGCTTTGTGCTGGTGACTTTGTATGTCCCGTTAATAAACATATCACTGTAGTTTCCGCCGGAACCGGAAGGACTCCCTCTAAAAAACCCGATGGCGGTCGCGAGAGGAATCCTTGTTTCTTCGATAAAATCCTTTATCACAATATAATCTGGTCTTCCGTCTCTGACATACCCGTTCAGGAAATCGTGGAGAGACCATTTATTAACCGTCTTGGCCAAGTCGGGGATTGATATATCATCATTGCAGACAACGTATTTCGCCGGTATCCCCAAACTCTGAGCCACTTCAAGCCGGTGATGGCCGTCAATGACTTTAAATTTTTTGTTACCGTTGACTCTGACATGGCATGGATAAGCAGGTATCCAACCATGTTCACGCATTGCCTTTGTTAAAAATCTGATCTTTGAAACATCCCGGTTGATCGGATGGAGTTCAAATTTTTCATAATCTGTCGTTGACCTTACTAAATCATTCATGATACAATCCTTTCTATGTGGTTATTTATCCAAGCGACGACCCTCTCAAAAGCCTCTCTTCTTTGGGGGTCGTCGCTTCTAATCCTTTCTAATTGAGAAATCGCCATCGTTGAGAACTGCATTGCAGAAGATGCTCGTTTGATATCTTCTTTTTTTGGCTCAACATTAATTTTCTTATAAGCCCCGGCAACACTCTTGTTAAGATCCTTCTTTAATTCTTTGGCCTTCTCAGGGTCAGATTGTTTCAAGCTGTCAATAGCATCCACAACAGCAATTGCTTTTTCAGCCGTTTTCCCTGACCATCCTACTTTTGCGGCTGCGATGTCACGGGACTTACCTTCGCTTAGTGGTGGTAAATTTTCCACAACTAAAGGTTTGCCTGTTTTATGGACTTCCAGGTTTTTTGCACCGGCGGCAGCTTGTCTATCAGCCGCCCTCTTATCCTCAATCGCCTTCAACACTTTAACCTCCCTGGCTTTCTGTTCCTTGGTCTTCTCCCTCTGGACGTTGGAAGCTATAAGAATTTCCACCAGCTTATCCGGGTCGGTTTCTTCAATCTCCTGAACCGGGATGACTTCATGTTTGAGAGCTTTGCAGACATTCCAACGACGATGCCCGGAAATGATGGTGAAATCTAAGGTAACGATTACCGGAGAGGTAATGCCGTGTTTTTTTATGCTCTGATAAAGATCGTCGTCAAACGAATCACCATATATGAGGTTGTTTTGCGGGTGAGGTTTAAGACTATTAATAGGAGCATGATTCATCTCTTCTCCCCCACTTTAATTTTAAAATGTGATTCCCATTGAACCGGCACGTTACCTGATTTTTCCCACGCAGTAATCGTGGCCGGATTGATGCCCAAAAACGCCGCCGCAGAAACTTTCGGCTTCGGCGTATCTTTAAAATGATTCAGTAATTCTTTTACTTTCATATTGTATCCCTTCATGTTTCTTGCACTTTAATCTTTTAAAAAAGACTTGTCAAGTATTTTTTTTTATTTTTTTTTATTCATCATAAAAGGACGCACAGGTTTCGGTCCCTGGCTCCAATTCAGTGTGACCGGCGTCCTTCACAACAAATGCTCCTTTCTCAAATACTATCTCTTTAAATTTCTTATCACTGACGGCCAGCACCACCACATTCATATAATACTCTTTGTGATTAATACCCGTAGCTGCGTGAACCGCTTGAGCGGCCAACTTACCAGGCGACATTTTCAAATTTTTCCGGTAAATTATTTTGAGTCTCATTAAAACACCAAAACATAAATAAACTGAGCCACGGTTGATACGGTCAAAGACAACAAAATAACCGCCACGGCCATCAATAAAAAATAAATAATTATTTCAATAATTTGCATATTTCCCCCGCAAAATCTTTCAGTTCACCAAAAGCAGGACGGCACCTGAGATCCCACCCCCTATATTTATCCAAGGCTGTTTCTGAACTGTGACGAGCGGCCGGGCCGGACTCCCAACCAACATAAGGGTCAATCCGGACAAGAATTCCGCCATTGTCTTTAACGAACTCAGCCTCATCTTCAAAACGAACGTCATCAATTACCACCCCGGGGCAGTCGTTGTCTTGGAGTTCATTCAAGCGCCTTTTCATCTGTTTTGTCCAGTACGCCAGGTCTTGTTTACGCCGGATTTCAGTAGCGTGCCATTGAAGCAAATCACGAACAGTTGTTTGAGGAGGTGTATACTCCACACCGTCAATAAAATATTTTTCTCTCAACTGGCAAGCCCATTGTTTGTGATGATAACAAACCTCAAGGGGAATCCCATAAATCTGGCTAACTTCCTGTTTAACCGGGTTTGCAAAAGACGCCCTGACAAACCCTGTTAATCTCACCAATTCTCTGGAGGTCTCTGTTTTACCTGATCCTATTTTTCCCGAGATACCGATTAATTTCATCCTACTCTCCTTTTACCGCTGAAATTTTAGAAGGTATTCCTGCTTTTCTAAGAATATCCCCATAATGACTACATACCCCCACATTTCCTACTACATTTATCCCCCCCGGTTTACTTTTTATCAGGGAATGCAACCGGGTTAGTTTATCCTTCGTAGACCCCTCTTCTGGAATAAAGAAATCGACATATTCAACACCTTCGGCCCCCTCAACAATAGTAACCCCGTCACTCTGAGCGCCAAACTCCCTGTGGAGCTGAACACACCACACTTCAGCTCCGTCAAACACCCATTCCATTTTTACGCCGCATAAAACCTGCTCCGCTTTTTCATATACCTTTTTAACCGCCGACACAACTTCTTCGGGGATATCCTCTGCCTGTTTCCCCATCATAAACTCGTCGCCAGCCCCCGCCACCCCTTGGACAAAACCTCGAACAACAGCCCCAGACCACACAGACTTGACGCTTTCTTGACAGATAATAGATTTTATAGGCACGTCTTCTTCTTCCTTGATCATCTCAAAAGGGTCTTTCCACCCGAAAAAAGTGGAATAATACCCAGGATGCGGAACTTCCGGACAAGTCCGTATCCATTTCTCAGTCTCACCCGTTTTTTTACCAAAAACAAAGACAGCAACGTTTCTGGGAATAACCGTCGTCTTAGGCACCCTCAAGCCTATGGCCTGAGCCACAAGAAGGCCAAAAACTTTATCCCCAAGAAAGCGACTGAAATTATTAGGCCATAAAATTTCAGAATTTACAGGTGAGAAAGAATCAAAAACCTCTAACTCCCAAAAAATTATGTGATCATGAGCGTAACCGACTTTTTTCGGATGCAGACTAAACTCTATCCTTTCACCCGGCCTGGGATTCAGCCGAATCGGAAACTTATAAACCTCTTCCAAAAGCATAACACCCATGCCAACCGGCAACCGACACGCCCCCGGTTTATCGACACATTTTGGCGTGTCGCCAGGAGAAAATTCAATGACGCCTCCAAAAACAACCCCTGATACGCCCCCGTCATGAATAGAAATGCTCTCATTCACTATGACGTGGTAACCTTTTTCAAAAGCTTCATCCAAACACCTCATAACCTCAGAAACAGAACCGAGATCGAAGATAAGCGACGTCCCTTTAGGGTCGTCAGGGGTAAATCTCCGGATATTGACCGATGAAACATTTTTCAGCAGCCTCTCCACACCCTCTTCAACACAGGGAAAAGAATAATTCGGTTCCGCCCCTCTTATTCTGCAAAAAGTTTGTTCGTATCTGGTTTCCCCCGGAACAAACGAAATAAACTGAGCCACATTACCTCTTTCTGACAAGCTATTCAAAATCTCATCTTTTTTCATTCTCACTCTCCTTCAAATTATGCGTTATTTAGCGTCCTATAGGGTCAAATTCTTCGAAATCAGCTAAAGTGTATACTTTGATACGCGGCGCCCAAATTTCGGTTGATTTTCCCTTCTCTTTTTTGATCTTCCTCCAGGCGATCAATTCAAGGGCTGTCCCCGGGGTCGAAAGCCAATCTATAGCGTCTTGTCTTTTCTCGATCAGAATCTTTTTGTCGTGTCCGGAGAAATCTTGTCCGGCGGACTGGATACCAAGTACCCCGCGAGAGGGGTCGAGAGCTATTATGTCTATAATGCCCCACAGGTCTTTCCTAATACCTCTCTGACCGTTCTTCACCCATACCTGAGCGACGTACCTCTCAACGATACCCGCTTTCATGCCTCGGCTTTTCAGCAGTTTAAGAGTTCGTTCTGTATTTGACGACATCTTTTTTCACTACTCCTTTTTTCCGGTGCTCCATTCAGCATACCAATCCCTTTCCGCTTTAGTTAAATCCTTTCTGTATTTGACAACATCTTTTTTCCTTTTCAAATTTTCAGGGTAATCATACCACACATATCTTCTTGCTGTGTGTTTTAATGTTCCACATTTAATACACCACTCTAAATTTTCTTTTCCTTTTTTCACCCATTGGTGTTCACATTTCATTTAATTTTTCCTTTCATTTTGCCCGGTATTTCCTATTGGGGAAAAACCGGCTAAAAGCGGTTTTCCCTTATAGGAATACCGATATTCAATCGAAACCTGAAGCCCCGCAATGGGCGGGCATCTCCAAGGTCGTGTAACTTTATGAAAATCTGAAAAACGTTCAATACTCGAAATTTAAAGTTAGCCGCTTTTGAAGACAGGCTATAGACTATTGTTTTAGAATTAGCTTTAAAGTCGAAAAAATTGAACGGTTTTTGACATCTTCGATATCCTTTAAAGTAACTCGCGCTTCGTCTGCTTACTCCTGCTATTATCTTCGCCGTTACATTAGAGACTCGATTTTTCAGTGTGTATTTTTTTACCCAATTTTCCTGTAAATCGCTCCAGGCTATTGTTTCAGAATTAGCCATTTTTTCTGTTCCCTTTAGAGAAATTTTAAATTTATTTTAGAGTTCATCGCCTGTTAAAACCTTTGATATACTATTAACACAGAGTTACAAATAAAGCAAGTTTAGAGAACATTTAAAGTACAGCCTTTTTCGCTAACCAGGAGATAATAGCCCAGCAAGGTTCTCCAGCTTTTAGCAATAAATGCAATCTTTCCGAGCAGGCGTTCACCACAACCTCCGCCACAGGCTGTTGTTTCAGAGTTACAGAGGCTTTCATGGTGAACGCCCGCTCGGAATCGTTTTGTCGGGTTTTTTAGTGTTTTGTCGGTGTTAAAAATAGGTCGGCCGTCGGGTGAAAAGCGGTTAGATTTTCCGTGAAACATTATGGGTTTTTTATCCAATCTATGGCCTCTTGAAATAGCTCAATCGCTTCTTCTCTTGTAAAATAACCGGAAAACCATCCACCACATTCTTCCCTGACGCGGATTAATTTTCCCTCGTCAAACTCCGGGTCTTCATTCTTTTTAATGCTGAAAAGGCGATCATGACCGTATTTTTTAAAGCATAGTTTACCGGGCTTTGTTTCTTCAAAGTATTTCATTGTTCTACCTCGTTTCAAAAAGGATTTTATAAGGAGAGGTCTTCTTTATTTTATCCTGCATCTCGGAAGTTTCAAACCTCTCCAAGCGTATGGTTTTTATTTCCGCGCCAGTTACATTTTCAAAGTCTGCTATCAGTTTAAGGATTTCATCTGCCAATACTTCTTTTAAATTTTTATCGTTCATTATTTCCCCCCCCCCACAAAAATATTTCTTTATTTCACTTCTCGTTATAGCCGGTCGGGTCCATTCTCTTTGAAACCTTCTCCAGTTTTTGTCTTCATCCCCGGCAAAAGAATTAAAAGCCGGTCCGTCCATTTCTGCCGGAGCAATCTTTGACCACGCTTTATAAAGATATTCAGCCTTTTCGATGTCATAAGTGAATAAGGTGCTGATATGAACTCTTGTTATATCCTTTGGGGTGCTCTCGTTCGGAACATCGAAAAAACAGAGATGATCCTCCGGGGAAGCCGAAGTTTTTCTTGGGAACACTCTTGCAAGGCCTATCTCTCCCAGCATGTCAGTACCCTCCTGTTCCCGGATAAGGGGTCAAGTCTGTATTCTTTTTTACCGTGTTCGTGGATCATTGAAAAAATCTCCTCTAAGTTATCGGTTATGGTGTTGACCGCCTTGCTCGATACTCCTGCTGCTTTTATTTCTTCCGCTATTTTCTTTAATGTGGTTGGGCCTTGTCTATCGACAATAGACATAGCCGCTGAAGCCAGAGACTCGTTCGATCCTGAGCCTATAACTTGGTCGAGTTGAACGGCTTCCAGGACGCCGGTGGTTTCGTCGTTGTCGTAGAACAGTTTTACTGATTTCTTTTCAAACCATTCAAATGACTCTGAAGGCGGCGCAAGGTTAGCTTTGGCGGAATCAAGGCGGGTGTACCAGGAAGCCCGGGCGGGCGTTATACCGTATTGCAGGGCCTCTTTTTCGCTCATGGTATAAAAGGTATGGGCTATGCGGGCGGCACTTGCTAAAGCGGATGCGCCGCGTGCTTTGTCCATGTTCCCGTGGGTGTCTTTGGCGCCTTTAGATGTGTGGTGGACAATGGATATGGCGCAACCGGTTTCTTTGGCTATCTTTCGGAAGGACCGCATAACCATGTTGATTGCCCCATTGTCGTTTTCGTTGACTTGATGGCATTCTACAAATGGGTCGAGAATGAACAACTTAATACGCCGTTGGCGTATCTGGTTGACAATAGCCCCGAGAAGAGGTTCGTTTATAACGGGTCGGTTCCGGTCATCATATGAAACAAGGGTCAACGGGTTGTCGTAGGCTGAACTGTAATAAAAGTTTTCAAGGTCTTCTTTGGTTAAATTATATTGCTTTGCAGCCGCCATTATTCTAAGGGAGAGTTCGTCGAACGGATCTTCTGTGTTGAAGAGCCATACGGCCCCCGGTAATTTAACCTCGTCATGGGTGAGTCGTTTTCCGGACGCCACTGAGATTGCTTCGAGGATGGTGAGGAGGGATTTTCCTGCGCCTCCTGGGGCGATGGTGAGGGTGGTGAAACCGAGTAAATAGCGATGTCCGAGGAGCCATTGTCGGGGTTGAAGCTGCTCGATTTTGGTTTCTGCGGCGCATTTGACCATGGCTGTGGAAGAAATACCACTGGAAAACATCGCTTCTGGTGTTGCATTGCCTGGTCTGTCTTTTGCGTACTTGAAAGCGTTTGCAATTTTCTTTTCAAGTTCAGTCTGGTCCCAGGGGGGAAATGCCTTGGTTTCGTTCCAGTGCTCTGATAATAATTCCAGGGCAGTGGCTTCTGAGACATTGAAATCCCGTAATTTGCACGCAATTTGGAATGTAACAGCATCTCCTCCATTGCCTTGAATTGCTTCGGGTGCATAGCTTTTAAGCCATAGAATAGCTCTTTCAACGTTGGAGTTTTTGTCTGGTTCTGATATGGGGATGTCATAATCCTCTCTCCTTTCTGTTGGTATTCCTACGAAGTTTATTATCCATTCCGGCAGGGGGGCGGGGATACCTTTTTTGCACAGAACGTACTCCCCCTTTCCCTTCACGTGTTGGCCCGGTAAAGGGATCATCACGGGTATGTCTATTCCTTTTGCTAATTTGTCTACTCCTCTGGCGCAATACCCTTTGAATACGTAATGAACTCCCGCATTGGGGGTTTTCGCTTCCATAGTTTCTGGTAGATTGCCGTATTGATTTTCAAGGTTTACAAGGTTTATTCCCCCTTTTTTTCCTTTTTTGTTGTCGACATCAACAACAGTCAGTCCAGAAGCTTTTAAATTCACGCAAAAATAACAGTTGGGCCATTGTTCGACCCATTTTTCCAACGCAGGTATTTCGGAAGAAGATTTGGTACTCCATTCTATGCAGGGGTAATGTTTTTCATTACTCCAACGGGAGGGGAACAGCTTCCACCCCGCTTTTGCAAAAGGTATAGCGTTTAACAGATTTTTATTCATGAATGATAAGTTCCCTCGAAATCTTTAAATGGATATTTACTGCCGGGTAGGATGGGGAAAACATACCATCCTTTCTCGGCGAACTTTATGGCGTAATCATTCATTAGGCTCCCCGTCCAGGTCTTTTATTTGTCGAAGCAATATCGTTTTTAGAGCTTTCTCATATTCTTTTTTAGATTTAAAACTATTAAGGATTTTATTGCAGTCGGTGCAAATTTCAGCGCCGTAGTCGCTGACATAAGGGTATTTTTCCCAAGTCCAGAATTTGGTGTTTTTATGCAGGCATTCCAGCGTCGTGACGCGCCTTTGTAATTGGTCTATTTTAGATTCTAAGATTTTAAGTCTGCGGTCAGTAAGAACTAACATTTGTTTTTTCTCCTATAATAAGATTTTATTCATGAATGATAAGCTCCAAATGATGGAAATGAGCGTTGACTAAGTTTTTTAGCCCGCGGCGTTTTAGGGGGTAATGGAGAAACCATAGGTCTACAGCATCTATCCAATCACATATTTTTTCTGAATTTTTCTCCAACTCTTTATAATTCTTTAGCAGTCTGGTTTTTAAAACGATGAGGTCTGTTTTCATTTTATTTGTCCTCATCCAAAATGGCGATATCGTGCAACCAAGTTAAAAGAACTCCCGCGGTTAAAACTAACCACCACAAAAAAGTATTCTCGGGTATGATCGTAACCGCCAGTAGCGACCCAAGGTATGCGAAAATTAGATATCTGAACATAAAGTTTTTCATTTCATTCCCCCCAGTTAATAACCCAGTTCTTTTCTTTGCAAATAGCTATGATCAAATCTGAGTCTTTCATTGTTGGAGGACCGGGAACCCACAGGTCTCTTTTCTCTTGGAAAAAATGCAATCTTTCAACTTTTTTCCCGCCATATGGGCATGGGCCGCCATCCGCCCAGATATCAAACATTTCGGGCTTTGGATGCGCCCAAGCGTCTCTTCGCATAAGTTCAAGCGTGAGAGCGGGTGGCAATTTACCAAGTTGGCATCTTAATATGCTGACCGGGAAGAAAGCAAAGCTGCACCGTTCTGCAAAGCTGCACTGTTCCGGGAAGTTTTTGATTAACGAATAATCCCCGGTAGGGCAGTGTTTGACTCTATGATAGTCAACAGGAAATAAATCAAATTCTTTTTGTGTGTACTTTTTCATTTCACCAGCTCCTCTATAATTTCCTTGTTTTCAGTGAAAATCGCATCAGGCCTTGCAGAAATCCCCTCCGCTCCTCTAAACATAAATCCCCCGTTTTTCCATACCGGGTCGAGATCTGCCCAGTTGATTCCTTTTGTGTAGAGCAATTCATGCAGGTCCGGTGTCTTTTTGTTTTGGAGTTCCTTGTGCGGGAAATGAGCCTGGGCCAGCATTTGAATAGAATTTCTGAGCCAATCTTGTTGCCTCCAGATGAAATAATTACACACCTCTTCCTTTGGGATATTGAACACCCGGCAGTCGAATAGCCCGTCTTCGCCAAAGGTTTTTGAAAACTGAACCGAGGCCATACCCGCTGCGACTGAACACATTTTTTGGATATTGTAATCAAACCATGCCTCGGTTGTTAACAGTTCGTAGTCTGTCAATAATAAGGAGATTTCATCTGATTGAACGTAGGCGCATTTAGCGCCCTGTACTTTCGCTAAAAGGGTCAAAGCGGTTGAGCCCATACACTGTCTGAACATATCGTCAAAAGGTTTGTTGCATTGACGAGTCAGCGTGTGAAAGGCCTTGCCGTCCAGTCGCATTATGACTGGCGTTCGCCGGGTGAGTTTTAACCGGTAGCGGTCTTCATAATTCTTTTTCATTCTGTCGCCTAAACTGTCATTCTTCATATAAACCCCCTTTCCTTCGCCAACCATTCCGGCATTGTTATTTCCACGGCCTCACCGACCTCCACAGGGTCAGAAACTTCGATTTGGCTTTTGGGTATCCATACAGCGTCGTCTTTATTGCCTGTCTCGGAAACAAGGTACGAACGCTCTGTTTCATGATGAATTTCTAAGGTGATTTCGATGTTACTCACGATTGCTCTCCTTCCATAAAGATCTGAATTTTTCCAGCTTCTCCGCTGGGATAGACACCTGGGCCAGCTCATACCGCGATATGTCCGCCTGAGTTACTTTGATCATTTTCGGGTCTGTTTCATTGAACAGTTCCGTGAACTGTTTTTGGGTTAAGCCGAGTTTTAACCGGATCAACCTTATTTCATAGCCTATTTTTTTCTTGATGTCACACATTCTTTTTCTCCTTTTCGTTTTGCATTTTCCCTATAAGATCCCAAACATCTGTTTCGTGTACGTAGTTCCAATTGCCGTCTTTTTTGCCTTCTTCATTGAAAGGCCGAATCTGCTTTCGGTCTTTGACGAATTTATAAGGGTTAAATTCTTTATCCTTCTGTAAGAGGTTTTCGTATTCCTTTTTTGTATCGGGATCTTTGAGAGCTTCTGCTTTGAAACTTTTGTAACTTAAATCGTTCATTTCCTTCTCCTTTATATAGTTAAGGGTTTGCCATCAGGTGTACAGTATAAAAATACTCGTGTCAAGAGTATTTAAAATATTTTATGGAAAGAAAAAAAACTCTTGACACGAGTATTTTAGGTCTATAATATACATCTCACGAGTAAGCCGTAGACCTCGTTAATGGGGAGCGGGCCAACAACAAAGGAGAAAATTATGGATTTTAACATTTTTAAAAAGGCAATGGAATCCCAGTTTGCAAAAATGACCGGGGAGTTTTTTGTAACTGACGTGGACAAAGATGAGATGTGGAATCTTTATCTCAACAGTTTCCCTCCTGGAACAAACGAAATTTACAGAACAAGACGGGAGTATGACTGCCAATGCTGTAAGCAGTTTATCCGGGCCTGCGGTAATGTTATTTCGTTTTCAAGCGGAGAGAGGATGTCTATCTGGGATGTTCAAGTGGATGGCGCTTTTAAAGTGGTTGCCGAAGCCATGTCAAGATTCGTTAAGGCTGCGCCGGTTAAAAACGTTTTCCGGTATTTCCAAAACAGAGTCGGAACTGACCACAATGTTCAGATGGGCGAGGAAGGGAGAATGATAACTTGGAACCATTTTTCACTTGATTTGCCCGCGAGCGTTGTCCGGCCTGCGGACTCAATTGATTCTTTGATCGGTGAAATTCGTAGCAGTCAGGAAGTGTTTTTCAGGGGGCTCAATGAAATAACTGTTGAAGCTCTGGAAACGGTTCTGGAATTGATCGCTCAGAATTCTCTTTACCGGGGGGAAGAACATCAGGCGGCGGTAAAAGCTTTTTCCAAGCTCAAAAAAGAATTCGATAAAAGCGCCGAAAAAATTGATTTTTCATGGATTCACTCCGGTGCAAAATGCGCCAGAATTCGGAACACTGCAATAGGAACTCTTCTGGTTGATATTTCTAACGACATGCCGCTGGATCAGGCCGTCAGGATGTTTGAATCGAAAGTCGCCCCGGCCAATTACAAACGTCCTACCGCCCTTGTTACCAAAGGCATGATTGAAAAAGCCCAGAAAACGGTGGAAGAACTGGGCATTGAATCTGCTTTAAAACGTCGGTTCGCTGTTGAGCAGGATCTGACCATTAATAACATTCTGTTTGCGGACAGGGCCACCAAAGTTTCCATGAACGTGTTTGATGACCTGAAAGACGACGTTTCCGTACCAGTGAAGTCGTTGGAGAAAGTCGAAGAGGTCAGTGTCGGGGCGTTTGTTGAGAGCATTCTCCCCCAAGCATCCAGTATATCTCTTTTGTTTGAAAACAGGCATTGCGGGAACCTGGTGTCTCTGATTTCCCCGTGCGATCTTGCTGCCAAAAATATTTTCAAATGGAAAAACAATTTCTCCTGGTCGTATAAAGGGGAGTTTGCCGACTCGATTAAAGAAAGAGTGAAGGCCGCCGGCGGGAGTGTTACCGGGGATTTACGACTGTCCATTGGCTGGTTCAATTATGATGATCTGGACAATCATCTGGTAGAACCAGGAACATTCCATATCTATTTTCCATCAAGTAACCGAGTTAACCCCATCTCTTTGGGGCAACTCGACGTAGACATGAACGCAATGAGTGGTAAATCCAGATCCGCCGTTGAAAACATAACTTACCCGGAAAAGAGGAGGATACAGGAGGGGTACTATACTTGGTTCGTTAACCAGTTTACCAGGAGAGAAACTGTAGATGTGGGTTTCACTGCTGAAATGGAGTTTGAGGGAAAGATTTACACATTCAATTACCCTAAAGCGGTTGTGGGCAATGTTATCGTGGCAAAGTTTAAATACTCTCACACAAACGGGATAGAGATCCTTGAGTCTCTTCCATCAACAGAAACCTCTAAAATTGAATGGTGTTTGTCTACCCAGAAATTCCATGACGTTTCGATGATTATGAACTCTCCAAACCATTGGGATGGTAACGAAACAGGCAATAAACATTATTTTTTCATGCTTAAGGGATGTAAAAACGTTGATTCAGCCCGGGGTTTTTACAACGAGTTTTTGAACGAGGGGTTAACAGAACACCGGAAAGTATTCGAAATTTTAGGATCTAAAATGAAAGTAGAACCCTCGGATAACCAATTGAGCGGGTTGGGCTTTTCTTCCACTCAAAGAAATCATGTTTTCTGCAAAGTCGCAGGAAACTTTACCAGAACAATTAAAATCGTATTTTAAGGAGAACCATCATGTTTATTATGGCAGCGAAGAAAAAATTCCGTTTTGAGACACCCAAAGGTTTTTTGACCGTCGAAGATCTGTTTGATTGCCCCTTGATCAGCCGGAGCGGTACTGGTGTGTCTTTAGATAACATCGCCAAAGGCATTCATCGGCAGCTCAAGGCCACGGAAGATGAGAGCTTTGTTCTGGCCTCCAGTAAAAAAGATACTGAACTGGAAACAAAGCTGGAAATCGTGAAATACGTTATCGCTGAAAAGAAAGCAGAACTGAAGCGCCGGGAAACCTTGGCCGCGAACAAGGCTAAGAGGGAAAAGATTCTCGAAATCATAGCCTCTAAGGAAGACGATGGCCTGCGTCAGTCCGGCGTGGATGACTTGAAGAAAATGTTGGCCGAGATGGAAGCTGTGGAAAATAACGCTTAAGAAGGTGAAAGGCTCTCCTCGGCTAATTTTTAAAGGAGAGCCTTAAAAACAAAGCCGGAATAAAACGGGAAACCGTGAAAGTGAAGGTGTTTTGATGGCTAAGATAGAAGTTCAGAAGACTAAGACTTACACTCTGCATTTAAACGAGGCTGAGTTAGCTTTTCTGTGTGATTTATGCGAGAAATACTGGAAGACGTATCCAAGCAGCCTTAATGAGGCCGCAAAGAGTGTTGCGAGGGTTATCAATGAGGGAATAAACGCTTGATCGCCTTCAACCAAAAACATAACCTTTTTATTTGGTCCGGTCGGTATGAAGACCGGCATAATCCCCAAAAAGCCGGGTTCACTTGGCATGAAGAGGGAAAAGCTTGGGTCACGCCGTCGGTCTATATTGCCTGCCAGCTTTATGGACAGTGCGACAATCTCGCAAAGCAAAGGCTTTCCAGGGTTGTCCGCAATATCAAAATGTCGGCTGTTCATGAAGAAGACCCTTTGTCGATTTTCCGGATTCCTCTTCCCCCAGGAAAAGCCCTCTACCCTTTTCAAGCTTCTGGGATAGAACACCTTGTGACTCAGTTACGGTCTGGCAGGAAGGCAGTAGCGTGTTTTGACGAGCAAGGTCTTGGTAAAACTGTTCAGGCAATAGGGATTGCAAATGTTTTGGGTTTAAGTAAACTTGCGGTTGTTTGCCCTGCTCATCTTCGGTTGAATTGGGAAAAAGAAATAAACGGGTGGCATTTTTTCAATAAAGGCGTGAAGGTAATTTTAAAAGGGTCTGACAGTTTTGATTATGCTCAGTCCTGTGTTGTTTCTTACGAGCTTTGTCATAAGATAAAAGATTTCAATCCAGAGCTTCTTATATTGGATGAAATTCATTATGTCAAAACTCCTGGAACAAAGAGAACCACGGCCGTCCTCGGTAATGTTGAAAAAAATATCAAAGGTTTGGTCATGGATACCAGAACGATCTTTATAGACGGAACTCCTTTACCCAACGGCAAACCCAACGAACTTTGGCCGATCCTTTTTAAAACGGCGCCGGATGCTATCTCATACATGAAACTCTGGCCCTTTATTCAAAAATTTTGTGAGATATGGGAAGATGGTGCTGAATATAAAGTCGTCGGCGCCAAGAACAAAAAAGAGTTATTCACCCGATTGCGTGGATCAGGTTTCATTCTGCGCCGACTGAAGAAAGATGTTCTAAAAGACCTTCCCCCCAAAGTTTTTAAGATGGTTGTTTTTCCGCAGGACAGTAAGACCAGGAAGATAATTGACAAGGAATCCGAGTTCAATGAAAAAGAAATCCTTCTTCACGGCGCTCCGGTTGGAACAGTTTTGCCTGAACTCAGAAGAGAAATGGGCTTGGCTAAAGTCGAAGACTCTTTGAAATATATAACCGATCTTCTTGATGGCGGGGTAAAAAAGGTCGTAGTTTTTGGCCACCACAGGGATGTGTGCTTTGGGTTGAAAGATGGTTTGAAAAAGTATAACCCGGTAATTTATATCGGTGGTTTGAGTGACAAGGCAAAAATGTTGGCTGAATCAGTCTTTCAAACGGATTCGAGATGTCGGGTATTTATCGGCAACGAAGCGGCGGAAGAAGGAATAACTTTGACGGCCGCCCAGAACTTAATCGATGTGGAGCCGGAATGGGTTCCCGGAAAAAGCGACCAAAGGTATGACCGTCTGCACAGAATAACCCAAACAGGCAGCGTGGTTATCCATATTTTAGTCGTTGAGGGTTCACTGGATGCAAAGATACTCGGCTCCGCTGCAAACAAGAAAAAAGATAGCAAGGAGGTGTTGGATGGACAGCATTAAAACTGGAAGCCGGTGGCGTCGCCCCGGGTACTCAAAAGACAAAGGGCCTTATAATGGGTACACTGTTTTGTTTGTAACGAATACTAAAAATTTGAGCGATTTTCACCCGCCCCAAGTCGTATACCGGGGCGACAATGGAGGAAATTGGAGTATGCCTCTTTCAGATTGGCCTGGAAAGCTTATCCCTGAAGAACGGGTTGGTGGCCATGTGCTTTATTCGAAAGAAGATTTTGAAGATGAAAACCCCCATAATATTGAAGCTGTGGCTGATTTAGTCTGTAATGGCGGGTTAGGTATTTGTATGTTTTGTCTGGCGGCTGAATCGGAACTTGATTACCCTTGCAAGGAGGTGTTGGATGGAAAAAGTTGAGAAGGGGGAGAATAAAAAATGAGTAGCCTATATTGGGATGATTTTGAAAGACGTATATCTGAAACTGTTTCAGCCGTTAATTCAAAAACCAAACCCCCGGTCAGGCGTGTGGCTGTTTTTATAACGAACCGGTGTAATTTCAGGTGTCATTACTGCAATGTAAACCAAAACGAAAAAACATTATCCGAAGAAGCTTTTAATGGCATCATTAATCGCTACGGGAGTGGCGCGATAATCCATATAACTGGTGGTGAGCCTTCCGTTGTTCCTTGGTTATACTCTTATATGGAAAACAGAAAGGATGTCCGGTTTCATTTAAATACTAACGCCTATTTAGCTCCTCCTAAAAACATTAAAAGGTTAAAAGTTTCACTGGACACTCAGTATAAAGATTATTTTAATTTTTTAATTGGGGTTAATTTTAACGCTTTCGATTCGGTGGTGGAAAATATAAGGCAAGCGTGTAAAAATACGGTTGTCAGTATAACCTATACTTTGACAAAAGAAAACCATAAGGATTCCGTTGAATTCGCCAAATGGGCGTTAAAACAATTCCCCGGTCTATACGCTGTTTTTTTCAGTGTTTACAAAGGAGATAATAAGAGGTTTAAGTTTGATGATTTGTCAGTTAAAGTTTTTTTAATCAGGTGTTACCTAAGTTGAAAAAGAGCCTGAACCCTGAGAGCTTGGAACTTATTAATGAAACAATAGATGAAAAGCTTAGGCTTATACAGGGGGTTAGATTCCCTGAGAATAAAAGAGAAAACTCGTGCTATATCTCTATGTCTGAAAGAGTAATTTCACCCTCTGGAGAAATCTTCAGGTGTTCTCATTTATACCGGGATAAAATTAACCATAAAGACAGCGAAAAACATGAAAAATGTTTGTATGGGTGCAACAGAAGATTAATAAGTTTTAATGAGGAAGTTGAAAGGAGGATAAAACGTGTATATTTATGACAAGCAAAAGAACGAGATAGCTGGAAAAACAGCTTTTAAGGAAGGCTTATAATGCCAGAACAACAGATATGGTACGTCTGTGAAGAATGCGGCTGCCGGGTCCCTCAGTCGGGCATGACGAAAATTAAATCCGGTCCTGATTTCGTCTTCAGGTGCGCGAAGCACTTGACCAAAGTTGATCACCGGGAAGCGACATGCCTGTGGCCTGGATGTACTGAGATTTTCAGTCAGTCAAGGAGCGGTTATATTTCAAAGTTCTGCCCCAAGCACAGAAAAACGAACGCTGTGAAAGTAGCCCAGGAATATCGGGAAAACCACTCTGAGACTTTTGGGATTAGAATTAAAAAGCGGTCTATGAAGCTTTATGACCCGTCGAAGATACATTGCGCTAACCGGTTGGAATGCTGTGGCAAGTACGACGGCTACGCATGTTTACCCTGTAAAAACTGCCGGGATTATCGGCTTGAGCACGGTAATGTTGACCCGATGGCTATGAGGCGGGATGGGGAAGCATCAAGGTTGTGTTTATAAATAAGGAGGAAACATGAAAATTTATTGTTGGCTTGTAGGATTGGCTATTATTATTGGGTTATTGATCGGCGTGGTTTTGCCAGGCTTGATCTCGTCAAATAGCTCGGAATTGTTTTTGATTGGGGTGGTTTTGATAATCGTATCAATCCCGCTCGTTTATTTCATAGGAAAGAAAATATATAAGGAGATTCAAAATGCAAAGATTTAAATGGTTTTTTGTTTTGCTGGTGCTTTTGTCAACGGTTGCCTGTTCAAAGGTTCCTGCTGGTCATGTCGGGGTAAAAGTGTACCTTCTTGGTGGTTCAAAGGGTGTTGAGTCTGAGCAGTTGGGCGTGGGGCGGTATTGGATTGGATGGAATGAAGAACTGTATCTGTTCCCTGCGTTTACTCAGAATTACGTATGGACCAAAGATAAAAACGAAGGCAGCCCCAACGACGAGTCAATATCATTTCAAACAGTTGAAGGCATGAGCGTCAACGCCGATGTCGGGATTTCATACTCAGTTAAACCAGAAAAGGTTGCAGAAGTATTTCAGAAGTACAGAAAGCAGATGGGTGAAATAACAGATATTTATCTCAGGAACATGGTGAGAGACGCTTTCGTGTCAATAGCGTCCACAATGCCGGTTGAAAACGTGTATGGCGCTGGCAAGGCAGAACTTTTAAAATCTGTTGAGGATTATGTTAAAAGCCAGTGCGAGGATATGTTCAATATAGAGCGTATTTATTTAGTCGGTGATCTTAGGTTGCCACAGCAGGTTACGGCGGCTCTAAATGCTAAAATACAGGCTACTCAGCAGGCCCAGCAGGTGGAAAATGAGATTCGGGCGGCAAAAGCCCAGGCCGAAAAGAAAATAGCCGAGGCAAAAGGTGAAGCTGATTCATTGCTTCTTGTTGCTGAATCACAGGCCAAAGCCAATAAAATTCTTGCGGCATCTTTGACCCCTGAATTTGTCCAGTACCAGGCGTTGAAGCAATGGGACGGCAAATTGCCAGGAATAATGATACCGGGCGGTGCCGTTCCGTTCGTGTCGGTGAAATAATAAGCGCGTTTTTAACAAAAAAAAAAAGGAGAAGTAAAATGCTTGAAAGTTTGTTTGAAAGATTGGTTGTGGCTGTAGAGGGTTTGCTCATTGAATCGAGAAAAAGAACTGAAATCGCAGGAAATTGGGTACAGGTTGAGTTGCAGGAAACCCAGACCTCGGTAAAAGAGATGCCGGATTTTAAAAAGCTTAGTCCGGGGTCTCTTGAAGAAGAGCCCATTGGAGTGACTTCTTTCAAAACATATGAACAGCTTCTTGAAGAACACGGCCTCCCGTACCTCAAAGGGTTGTGTGAAAAACGTGAAATTAACTTCCCAAAGCTGGCTCGGTCCAACACTATTATCGCTTTGCTGAAGGATAGCGACAAAGAAGCTGGTCTACCGGGTTCCTGTTTGCCTGAAACCAAGGAGGCTGCCACACCCGGCCCGGAAACATCCACCCCGGCCGACCCTTTCGCCGTGGAAGCGCCCGTTGTCGAAGACCCGTTCGCCACTACTCCCGCACCTGAAACCGATCCTTTGGCGGGTTCTGAACCGGAATCCAAAAAAGAAGTAACCGAAGATGAAGTGAGATCCCGGATGTACGAGCTTAAAAAGGTTTATGATGCCAAGTTCGAAGGTCAAGGCATCGGCATGATTGTGGCTTTTCTGGAAAAACAAACCGGCGTCAGGGGGTTCAACACTTGGGCGGATAACATCCCTAAAGAAAACAGGAAGAAAGAGTTCTCCGCTATGCTTAAGATAGTTAATTCTGAAATATCCGGGATGTCCAAATAATGAGTGAACATTCTGAAATCAGCCCCAGCGGGCTTCACCGAGTTTTGAATTGTCCAGGCAGCGTTCGTCAATGCCGGGGGTTGGAGAGTAAGTCTTCGATGTACTCTATGGATGGGTCAATTGTCCATGACTTGAATAAACTCTGTTTACTTCGGGGTCAAGATGCTGAAGACTACCTTGGGTACTGGGGTTGGTATAATAAAAACAATGCAACCGGGGTGCAAGAATTAAAGCCGACTGACAAAGGCCTGCTCCGGGTTATCCAGATAACAGAAAAGGAGGTACAAAGTAGTCAGATATACCTTGATGTGATTCGGGCTTCCCGGGCAAAACACCCCAGCGCCGAATACAAAGTTGAAGAGAAGATGGATATGGGTTGGATATCCCCTGGAATGAAAGGGACCGGGGACCACATTATCCGGGAATTTTTTGGAATTTTGATCGTCGATGACTATAAAAACGGGTTCAATGAAGTGGAAATTGAAATGAATCCCCAGTTTCTTACTTACGCTCTCGGCGCCCTCGGTCCCAACAACGATCAAGCCATTGAAGATGTTATGATCCGGGTTATCCAGCCCAATGGGATGCACCATAAAGGACTAGTGCGAAGTCAAGTTCTATCAGTAAAGAGAGTTTATAAGTGGAAAGACGAGGTTCTTCTTCCTGGCATCGCCAGGGCTCAGGACCCAAATGCGCCTTTAATACCCGGAAGTTGGTGTTTCTTTTGTGAAGCTTCCAGGCAGCATAAATGCCCAAAGCAAACAGAATTAGCCGTTGATACTATGTTTGGTACTCCGATTGATCTGACAAAGGATTTTCTGCCAGAGCCGCCCGACCCCAAGACGTTGAGCCGAGTCCGGATGGATAAGGTACTGAAAGTGGCTGACATGATGGAAAGCTGGCTCAAAGCTGCAAAGGAGGAAGCATACAGAAGATTGGAAGTAGGAGACCCGGACGCGCCGGTTAATTTCAAACTGGTGGACGGCCCGTTAAGCGACAGGAAATGGGCGGATGAACAAAAAGTCGTCGAAGCGTTTAAACCTTTAGGTGTGGAAGTCTATCAGTCACCAAAAATTAAATCCCCGGCTCAATTGGAAAAAGATTTGGTTAAAAAATATAAACCTAAAGAAAGAGAGGAGAAAATCAAACCGCTGTTGGCAGAAAGAAAACGAGGCAAGCCGGTCATGGTTCCGATAACAGATGAACGGCCGTCAATAGTTGATAAAATGTTTGGATAGGAGCCTGAAATGGAAGATAAATGTTTTAAGATCGCATGTGTGCTCGTGTCGGGGATTATCAGCTCATTCTGGCTTGGAATTTTAAGTGTTGAAGTTTATTTCCTGTTGTGGGCGCTTAAACACTATAACGTTATATAAAAACAAAGGAGAAATAAAATGAAGATAGGTTCAGAAGAGATTTCCGGGATAATGGAGTTGTTTGAAAATGCTGAAGATTTCCGGCCTCTTGTTAAAAAGGTACTAAACGTTTTGACCAGCTTCGGGCCGGAGATAGAAGGTATCCCTAAAAAGGTATCTAAATGGCTGGTTCAGAATCGGATTGAATCTGTTAAAATGTACAAGGCGGCCGGTTTCACAACAGAACAAGCCGTCGACATGACCATGGACGACGTTATGGCGCTTAAAAGAGCAATCCGCTCAATAAAAACGAAGGAGAAATAAAATTATGGCAAGTAAGACAGCACATTCAGAAAACAGCACAACCCCGGAAGTGGTGGTAACATTTCCCAATATTTTTAAACTTAAGAGCTACCAGGGCGGAACACCGTCGAAGTCAATTCGGTTGCTGTTCAACAAGACGAACAAAGAGCATATGGACTACCTGAAAGGCCTGGTTGCACAGATGAACGCAGTTCTGGCCGAACAGTGGCCCAACGAAGCCGAGCGCCCCCGCATCCCTATGGTTGGCCATGACAAGTCAACCATTAAAGACGGCGATAAAAGCTGCAATGGCCAGGGAATCCCTTATAAAGAAAAAAACCCGGAAGTCGCCGGCCACTACTTTTTGACTGTATCGAAATACCCCAATGAAAGTAACCCGGACGCCACCCTGCCCATTGTTGATCGGAACAAGGCCGATATCCTGAACGCCGGGGAAATCTTTTCCGGGTGTTACTGCAAAGTGAACCTGAACGCCTATGCCCGCACCAGAACTGACAACAAAGGTATCAGCCTCGGCCTCAATGGGGTCCAGAAAATCAAAGACGGTGAAAGAATTGGCGGCGGCGGTGGCCCGAGCGTGGACGATATGTTTGAAGCGTCAGGTGCATCTGATCCGTTGGCCTACGGCAAGGAAAATGACTTCTTCGGGTCGGTGTCTGTTGTTGATGACGATATTCCTTATTAACTTTTAATTACCCGGGGCGTGGCGGAATAGGAGTTGATATGCGACTGAGAATGAATGATTACGATAGAAGATGGAACAACAAAAGTAGACGATGGGTTTATAAGCACCGTGAAATTATGGAGTTAAAAATAGGCCGGCTATTGGAAAAAGGAGAACATGTGCACCATATTGACGGTGATTATTTAAATAATGATCCAAATAACTTAAAAATAGAAAGTCTGCCCAGCCATATGTCTAAGCATTCGCCCGTATATCAAAGAAAATTTAGACCAGTTAAACGAGGGGTTCAAACCCCCGCCGCCCCAAAATAGTAAAGACGAGGAAAGTAATGGACGAAAATAAGCCGTATAGCGAGAAAGATTGTCAAGATGCCTTGTCTAAAGGGTTTGATTTAGATGATTGGATGGATTACCAAAAATATTATAAATTAGGCGAAGAAGCATAACCAATAAAGACCGGCACCGGGTTGGCCGGGTGGATTTTAAAAAAACAATAAGAAATTAACGTTTCTGTTCTTCAAGACTGCATCCACAGCCGGTCTTTAACAAAATAAAAAAAGGAATTAATTATGGCGGTAAATGACGGTGAAAAAGAAAGATCGATCAAGGTGTTGGAAGACCTGATTCGTGATATTAAAAAAGAGTCTATGCATATTTTATACGTCGCTATGAAAAAAACTATTGAAGAAGGTCCACCAGAAGATGGGTTTAAAACATACCGCTCTACTGGGGAGCTTTCTATTACTATTCACGCCGTCAAAAAACCACTTTTGGATAAATCTGATAAAGCCGATGCTGAAAGATTTAGGTACTTTATATCCTGGATCACGTTTCAAGAGTCAGGAGGTAATTTGTATTTTATTGGGGAGGGCGTTACTGAAGAAGAAAAAGATAAAACAAGGAGAAAAATTGATGAGGCTATTCAAAGAAAGTGTGGAACAAAGGAGAAAACAAAATGATTCACGTAATGGTAGATTTAGAGACATTAGGCACAAAGCAAAATTCAGCTTTCATTTCAATCGGCGCCTGCCAGTTTGAACCGAGCACTGGGGAAATTGGAGAAACCTTCTACGCCAATATTGACTGGGACGACGCACTGAAAACCCGTCAAGTAACCGGTGGGACAATAAAATGGTGGCTCAGACAAAGCAAAGAAGCGATAGACCGTGTTTGCGCTCCAGGGAAGCCTCTGAAAGAAGTTCTTGGAACTTTCGGCCGTTGGTTCCGTAAAGACGGCGTGGAGCGCCGCCCCTGGGGTAACGGGGCGTGTTTTGATATCAGTATGCTCGAAAACGCCTATGAACAACATTTCGGGGTAACACCTTGGAACCATTGGGCTGTTCGGGATGTCCGGACGATTGTTGACGTTGTGGCTGGTATTGTCAGTAAAGACAGTGTTCCCTTTGAAGGAACTCAACATGATGCACTGGCAGATGCGATCCATCAGGCAAAATATGTGTCTGCGATGTGGCAGGCGTTGAGGGGAGGGAAATGATATGATAGAACCAGCCGAAGCGATTCTTTGGAGTGCGCTTTTCTACGTAATAGTCGTATATTGTTTGCTTTTAATTGTGAAGGTCCTGTTCATAAAGAACCCATGTTATGTCCTGCCCCCTCCACCCAGTAGAAAAGACGCTGGTGAGCTTTCAAGAAGAACGGACATGTTTTTGGAGTATTACTCAACGCATCAAAGGAAAAGTAATGAAAGCTTGTCTTGATTTTGAGACCCGGAGCAAAGTTGATCTGAAAACCGCCGGTCCATGGAAGTACGCTGCTGACCCGTCAACCGACGTGGTTTGTCTTTCGGTTAAAAAAGACGACCAACCTTCACGAGCGTGGATTCCGGAATGGGTTTCAAAAAAATTAAACGGAATGAAAGGATTCATCTCTGATCGAGAGTTATCAGAAAAAATTCAAACTGCCGAAAGTTATTCCGCTTTCAATGCTGAATTCGAGCGCGCTATCTGGCATCACATTATGCACAAGCGTTACGGCTTTCCCGATTTAGACCTCAATAAAATGCACTGCTCCGCCGCTGCTGCCGCATATATGAACCTGCCCCGGAAACTTGAAAAAGTTTGCGAGGTGCTGAATCTTCCTGTTCAAAAAGACGACGCTGGCCATCGGTTGATGTTGAAGATGTGTAAGCCTCGGAACCCGACAAAAAAAGAAAAAGCGGAAAATCCGAATTGGTCAAATATGACCTTTTGGCATGAGAAACCAGAAGACATTATTCGGCTGATCCAGTATTGCAACACTGATACAGATGCAGAATACGGAGTTTCTAAGGTGGTTATGCCTCTTTCTACTTTAGAGCGCCCTGTATGGCTATTAGATCAACGTATAAATCAGCGAGGGGTTCACATAGACCTTGATAATGTAACATCCATTGTGGGTACTCTGGCAATACATGAATCGAAATTATTAGGCAGGATGTTTAAACTAACCGACGAGATAGTAAAAAGCCCTCGGCAGACAGATAAGTTAAAAGAGTGGTTAAAAATTCAGGGTGTTTTTATTAATGATGTTCAGAAACAAACTATAGCAGAGTTGTTAGACAGAAAAGGCTTATCCGACGAGGTTAAAGAAGTTCTTCAGATTCGGCAGGCCCTCGGAAAAGCCAGCACATCAAAATTTGGGGCCATGCTGAACCGGGTTCAGGAAGATCAAAGATGCAGGGCTTTGTTCATGTATTCAGGGGCGGGAACCCACAGGTTTACGGCCAAAGCAATTCAACCTCAGAACATGGTTCGGGATTCCTATTCTGGGAAGAAACTCGAAGATGCCTATGAAGCTTTTCGACAGGGAGATATTGAATGGATAAAATGGGCGTTCGATGATCCTTTTCCTGCCGCAAGCCGATGTTTGCGTGGGTCAATTATGGCGGCTCCGGGGAAAATATTTCGCTGTGCGGACTACCATTCTATTGAGGGCCGGGGTAATGCCTGGCAGGCTGGTGATGAAGAAAAAATGGACCAGTTCAGAAGAGAGGACAATAAGACCGGCCCAAAGATCTACAATTTAGCTGCTGCATCTATATTCGGCATCGATCCTTACAAGATCACCAAAGACATGCCAGAATACCTTGTTGGTAAGGTTGAAGAGCTGGCCAGGGGTTATCAAGGGGGCATCGGCGCAGGGGCGTCCATGGCTAAAAACTACAACCTTAGTTTAGAGATCCTTCCTCCATTGGTTCTCCCCTTGGCGACTCCGGAAGAATTGAATGGGCCATATGGAGCCCGGTCTCTGGCTGAGAAATATCTGAAAAAGAATCCCGGGTCCATGAGTATGAACGCAGCCATTGCCTGCGATATCCTTAAAAGAAAATGGCGGGCAAAGAATATGCCTATTGTTCGATCCTGGAAGCAGCTTGAAAACGCAGCAAAGATGGCCGTAACAAACCCAGGGGAAACTTTCACTTTTCGGAAAACAGCTTATAAGACTTGGGTTGATCCGAATAAAAACAGATACCTTCTTTGTCAGCTCCCCAGTGGAAGAGTGCTGTTTTATTTTAACCCCCAGGTCCGTATGGTTAGAAATGATTTCTTGGATGATGATCTCGATGTCGAGGAGACGCGTCCTGGGAGTATAGTTGTCAAAGCAGTTAAATATCGTGAAGTAATTACCTGCAACGTCGTTGACTCGGTGACAAAACAGTGGCTCCGCCGCCCGCTCTATGGGGGCCTGCTATGTGAAAATAACATCCAGTCTTTTTGCCGGGATTTGTTGGTGGAAGCAATGCTCCAGGTAGAAGCGGCTGGGTATCCCGTGGTTATGCACGTCCACGATGAAATCCTGTCGGAAGTAGACAAGGGCTTTGGCAGCCTTGAAGAATTCATTAAAATAATGGAAATTGTTCCGACCTGGGCAACGAACATGCCAATTAAAGCCGCGGGTTGGGAAGGAATGAGGTTTAGGAAATGAAATATCTTAATCTTTTAAATCAAAGCTTCGAACAGGCTAAAGATACGGTATGCGATGACATTATGGGGCGGCTGGAGTATCTCGCGGGCTACATATTCAATTTTATCACTTATGAAAACATCGCGTCGTCTTTGATGGCCCAGAAAGCCCTTGAGGTAGGTAAAGCAATCTCTGATCGAAAAACGTTCGAGTATATTAGATCAGAAGAGGGGAATCTTTGGTTTCTGATAATGGTTAATATGCCGTTTTTTGAATGTAAACTTAGTTGGGGTACGTCCATACGAGGGGCGTTCTGGGACAGAAAAAAGTTTACAGTTGAGTCGTGCGGGTTGTATGACGGGTTTAACCAGATACTTGAATTAGAGGTTGATTGGGTTGAATTTGTCGAAGACATGATTTCTTTTTCGAAGGAGGAGTGGAAATGAAATTACCAGAAAGAATATACTTGGTCCAGCCATATCCAGACACGGCGGATTGTGAATGGTGTGAAGACCCAGGGCTGTTTGGGGTTAAGAAAGAAGAGGCTACATTATATGTTCGGGCTGATTTTGTTTGTGGCGTACTTAATGACTATAAGAAAGTTACTGAGCTATTAGATTCATTGGAGAGAGAATAAATGATAAACAAATATCAAAAACACGAGTTTTGTCGAGATGTGGAGTGTGAAGGGTTAAGGTCTGATTTAAATGGCGACAAGACCCAGTGCCCATATTATGCAGAATATTGTTTGAAAACTGCTAAGGAGTTTCATGATTGGTTGAAAAACAAAGGTTTTAAAATAACCAAAGAAGGAGAAGGCGAGTAATGGACTCCCTAATTTTAACCCAATCAGGAAATTATTTCGATCTTCTTCGCCCGGAAGAAAGTTGTTTTTCTATTAAGGACATTGCCCACGGGCTATCAAACCTATGTCGTTTTACAGGTCATTGCAGAGAGTTTTATTCGGTGGCGCAGCACAGTGTACTGGTTAGCAGGATATTACCCATAGAACTTAAATTTGCGGGGTTAATGCACGATGCAGCAGAAGCGTTTTTAGGTGACGTGTCTTCTCCGTTAAAACACCTTCTCCCGGAATATAAAAAGATTGAAGAGAATGTCGAGAAGGCTATTTTTGATAGATTTGGTGTTTCGTGGGACCAAGTTAAAAGTAAAGAAGTTAAAAAGGCTGATTTGATTCTTCTTGCTACAGAGAAAAGGGATTTGATGCCCATTACAGGTTATCAATGGGAAATATTAAAAGGCATCGGTCCTTTGGATTTTATGCGGATACACCCTTTGCCCCCGGAAAAAGCTTTTAATTTATTTATGGAAGAATACAATAAGCTTGACATAAGGAGGGTGTGAAATGGAAGAAATAAAAATAACTAAACGAGCATTATTTTTGAACAATGATCAAGCGGTATTGCCTAGGAAGTTGACGGCTGAGAATGGGGCAAAGGCATTACTTAGTGGAAAGTTTTTTGAGAAAAGTTATCGTCTTTGTCTGAATTGTCAATGGGATTATGATGGTGATCTATGTGAGTTTTGCAGTGGAACCGGTTTTGTGGTTGAAAAAATACCTGTATCATGGACCACAATCGAGGTCATCTATGACAAAATCGTTGAAGCTTTGGAGGTTAAACCATGAAAATAGGAGGGTTCAAAAGCAAGCCAATTTTAGGAATCAGGATGTTGAAGATCACATTTGAATCACCCATTAAAAAGCACAAGACAGGGTTAATCAGCTCGGTATCGTTTTTTGGGGTAACAATAACTTGGCTGAAATCAAAGGATGAGAAATGAAACTTATAATCATTTCAGCCCTGCTAATCTTCATCCTCACCGGTTCTATATCGTGTGGCGAGATACCCGAAGATAAGACCAAAGCTCACATTGAAAAACATGGCTCAGGGGTAGACATGACTGGAATATGGGATGATGGGAAAAGCAATATGCAATTGAAAAAGAAAAATTTTATACCGAAAGGAAGGTGAATGATGGAAAAATATTATCGGGTATGTAATCAATGCTGCCAAAAGATAGGTCTTAAAATTAACTCAGACATAGAAAGCAGATGCCATAGAAAGTATTGTGATATCTGCGGATTCAGTTCTGATAGTGATTTATCTTCCATTTCAGAGAAAGCGCTTGAAAAGCGAAGACGGATAAAACACCAATTTCAAAATGAAAGAAAGGAAGGTGAATGATGAAAACTCCAAAAGAAAAATACATGCACGATCCAGAATACCATCATCTGGTTAATACTCTGGAACAGCTTATCGAGCAAGCCAGATTTACTCCGTCTGAACTGAGAGAGGCTTGTATTCTTGCAAGCATCAATTATGAAATGAGACATGTCAGGGATCAGCATATTGACCCAAGAGTTGAAGACGCTTTCAGGATATTGGATATGTTTTTTATTAATAAGAAAGGGAGGTGAATGATGGAAAAATGCTGTAAGAAATGTAAGAATACACGATGGCATAACGAAATCCCTTGCCCTGTTATTGGGTGTTTTGATTATAAATATTTTGACCCTATAGATCAGCCATTTGTCCAGGAACACTTCTCCGGGCTTAACGTTGATGAAGCTGAGAAGCTAATTGGAAAAAAGGTTGAGTTTTCGGATCAGGGAATTCAATGGGTTACAAGCATCCTTTTAAGAATACAATCTGGAACTGCTTTTAGGTACTTAAGTGAAAATAATAGGAGCTATATTTACATCCGCACCACGCCAGAAACATTCAAGCCGGAAAAACCATCCATCTTGTCAGCCCTGGAAATGTCGTGGTTACAGTGGAAAATTATGGCTATGACGGGGGAAGGTAAAAAAGAAGTATATGAGTTTTTGGGAGGTAACCCTAAGTCTGGCCGCTTTTATTCTTGTTTTTTATGTGATTTTACAGAGCATAACGGCGGTATTTCTGGCTGTGATAGATGCCTGGATTGGGCAGGCAGCAATGGTACATGTACCGATTCAGGCTCTGTTTTCAACACTTGGAAGAAAAACCCAACCCCCGAAAACGCCCAAGCCGTGGCTGATTTTTTGCATAAAAAATATATTGAATTGTCGAAGGAGGAATAAATGACACAAAAATTTAAAATAGGCGAAACAGTCTTTTGGGCCTCACAGTCAAACGGTTCTTTAAAGGTTAAAACCGGCAAAATTGTTCACATTTTAAAACGTGACATGGGGAATTGGAAATCAAATCCATGTCATATTGCGGATAGGCTTTTCCCAAATCACAAACGGATGTTCGACGGCTTCCAGATCCCTGGAGGAGCAGAAATAGGCTGTCTTGTTGAAGTCTTGCCGGAAGGCAAGGGCAAGCCAAGGCTGTATATGCCGAGACCGAATCAATTAAGAAGTTTATGATGAAAACATTTGAACAATTAATATCTGAATGCCCTTGGTATCACAAGAGAGTGCATTATGAGTGCGCTGCGAATGATTTCGATCCTGTTTGTTACGAAGCGAACTGTGCACCATATTACTTTTACCGCATGGCGTTACAATCTGATTCGTACGGAATGCCGGGCAATGACAATCTGATTGTCAAAGACATGAACGGAACAGTAATAGAACCAGGGTAAACCGTATGTCAATTGCATTTCGGTTATTGCCCTCACTGCGTTAACGGAGAATGTGAATTGGAGGAAAAATAAAATGAATACAGCGACATGCCCGTATTGTGAAAATGAATGTGATATGGATTCTTTTGAAAACGATTGTGCCGAATTGGATTGGGAATGTGAACATTGCGGGAAGGAGTTCCAGATTGAAGTTGAGTATGATCCTTATTTCCATGCCAGTAAAATCATAATTAAAACCTGCCAGGCTTGCAATAAAAAAACCAGAGAATTCGGAGAGAAGGGAAAGAGGTATCCATTTCCAAAGACCCCATACGAAACACTTTGTGACGCATGCTATGCCAAAATGATGTTTGTTGAAATAGCCGCAAATAAAAAGGAAAAATAAATGTCATCATCAATAGAAGAAATTAAAAAGACTGGGGAATTCACCTGGGGCAAGCTGGTGGCCTGGCATGAGATAGGGCCGTATACGCTGCTTGAATATCATCCCCATAAATTTAAGGATAACCGGGCAATTCACAACGAGTATACAGACGAGGTATCATTCCACGGTTGGATAGACGGAAAGGATATCCATGAATCCTGGCCCACGTTGGAAACTGGAATAATCGGCCTGATATGTAAAAAACATAGCGGTGGTTCTGCTTTGGAATATTTCTTTTGCAGGGGCATCCAGGCACCGCTGTATGATGGGAAGGAGATAAAAGAATGAGGACGATAAAATTCAGACAGTGGGATTCTGTGTCAAGAACAATGATGTCTGGCTTCGGAGCCACATTCCCCAGCGGATGGTCAGGATTCCCGAAGGTATCGTGGGAAAGATACCCGATCATGCAATTTACCGGCCTGAAAGATAAAAACGGGAAAGATATTTATGAGGGAGATATTATCTCTCTGTCTTGTGGGTGCTGCCTTTACGAGGTTGTTTGGGATGAAAAAAAATTGTGCTGGTGGCCTGTGGATGACAGTTTTTCACAGGTTCACGGCTTAGATGGCTTCGATGTTTGGACGCATAGAATTGAGGTTGTCGGGAATGTTTATGAAAACCCTGAAATGGCTATCCGTTTTGAGGGGGTGAAAGAATGAGACCAAAACCAAAAGTAGGCCAGATACTTTATAGCCTGAACGTAGGCAATGCAGCCAGGCACACTGAACAAAAATTAACCCCTGTTGTGGTCAAAAAGGTTGGCCGTAAATATTTTAAAGCTGGTCAAGATGGCAACAATTGGTCAGACAGGGAGTATTCTATAGACAGTTGGGAAGAAAGCAGCAACTATTTTCCGACTTCTATGCTTTATGAAACCGAACAAGAATGGCTCGATGAGAAAGAAAAAGCAGAGCTATTCGTTTTGATCCGAAATAGATTCGGCTGGGGTGCTGAAAAGAAAATCACCCTTGAAAAACTTAGGGCCATTAAAAAAATATTGGAGAGAGAATGAAACAATACAAATTTTTCTGTGATGGTCATAACGCACCAGCATATAGCTGTGATACACCGGGGGACAATTCAGGGGTATATTATAAAAAAGAAGATGTGGATAAACTGTCAATAGAAATAATAAATATTCAGGTTGACAACACTGCGGAAAACCTGGTTATTGATACCGGCAAGAGGGCTTATGCCCTTGGTAGGATATTAAGTCAAATAATTAAGCTAGCATATCAATTAGGCCACCGAGATGCAAGACACACCGCTGCGGAACTGGTATTCATAAAGGAGAGAGAAAATGAAAAGGGATGAGCATGATTATTGGGATAGCTTGACTGCCGAACAAAAAGAAAAACATTTACTGGAAAAAGAGAAGGAATTAGGGCTTCCTGAAGGATGTATTAAGCTGTGTCAGCCCTATTTTGAAAGACGCCAGGGCAAAAACATCCAAGGAATAGAAAGAATAGAAAAACATAGATACTCTTTCTTCCATAAATGCTCAAGCCCTTATTATGCAGTCCCAGGAGGAGAAAATAAAGATGAATAAACATGATCCAGAATGGTTAAAACAAAGCGGTTGGTTCAAGTCATTAGAGAAAGACATTTTATTCCCTGAAAAAGCAATCCAGCTTTTAATTGAATCAGATTTTAAGGTTGAGATTTATTCATCCGATGAGGCGGAAACGCCTCAATGGGTCATCTGCCCTGAAAGAGATCCGTCTTTTTGGCTCAATGCGTTTAAAACAGAACAGGGGGCCCGGAACTTCTGCCGGGAAATGGAATGGGATATTGTGGAATGAAATGCCCCCGGCTGGACTCGAACCAGCGCGTGAAGCTTGACCATCCGATTGGACCACTGGGGTTAATACCATTCATCATGAACTGAAGGAGCTTTCCTTTCTTGTATCGTAAGCCTTTCACAAGCATACGTCAAAACTGACCGTCTTGGATTTTTGCATGATTGACAAGAGCAAACAGTATTGTTTTTTCTCAGTGATCCGATAGATGGAGTGCCCCAAATTTTCCGGCACAATCTTTTCTTAGCTATCAGATTCGCTTTTTGAAGCCTTAAATAATTCATGATTTTTAACGGCCTTGGTCGGGAATCGAACCCGGCATGGCTTGTCTGCTGAGAGTACCTCTTTCGACTGAGGACAAGCCCAGTACTCACATGACCAACTGTTTTTAAAATGCTGGTTACGTTTCCGGCGCTGATGTTTTTGGCAGAGCAGCCGATTTGTGTAGAGCCGCATCTTGAAGCCAGTTTTTACAGACAAATCAAGATGCGGCCCATTCCAACTCCTTAAGCGTTCTCAAGGCGATATCCGATCTGGATCTACTGGTGCGCTTGTGTAAACCGGCTTTGAACCCGATGACAGAGGCGAGTATGGTTTATTATCCATACCAAAGCTGTTTGATTATGTCAAGCTATTTTTGCATAAAAAATCAATGCAAATGTTTAAATCGATAAACTATCTCGCCCGTTCGGCATCGTATTTTATACAGTGGTCTGTCCGGCTGTACCAGAAATTAAGCCATGTTGCGCCCTTGACTTTAGGCGAAAGCCCTTTTTCAACAGCGAATCCGGCGCTCTGATTCGTGGTTTCATCTTTATATGATGGCACCGAACAATGAATCTGTTCATCAATAGAAAGCGTTCCTTGGGCCGATATCCGTTCCCTCGGGACCGGGACTATCCATGTGTCATGAGAATGACCCGATAGGATTATATGGGCGTCCGGATGCGTCACGGCCCGGCGATTAGTGTTTATGACGCCTTTTGTAACAGGTGAGTTACCACCCGATCCGTGAATGTAACGGATATTCACAGACTGCCTTGCTCCGTTTGCCCCCTTATATTCAAACTGGACCTTTAACCAGCCAGCATACCCGCCCAAAATAACCGGAGAGCCTTCTTTGTTTAGACGGCTCACAAGCCTTTTTAGAAGGTTTGTTTCAGAATGTTTCAGCACAGACGTTTCATGATTGCCGAGGCAAAACAGCATAAGATTATCTTTATACGGTGATATGAACTCAAACCCATAATCCACCAAGCTATCAAAATATTCCTCTTTGTCACTGACTTCCGGACGCTGGACCCGGCTTCGTCTGTTGTCGTTTCTGCCAGCCATTGAATCAAAGAAATCCCCTAAGTCAATAACAGGCCAGCCGTTGACCTTGGCGATATCCAGATGCTTTTTTTGCAAGGTAACATCTGAATAGAGGCTGTCTACATGTCTGTCGGACGTTACAAGGATTCTGAATTTCCAATTGTTCGCTTGCCTGTACTGTATTTTTAGCTTTGCAACAACTCCTGAAACAGATTCTATTTGCCACATGAAAGACCTTTTTTAAAAGTTAATAATTACAACCGACACCTAAAAAAGCTCCTACTCTAACTCCAAGATACCCGACTTTTTTTGTAATCCACCACGATGTCATACCGACATCATTTTCAAATTCTTTATCTGCCCATGCTCTTTCTTCTTTGGTTTTAGCATTGTCGCATCTCCAATCATGGCGGCAAGAAGCAATAGGGTGATTGTGCTTAGGGAAGGCCCATCTCAAAAGTAAGGGAGTAGAATTCCCATTCCAAACATAATCAAAAGGAACATAGCCATCAGAACCATCATAATTCTTGCAATATAATGGCGCTGTTAATGCCCTGAGATCATCTGTGCCAAGGACGTTGCGCATGAATATTATTGTTCCAGAATGCGCCATTATTTTCTTTGCTCCTTCACAATTGTAGCAAGTTCGTTTACCAAGGCTTCATACATGGCTCTAAGTTCTGGAACTTGCTCCGGATCATTGACTGACACTCCGGTGGCAAGTTCGTTTCCGGCTTTATCCTTGACTGTCATAAAAAATCCGTTATCGGTCTTGCCCTGGAATCCGGCAAAATCAGCCACACATCCCGTCATTAAAAACATTGCCGTGATTAAAATCAAAAATAGCTTTTTCATTTAAATCCTCTCTAATCAGTTCTTGTAAATCGTCCATCCATCCAGGCAGGCCAGTATGCTCATTCACCCACCCAACCCTGCACCAACAATTCACAATCCCGAAGTTTTTACGGTCTGCTGTGATTAAATTGCCGTTGCAGTTCGGGCAGGTGATAAACATGTTATCCGCTTATCTGGAAATGAATATGGTCTTTCATTCTCGGCAGTCCATAGTCTTTCGAAACAGCTTGAGCAATCCCTATGCTTTCCCCTGCCTTAACGCTTTTCCCAACCAGCCATTTGTGCGGTTGGAAATAAAACATCTTACCCTTAGTTACCCCCTTAGTCCATGCTATGCCAGAAAGAGGGGAACCGGCTTTAGGGATAGCTTCTCGTTCTATTATAAGATCGAATGGAGCAACGATCATTTGATTCTCGTCGCACAGATAGTCAATGCCGTTATGGAGCCGGTTACCTCTGGGTGCACCGTATTCCCCTGAGCCTTCTTCATCATTCCTAATGCCCTTACCTGTCGGTGATATCATAATCCCCCTTATCGTTTATTTAAACGGAGCCCAACCTTTAAAGAATGCAATAACCATACCCACAGATATACTTATGGCTGAAAAAATAGCGATAACCGAATCTATCGTTTTGCGTTTCAATAAAAATTTTGTGTCTTTTTCAATAGCTTTAAACCGTTCATTGCAGTTGATTGGGTGTTTATCAAGCTGCTCGATGATCCTTAAATTCATGACAAACAACATCCCAAGTTTTGTTTTAACCGGGGCATCATCAAAGACTTCTTTCGAATATTCGTTTATCGGCATTCGTAATTCCTTTTTATCTTATTATACAATACTACTATTCAAAATTTAAAAGTCCCGCATTTAGCCTTTCTACTCAGGGGGGGGCTCCTTTTTATAATCAGCTCACAACATCCGTTTGCCCAACCAATTTATCAATTGTAAAAACACATTCTGCCGTGAGAGGTAAATCTGTTCCTGCGGACGAATCGTAAGCGGCTTGAAAAGAGATAACCCTATTTCCTGAGTCCCTGGAACCAAAAATAGCCAAGTCATCCCCACTGATAACCCAAGAAAGGCCTGTCAAAGCAGAAAGGGCAAATGTTCTGTCATTGACGACTGTCCCGTCAGTTTTCATAAGCTGCCATTGAGGATTAGTGAGTTGCCCAAAAGTCAAGGCAACTCCATCTTCATCCACAGGGACAATTGTCACAACAGCCGTGCCTTTTTCAGAAGGTCTTATACTGATAAAATCAGTCATGGATTACTCCTTTTGTTATCCTGGGATGGATATGCGCTTTAAATTCTTGTAAAAGAGATTCATACTTTTTTATCAACACCCCTGATTTAAAATCATAGTCCTCAAGATAACAGTTTTTACCATCTGTCCATCCCGCAGTCCAGATACGGATGGCTTCGTACCTGTCAAATTTGCCGTATTTATATATAGGGTGCTGTCCACCCCACCGGAAAACCATAAAAAATTGAAAAGCGGGATTCTGGCAGGTAATGGAATGGGTGAATTGTTTCAGGTGGGTATCCACCCGGATAACTTTTTCCCACTCCACTTGTCGCCAATTCACTTTCCGGCTATCAGCGGTTTCCCCGGTGACCAGGTGGTACTCTTGCCACCTATCCCGATATTGTGAATCTAAGTGCATCATGAATAGCTGTACTTGAATGAAAATTGCAGTTCGTAGCCAGCATCAGTGCCTTTGTATGTACCGGTTGTTTCACTGGCAGCAATTGCGGCGTACATGGCCCACATAACCACATCATCTGATGTTGTAGAAAGTACCATATCGGCCCCTTCATCTGTCGGCCATACGTTCTGTGCCGGTTCTGTTTCGGGCATAGTTGCCCAGGTGTAGCTACCCACGACTGCGTTAGCGACATAATTTTGGGTGTTACTGGGCGATGCCTGATCCCCTCCGGATAAGGGTTGCATTTTAATTACCGACCCGGCCTGATCAAAACCGTTGCTGGACAACCAAAGTTTAAATGTCTCCACCTTGGTATTGCCTCCGTCAGCGGTCACGTCCCATAGGATCGTTTGAACACCTGAATTTGCGGCACCACCTGAAATATCGACGGTGCCAAAGTCAGCCTCATTGCCACTTCCCGTAGAGACAACCGCTTCACTTGCAATAGCTGCAAGTCTTTCCGCGGCAGTATCTAAAGCCGTTGTCGCGGTAGCCAACGGAATTTTCCTGAATCTTGTAGTCGGTTCTGCCATGTTTTTTCTCCTTAAACAACACTAAATGTTATGCCTGGTGTTTTTAAATCAAAAGTGATACCGGGCGTTTTTAAATCAAATGTTATCGTTACCTTGCCGTGAGCAAGAGCAGTTAAAATAATTTTACCGTCAAAAATGTTTATTGCGCTATCTGAAGCTATTACAAGTTTCCCATCCAGAATAGTTGTCCCATCGTCTCCTATAATTATCTTGCCATCCAGCAGCCCAATAGATGCAGTTTTGACAGACAGATTACCATCAAATAAATTAACAACATTCGTTTTTATCGCAATTTTACCGTCAAGCAAGTCAGAAGCGATATCTTTGACTGTCACTTTGCCATCTAAATTTAAAGCGCTGTTTTTGAATATTATCAACTTACCATCGAGAGATAAGGTGGAATAGTCCTGGATTGAAATCAGACCATCCAGATAATCCGTTGTAATAGACTTGATTGATATTTTACCGTCCAATAAGTCATAAACCGTGCCCCCGGATTCCAGCAGCATTTTACCGTCAAGACTGTTAGTGACGTTGGACGGGACAGTGATCTTACCGTTCAACAGGTCGGAAGCAGTGTTTTTAATTTGGGCTTTGCCATCCAAATAGTTTAGCGCAATATTCTGTACAGTGACCGTACCGTCGAACAAATTCATTCCGGCGGATTTCAGAACAAGCTCACCATCCAATATGGTGATTCTGTCATCATTGATATTTACGCTACCATCCAGAGTATCCTGTCCAACATTGCTTACAGCCACCAAACCATCCAATAAAACGGCCGCCGAATCCCGTATAGCCAGGGACCCGTCCACCAAGGCGGTTGCGGTATCCTTCACCGTCAATTCACCATCAAGCAGATTTGTTACCGACGTTTGTTCTAAAATTTGAACCTGACCATCTAATAAGTTCAAAGCATCGTCTTTAATTTTTAATAAGCCGTCTAACAAAATGCTTGATGCGGATATAATTTTTATTTTTCCATCGAATATAGGCGATAAAGTTGAACCGCCACTCATATACTCATCTGCCCCAACATCCCACGCTGATCTGATATCTCCATCAATATCTGTAGTAAATGTTCCTGATAAATCAACTCCATAAACGCCGAAAAGGGCATATCCGGTATTTTTCAGATGAAAATCACCATTCGCATAATCAACAAAATAAGTGCTATAGTTGGTTTTAGATGTTGCAACGGTTGTCCCTGGAGCGGTAGCATCCGATGATACATTGTTATCAGTTCCGGAGACAAATGTACCTGCAAAGCAAGCAGTATCAGAATCTGAAACAATGACATTTTTAGCCGTTACCCTGGATTTATTTGAATTAATACCAGTATCGCAACTACAAACCGTACAATTGTATAGGTTTAAATACGCCCCAGTAGACGATCCGTCTGAATAGCCATATCCATTGCTAACACCATTACCAATAAAAATATTATTATAAGCGTTTACTGTTATACCTGAGTTGCTTGCAGACAATAAAATTGTGCTTGCGGAATTATTGGCTCTAATGATGTTATTTTGTATAGCACATGATTGCGATACGGACAAAGCTATCCCACCAAGACCCCTTGAATGATCTATGATAAGGCCGTCACAAACAATACCCGCATTACCAAAAAACACGCCTGGTGATGCAGAAGATGCAGCTAATATATAGACGTAATTCCCATCTTCCAACCTTGTATCTGCATATTTCCCCTCGTGCCTGTATGATTCGTTAACTATTATCTGTGGAATGACTCCAGCCTTCCATCCAGTAATTGATAGGACGGTAGCATCTTTGGCAGATGTAGTTCTCAGACAATCCGCTATAACAATGTCGCCTGAGTTGTACCCATCGGATGCAATGTCTTGTGCTGCTTCCCACGCTGATAATGAGGTGTAATCGCCACTACCACCAGGATCAACTATGAAAGAATATATAGTCACTATTCAACGATTTCCTCGGTTACCGTGATACTTAGCTTCTTAGCCCTATTTTCCGGTATGTACGAATAGTTGTTGCCGAGTTGTCCGATCATGGCAAGTTTCACCTCTTTACTGATAGCGGAACTTTGGAAAGCAGTCTTTTGCTCTTCTGTAAGCCCGGCTGTGGTCCACATATACTTCGGTTCTTTCTCTAGTTTTTTCCAAGGCTCATTTGGTGAATTACGCCACATCTTGATGGATGTGTCTTCTGTTTTAACTTCTTGCAGCTCAGGAAATTTTAAACTTGAAATAAGTTCATCACGGGTTATGTTTGGCACATAGCCAATTACAAACATGATATGTTCAGTTGGCGTAAATACATGAGAATCATCGAAAATACCCACGATATCACCAATCTGATTCACACCGTCTTTAAATGTTTCCGCCGATATTAAAAGTAGTTGTGCCATTTACACTTTATCCCCAATTAAGTTTATTTTAAGTTCCCGCATTTCTTTAAAATACCCATTCTATAATTTCCGCAATGGACTCCAATTCTTCTTTAGCCTACGCCCATAATAATTTTAATCATTTCCAACTGTTCCTGGAGTTCCTCTGTTGTCAATTTCTTGCCTTGCGCTTCAACACTTATTTTTTTCAAAGATTCTTTGGCTTCTGCCACTTTGAGTTCTTTGTTTATTAATTCTTTTTTAACATTTTGGACATCTTCCAATCTTTTTATTTCAGCAGAATCCTGCGGAACAAGGCCCCACTGTTGCGTCCACACCCCTTCAACTTCTACAGGGGCAATTTCCTGTAAAACATAATAAACGGGATCATATTCAGGGGGCCGTGTTAAAAGGACGCGTTTGTACCCGTCCGGAGGGGAGAATGGCTGCCTAAAAGCTTTTCTTGGGAATTCTCTTTTAACGTCTTTTTCTGATAACGGATATTTTTTATCTGAAATTCTTATAAACATTTTGTACTCCTTAATGAATAACCATATATACATAAGTTGATCCGTTTGCGTTCACATCGGTGTCAGTACTGGTGAGTTGAAATCCGTTGGAATTCACTTTTAATAAATCCTCAGACGATTCGGCCGCACTTGAATTAAGACGGGTAACAGCGTCATTCCCAGTCTCTGAAATGCCTCTTTCTGAATCCACTACCACCCAATCTCCAGTTCCACCAATTGACCTTTTAATCATGATATATTTAGGTTCCATACCTGTTGTAACGATTGGCCCTGTTATGGAACCATTCCCGGGATAACTCCCACAGACTATTTTACCTAAAGTGGAAGCATCGTGAGCGAAAGCCATTACATCCACGACAGTGGGGGATGCTATATCGGCAGCATGTAGTGTTACGTCGGTTCCTGAAACAGTAATTGCGCCGAGCGTGGCCTCCTCTGCATTTGTGTTAAGCTTTAAAAGTTTTCCACTGGTTAGAGACCTATGCCAAACAAAAAATGAGTTGCCAGTTACATCAAAACAAACGACCATACCGATTGTCTCTAAGTCTGCGAAAGCTATAGTGTTGTCGGAAGTCACAGGAACAGAAGGGCTATAATCAAAGAATTTAGGAGATTCTCGGAATGTATGCACAACATAAGTCCCGCCCGATTCATTTATATTAACATCTGTTGTTGTGATATCTATCCCGATTTCAGTCCAGTCCCCAATATCGAATGCAGTTCCTACAACAGAACCATCCCCACCAGAAGAACAAGTTAAATACGCATAACCACCTGCCACTGCTCCATTATAAAAAATGGGGTAAGAAGACGCATTCCGTCGCTTGAAAAATTGAACCCCTGTCTCATTTAACAGATCTACATCATTAACTATACTGACAGGCGGGGTTGCCCCAGTATAAATATCAGTACTGAATACACCTTTTAACAAGGCTTTGCTACGGTTCATAAAAAGTCTTTTTCTTATCGTCATCTTGCAACAATCCCATATTTAGTGGTTCCACCATCTATAGTCCAAATCAACACAAGATCGATCCCACTTGCATGTAATGGAGTTTCATTTTCCGAAAACACTGTAGTTAAATCCCCATTTGGTAAAATCCAATTTGTTGTTGGAAGATCCGGCTCATATCCCCCAGCGTCGATTAACCAAAGCAGAACCTCACCATATTCACCGGATGGGGGCCAATTGACGATTGATAAGTCAAAATATCCAGTGGCGGTGAGTATCCCAATATTCCCGTCCTCGATATCCATCTCAATGGCAGCAGAAAATGTCAGTACTTGGGTTTTTTCAGATGTGTTTTTAAAAACGGTATTTGATTGAGTATACCCGTTCGCATCTACATCTTGATTCCATTTGTTTGTAAATGGGATCTCCGCATAATCCGTATTTGCTACGGCTGGTTCAGACACTGTGACATCCGACAAAGCAACCGCCACAGACCACCACCCGGATGTTCCGGTTACTGCGTGATAATAAGTCCAGCCAACAGAAGCAGCCCCGGTAGCCGCAGACCAGTAACCTTTGAAATTAGCTGCGCCTTGAGCGATTAAAGCCACAGTCGCTGCGTTTTCGATATCTGGGATCAAGGCGTTTATGCCGGATATACTGGCATTCATGTTTGCGGCAAGCGTTGCCTCATATGTCAATTGCTGTGCCGTATACGTACTAAAATTGGTTTTTTGTCCTCTGATTGGAACCCCCCCGGTATAAACCGGAACAGGTAATATTGGTGTAGTCATTTAAATAAACCCCTCAAATGTTATGGAACATTCACTAACTGCCGGACCCGGAACCACTATGGAAAAATCCGTGAAAAACCCGTAACCGTTCATAGACGTTATCCCGTAATCAACATCATCCCCGATAAAAGCAACCCCTACCGCATCCATTTCCGACAATATAGAATCCACCTCATCAACAAATTCATTTTCGATAATGATATCCAGTTCAACTTCTCTGGCGCTTGGTCGTTTAGTAAACTCAACCCTACCGTACTCATCTCGATCAGTTTTGGAAAAAGATAAGCGCCCTATTTTTGGCCCCCACACAGTTTTCCCCAAAGACATCAACTTTCCTACCACAACCGCGCCAGCTTTGACGGTCTCACCGGAATAAGAAATTGTGATAGTCGTAACCGCATCCGGGTATGGCGGCAAATCAAGATCCACAATTGTTTTGATGTATCGAACCGGTTTAAAATAGTAATCGTAATAATCATCAACTTCCATGTCAATCGCAGAATGTACTTTACGATAAACCTCACCCTCAACGGGATCAGTCATAACGATAGTCACCGTTTCGGCCTCAATATTAAAAATAGCACAGGCGTCTATTATCTCTCCGGGCGTAATTTCCACCACGATTTCATCTGTTGTAACCGTCTGAGAGTTAACAAACTCGTCAGACAGCATTTTCCACGGGTTAGTAGCTCCTAAATAAATCCATTTCGGGGTGGCAGATACCCGATCATCCGTTGTATTTGGATCATTCCCGATATTACTCCCAGCCACACTTTCCCATTCTTCGTGCTGAGCAGCGATCATCACGGTATCCCCCGCGGCATATGTTGTACCCACCGCCCATTCCGGATTATCTGTTTCCGGGACATCCGTAGTTGTGTTTACATCTGTTAAAAGGACAGGGATAATGGCTTTCATGCAATCACCCTCACTTTCATAGCGTCAACATCGTTAAACCGCTTCAGCAATTTTGTAGTTTCCAAAGTATTTTTAACCGTTTGATAATTCAAAGTCTCCAGACGCTCTGTCTGTTTTTCAATAGCTTTGACAACGGCATCATTGTCAGGAAGTTTTTTGTTTGGGATAATCCATTCATCCCCGTGGAAAGTGGCATCCGGCATTTTATACCCAGAATCAGGTCCAGAGATAAACCCCCCGTCCCGGAACTGCCTGCCCTCGTTCAATCCGTACATCAGGTAATGTTCCAGCCCACTGGCAAATTGCCCGGATTGTACTGCCTGGGCTACGTCTAAATTGTTGGCAAGGTATGTGTCCTCTTTCGTCAAAGAGGCGTATCCAGTGGCTCCACGGCCTTCATATTTGCCATACAAGTCATAGTGTTCTTGGCCGCTGGTAAACTGCCCGGCAGCCACAGCCGCGGCTACGTCAGGATTCGCAGCCAGATAAGCAGCTTCCGGGTCTGCCGTTGTTTGTGCTGTAATCAATGCGGCTTGGGCAGCAAAGAAGGCTTGCATTAACTGCTCGATGGTTTGGGAGCTGTCCAACAAACTTTTCAAAGTCGCAATTTCTTCCTGCATCCAGGAATTATCCAGTTCCATTTGTGCTGATTCGTATGCAGCACGGGCAGCGGCAATATCCGTCACGTTGGAAGAAACCCCATTGACTTCGTCCATCAAGCCTTCCAAGTATTCGGTCTGTTTTTCAGCTTCAGATAATTGATCAACGGCGGAGTCCTCAACCCCAGTCAACAAAACGGAAGTCTTTGCCAAGTCACGGGCATAATCAATCCAAGAAACTGAAGTGGACTTGGCAGTGTCCAGATACTTTTCCGAAACCGACAATAGGCTGTCTATGGATTCTGTATCCCCTGACATGGCTGAACTTGCCAGAGACGACATTTGAGATGCATAAATGCTTTTACCGGTAACGCCGATTGTCCCGGCAGTTGACCACATTTCAGACTTGAAATCTTGCAAACTTTTGATGGCCGGAGTAAGCGCCGACACGATATCTTGCTGTGCGCTCAGTTCATCGTCTAAAAGACTCAGATAATTTTCTTTGGCCGTGGCCGCCTTATCCTCCAGGATGGATAATTCGCTTTCAAGGGCAGATAAATATTCCTGGCCGGCGGAATTCCTGGAAGAAGTAAGAGAATCAATATCTATCCCGGCATTATCAAAAAAGTCATCCCATTTTTCGGACAAAGCGTCCACTTCCGAAATAATGCTGGATATATCAAGTTGGTCTATGATGTAAGGCAAATAATCAAACATCTTTTCAACATCACCGCCCACGGCATCAAAAACTTCCCCCAGCTTAATATTAAAAGGAGTGATATATTTTTCAATGACTTCGTTTGTCAACGAAACAGCCAAAGAGGAGGATACTGACTGTTTCATGATATCAGAAATCAAGCTCCCGGTATCTCCGCCCATTATTGCCTGTTGCAAGGCCGAGCTTACGTTTGTGGCAGTTAGCCCACTGACCTGCATACCCAAGGCCGTGGTGCGATTTTTCTCAGCTTCCGTGACCTCTTCCAGCGTAGCCAAAGAATCATTAAGGGCGTCAATCCACGTCTCAAACTGATCAATGATTTGAACCAGGGGATCTGTAATTTTTATCAATGGGTCCATCATGGCATCCATTTCCGTAAAAACACCCATGATCGATTCCAAATTCAAAAAAGCCTGCAAAGAATCATCCCCCAAAGCTGCCATCTGCCCGGAAAACTTTTCAAGGAAATCAGTAGTCCCTTCAACAACCGTATTAAAATCTATAAACGCCTGAAAAAGGTCCTCATCATCCCCTTTTATAGATTCAAAAAAATCAACCCCGAAAGATTCGAACCCGGCACCCATCGTTACCGTTTTTAAACCGTCTAAAATACCTTCAAAAACATTGTTGCTAACCGCTTCCAGGATTGCGTCGGTATCCATGCCTTCAGTGTACACCCAACCCCTATTTTTGGCCCCTGCATCGTATTTTTCCAGGGTTTCGGCGAATGCCCCGGAAAGTGCTTCATCTACCGCAGCAAACCGAGTATCAAAAAACTCCAAAAGGGTGGCAGAAGATTCACCCCCCATGTCCTGAGCAAAGAGTTTGTAATTGTATTTGGTTGAGTTCAGGCTCCCTGTCGATGGAGATTCTTCCTCCCAAGACCCACCTTGTATTCCTATTGCCGGGGTCGGATCATCTTCAAAGAGAGAAGTAATCAACGGGATAGCTATGGCTGCAATAGCCGCATAAGGAGCGATGGCAGAAAGCGTAGAAGCTATACCCGCTGTTCCGGCAGCTTCAGCTCCGGCCGCGACCATATATTCAGCTCCACCATAATAAGCAGCACTCGTACCCGCCATTGAAGCGCCTGTCCCGTACCAATTGGAATTACCGAATATGCTGGAGCCTACTTTTCCCCCAAGGCCAGTTGTTAGAAATTGGGAAGTTCCTCCGTTGAAAGCATTATATATGGAATTGGCCCCTGAAGCCGTACTGAGAATATTAGAACTGGCCCCGGACATGTTTGAAAAGGATGTCCCATTCCAAGTTGCGCCCAAAGCGGAACCAATTTGTAAACCAATAGGAATAACGAATTTCTGAGCAATTATTGAAGCGGCGATCTCATAAAGCATGTCCTTGAAGATGCTGACAATCTTATCAGCCATATTTTCATGGGATTCAATAATATCCTTAATATTATCTTTTATGGTGTCAGAAAAATCAGTGTAAGCTTCAAGAGATTTTTCCTGAGATTTTTTATACTCCTTGGCCCATCTCTCCCGGAACTTTGCAAGATCTTCTTCAGCCTTCTTACGATCTTCAACGGCTTTCAATTCTTTCTCTGCCAGGTAAGCAATCTGAGCCTCCTGGGTTAAGAAGGAATCGTCCCAGGCCATACCAAGTGCCATATTGGAATATCTGTTTTTGAAGCCCTCTTCTTGGTCAGCGAGCAGCTTCATTAATCGGGCAGTTTCTTCTATACCTTCATTTGTTGCTCCGATTACTTTTACTTTTTCTTTACGCCAATTATCTACTTCCAGATATTTTAATTGCTTTTCTGCGTCAGCATAACCTCCGGTGCTTATTTGTAATTGTGCTAACAATTTTGCGACAGACTCATTTGCACTTATTTGTTTTTTGGTCAGAGCGATACTTTCTTTGACTGCCGAGGCAACAACCCCAGATATTGTGCCAGCATATTCCGAATACCCATCGGTACTCTCGGAAATAGTTTTATTCACCCCGTTTAAACTAATATCAAAATCCAGAACACGCTGCCGCATTTGGTTCGTGCTGGAAGTTAAAAATTCGGCTAAAGACATTTGCCCACCAGCAACCATGCCAGCAGCTTTAGAATTAACCATAACACTATCTAACGCAGTGTTCACCAAGGACAATGCTGCTGCCGCAACTTGCCCAGCAGCAGCCACTCCACGCAACGTTACCGCAATAGATTGGATTAATTCTGGTAAATGCTGTTTAATTAATTCAGAATTATTATCAACCCAATTCGCAAATTCTTGAGAAACTCGCTGTAACTCTGCTTGAATTTCCGGCTGAACAATTGCTGTATTCAAATCCTTCATTAAATTGGTTACTGCTTTTACGGCATCGGCGGTTGCTGGATTAAATGCCTCTCCCATTTCGATCTTAAAATCATTGATATACCTGGGTAAAGAAGTGATTTGTTTTCCAGCGGTTTCCATCGCAGCTTCATACGTGCCAATTTTTTTAACACCTTCTTCCATAACCGCATTGGTACGCGCTTGCATTTTCTCTTGTTCAGTTAATGCATTTGAGGTTTTACCAAGTTCCTTCGCCAATTTAGCGTAAGAAGCTTCAAAAGAAACATTGATACCAATAGACCTCAATACGTCAGTTTGAGCTGTCTGGATACCATGAATCATCCTTTCAAGTGCTTCCGATGAATTTATATTTCCAATAATAGCCGCATCCTGCGCAATACGAGCAAGCTGCTGCGATTTCGACAAGTCGATTTGGGCTTGTGCCATACGGATTGTAACCTGTCTGGCAATATCCATCTGGATACCAGCGTCTTTTACTCCAGCAGCGTATTTATTCATTTCCTGGGAGGAGTACCCCATATTTTTACCAACCTGGGTTAATACCACTCCAAGGGTCTCGTACCTGGCGCCAGCCATTGCAACATCTTGTAGAAATGTCTTTAACTGCAAGCCGGCAAAAGCAGTACCAATCAACCCTACTGATTTTACAATAAAGGCAGATGAACTCCCCCAACCCCTATTCACTTTAGACAAGGCATCATCTGTCTTCCTGGAGTACTTTTCCAGTTCAGAATTTGCCTGAGCCACAGCGGATTTCAGGTCTGTTATGTCTGCACCGATTGTTGCAAGTAAGCTGCCGATATCCATTATTTGTCCTTATTTACCTGTATCCCCATTTGTTTTAAGCCGTCTGGGTTTTCTTACTGACGCTGCTGGTTGAACTTGGGAAAGCCGTTTGGGGGGCTTTGTCCTTGTTGCAAACTCTTCCAAGGCATAATTGTACCATTTTCCGTCAGTGCCTTGAACTTTTTTAACTTCAACTTCATCTTTCTTTGCCCAAGCCTTTGCTTTTTCATCCCCTGATTTCAACAAAATGTTTTTAAAAGAGGATAACAAACCTGAAGCAACTTCTTTCTTTGCTGCTTTACTGGAAGTTGTCTTGGCTTTCTTTTTCCAGGGCATGAAATCCTCAATACTGAATTCAGCCCCATCTTTTCTTTTAACTGTTGCGGATGCAAATAATTGGGCAACATATGCGATCTGAAGCAGAATAACATCCTCAAAAGACGGATTGTCTTTCGCAAATATTTCCCATTCGAGTGCTTGTTTTGCTGTCATGCTGCCCATAAATGCATCCATATTATATTGTCCCGCCCTACGTGCTTCTGTTAACCAGAAACGACGCTCTGGGCGTTTAAGTTTTTTTCAATGGCGTCCTCGTCTTCTTTTGTTACGCCAGAAGCCGCTCTCAGTGCCTCCTGAAGCCGGTTGATGACTGCGGCTGACTTATCCCCTAAAGCGTCGATATCCGATTCTTTGAAGATAAGAACCTTTCCTTCCGGGTCTGCGCAAAGCATTTTAACCAGTAAAGAAGCGGAAAGGTTTTTCACAGTCACTTTACCAGGGGTTCCGTCTGCTGATTCCTGTGCATCTTTATTCAAGAAAAAATAGGACGCTTGCCAGTCGTCACGTTCTTTTGCGGTCATTGAACGCACATACACAGTAACCCCGCCCCATTCCGGAACAACCTGGGGGATCACAGGCAAATCATTCGCCTGTAAAATGATGTTTCTGAGTTCTTCTGCTGTTAGAAAGGTTGCTGCTGTAGGAGCCTGATTGGTTCCGTTGATTTCAGTCATTTTGTTTTCTCCTGTTCAATTTGTTAAATTTGTTTAATTTGGTGAACCTTTGATTAGGTTTTCTTTTTATCTTTTAATTACATTTCATACGTCTGACAATTGGTAATACCGGTTATGCGTGTGTCACTGTGCCCGATCCGGAATTAACTGTCACCGGGCCTGAAATCTTAACCGTTACATTGATACTCATGGGGCCTTCAGGGATTGTCAACGGGAGATCCGTCACAAACCCAGAGAACTCCAATGTTGTATGGTCATCATCGGGGAGGATAATCTCAAAGTCAACCAAATCATCCGAATTGAAATTAGCCAGGGCGGCATCAAAGTCAGCCCTGTTAAACCACATCGTAAACTGGAGGGTGCCTGGGTCTTTCAATCCAACAATAAATTCCCGAAATCCACCTGTACTTGCCAAACTTGTGACATCATGCGTTGCTTTGGTCATTGACGGGCCAGTAATGTTTGTCACTTCCCCAAAACTTACCCAAGCTGCTCCACTGTAATACCTTACAAGAGCACCAACGCCACTTTTTGCTTCTGAAGCCATTATATTCTCCTTACATTATATAGTGCTTGTGCACAGTTGTGTTAATTCCCAGACCGCCAAATACTGAAATTCAGTGTCCAAGAATGCCTATTTTTTTCATCTTGCCCAATATATAAAATATCGGAGCGAGTTTCAATCTGGATGTATCTTGTCCCATTCCAGATTTCCCCATTTCTTGCTTGATGCAAATAGTATTTAATGTCCCGAATTAAACGGTACCCAGTTAAATAATCAATATTTCTGACACGGACTTGTACATTTGGCCGTTCTAATGCATACTGTAACTGAGGTAATCCTCCAGTATCATACAAACATACAGCATTATGCGGCATATCAGGCAAAGAGGACAAAAATAAATTGGTACCAAAAGTCAACACCAGTCCAGAATTTGAATTATCCAACATGTCTTTCAAATCTAAACTGGGTGGATTTACTTGACTCATACTTTTGCCTCTTTCTGTATCATTTCCAATATAGATTTTGCATTCCTGTCTAAAGCACTTTCCAAAAACTTTGCCCCGGAACCGGGCCTCTGAAAAGTAACATTTACTGCTTCATGCACTTTCACAGCATAATTAGCGGAGAAACCTAAAGCTACGTAAGGGCCAGGGACTGCTTGTTTTGGTACTCCTGGATTCGAACCATCCCGCGTATCACCATTACTGGTAACCAAAAAATAACTGGAGCGCAAGTTCCCAGTGTCTACTGGTATTTTAGGCTTCGTTTGTTCCATATCCCTACGGACAATTATTGCTGCCCGGATTAACCCTTTTAGAGTTTTACCTGGGATAGCGTCTGTGGCTTTTTTTAATTTGCCCAAAACGTCATCCAATCCCTTTAAGTATTTTGCTGGATACATTTTATAAAAACACCTTCGAAACAAACGTCCCGCCCTGCAAATCGTATGATTTATTCCTGCCCCTGACTGGCAAAGCACCTGTAACAAGCATTGGGTCTGCCTTTTGTCCAGCAGATAAAGAAGCTAAACTCCCAAGCCATAAATAATCATCAAAATCAATAGAAGTTTCTGCGTAAACTACATGTGCACTGACTTCTTCTTTCCCGGTTTGGCTGATAAACAATTTTGAGCTTTCTTGCCAACGGACATCTAATAAAACAGCAGTGTTGTACGTAATCTTTCCGTATCCATCAGTGGTATTTTTAGACCACAAAACTGCTGCTTGATTTAATGCCCCGCTTAACATCTAAAGGACCTCACTGTCATCAAATGATGGTATAGCTTCAATCTTTGCTGTACTTTTCCCGGTATCCACCAAAATACCGGTATAATCTAACTGAGCTACAATCACACCATACGTCGTTGCTTTTAAACCCTCACCAAGCTTCGCGTAACTTTCAGATGCGTCACCAACGGATTTATTTTGTACCTGTCTTTTAACCGTGGTATAAAGGAGGTGGGCAGTTAAAAACTGCTCGATCTGCTCCAGTAAAGTGTCATCCATACCAGAGGTTGCAACGGTATTGTCAACCATAGTGGAGGCAAGCACGATAAAAGCATCAATCACAATTGAGGAAATTGTATCCGGGATAATTGCCTGAACCTCTACATGATTTGTTCTGCTCATTTGTTCCTCCTGGCACGCCAAAGCCGTGGCTCAATAAATTCCATAACTGCTTGGCCATTCCACTGCAATCCTGCCCATTCAATGGCATCTTTCAATTCAGAATAATCTGCTTTGACCATCTTTTCGGGCCAAATTACTTTGGTATTGATCCCTTGATTGATAATCTCATTAAATTTATTTTCGTGAAATTCTACCCAGTAATTCCATCCTTCTTCCGGTTGTTTAAACCCCATTCTGCGCAGAATATGTGGCTGGTTAAAACTCCGCATAAAAGCAGTTTGCATGCATGAGAATATGATATCCTCTTTTCTCCTGCGAACGATGATCCATTTGCTTTCAGGAAAGGCAAAAGCCCAAACAGGCCATAACAAAGACATCTTTGCACATTTGTACATCCAAATGGTTTCCGGGGTCCATCCTTGTTTTGTAATATTGGCCAAAACCCTCTGCCGTAAATCAAACGGGATCTTCACTTTATTTGTAGGAGGCAATGGAAATTGGCCCAGAGGATCATATCCTAAATCCCTAAACAAAGGCTTTACAATCTCTTGCCGCAAAGGAAGGTTCTCAAACATCCCCTTCTCATTGTATGCAGACGGGCCTCCGGTATCACCTTTCCAAGCGCCACACAGGTGGAAACAAGCAGCAACCATAGAAGTTCCAGAACGAGCCGCACCAGTGATTAAGATTGGTTTACTGGAATAGTCTTTTAGCATACTAAATTCCTCAAATTCTTCATTTGATATAAAGATAAAGGGTTTTCGTCCTCACCCGGTTCCTCATATTCTGTACCAGGCCACAATGTTCCACCCGGGATATGAATTAATGCTGCCCCAGGGACTTTTTCAAGCATCATTTGCCGCCATGATTTTTTCGGCATTATTGCTGCTATGATAACATTATTACCTTGCTCCCGGATAAGTGCTGCAAGACTTGCCATCCTGAATAAATGCTGTTCTCGATCTTGGTCAGAAAATCCTGTGGGATAAATTGCCCGGATAGCGTCACTGTCTAACAGCACAGCATCAATATTTTTTGCCAAAGAAGTTGCCAATGTAGTTTTACCCGCACCAGCTTTCCCTGTTATTAAAATAACTTGATTCATGCGACTGTCCTCACATTGGTGAATTCTTTACGCTCTTTGGCAAACAAATCGCTGTTTCTTTTTAGCATTATAAAGTCCTTGCGATCTTGGTAGATAAAAAGGGCAATTCCTTATCCATTACTTGATCTAAACGTTCTTTGGAGTAAATAATCTTATTTCGAGTAAATAACTGTGAAAAATTATTGGGCCGGGGCTTCTCGTGCCATTGATGCGTAACTTGAAGATCATCCCGAAATACAAAAGGGATATTTGAGTAAAAAACCCTATCTCGGAATGAGTCATCATCATACCCATAGCCAATGGTGTATTCCTCGTTAAAACCCTTTACCAAATTAAAGTTCTCCCGGGATAAAGCAGTGCAAAAATTCAAAGCCCGGTTTCCGTGGATACTATGTTGATACCATCGTCTAAAAGAGCCATCAGGATTGGTTGCTTTGCAAGAACAGATCACATACGCTCCCATGTTCTTTTGAAATTCTGCATCCAGCCCTTTTAAAATATCCACATCGTGCTGACATTCAGGGCTGCTTAGAATAAGAAAGTCTCCTCTCGCTTCTTTGGCTCCATCATTATAAGCGGTTGCCGGATCATACGCAATCTTTGCACTACAAGGTATAAGTCGTATTTTAAAGAAAGCATGAAAAGCATCAACCAAGTTCAATAATTCCCTGGTCATCACCAGGGTTTGTTTTTGATCCAGAATAAATAAGATTTCTACATCTTCCCTGGTCCCATAAAAAGTAACCAAAGAAACTAAAGTGGCCCTGGTTTGGGGAATCCTATCCAAATAAGGAAATAAAAAAGTATATTTTATGCTTTGCATTTTCTTTTATACGCCTTAAAAATAGGAAGATTCCTTTTTTCATCCAACTGAGGGGTATGCCATAAATGGATAACGGAATAAGATAAATTGCGTTTTATTTTACATTTATGTATTTTCAGCTTAATATCAAAAACGGTGTCCTCATGACCATAACCGATACATTGTTCCGGAAATCCACCCACCTGAATAAAAACATCCTTTTTAATGCAAAAACATCCACCAGAAATTACTGAAGAATCTTGGATTTTGATAGGGTTTTTGACAATTACATCAAATCCCGCGAGGATTACCGCGCTGGGTATATTTCCTACATAGACAACCTTCCCATAGGGATCAACCACATCATTTTCCTGGATATCTTTGATGGTGGTTAAGTAAACATCTTCTGATACCACCAGGTCAATATCATGGAAAAACAGAATGGCATACTTAGCGTTCAGGGCACCCAAATTATACAAAAAGGATTTGTAAAATAGCCCTGGATCGTTAACAAAGATAACCTCAATACCTTCTTTAAAAAAAGTTTGTTTTACGCCCTGCTCTACCACAATAATTTGTTTTTCAATCGGTAAAGCTTCTATCCGTTTCAAAACAAATTTGATGTTTTCTTCCCTGAATTGATCCGCCGCTTTATATGAAAGGATAAAGGAAATCATCACACAAACTCCAAATGGTCGTATTCGGTTGTCATGCAATCCAAAGCCGTATTATACTCTTGGTAATAGCATCTATAGCAACTGGAACCCTCATAAACTTTCTGAGAAGCAAAATAAGTAGGAATATCCTCAATATGACACATCCGCATTTCTTCCGGGAAAACGCCCTGTGTTTCAGGCAAAGCATACTGAACACCACAACAAGGGTAAACAAATCCATCAGGAGCAATCACAGGCTTCAGTAAACTGATCTTACATTTACTCGTTCCCATGCTGTATTCCTGCCGGGATTGGTAAATGACGATAGAATCATCCACTCCGTATTCTTTCATTAATTCCCGGATAAAAACCGGCGATGGAACCCGATCAAGGTCAAGGAGATCGCTCACGGCCCTCACGTGGGTGAATCCATGATCGTTTGCAAACTGGACTGCCTTGGCAAACTTCTGAATTTTAAAATTCCTGGTGACGACATAACTGAATGCCCAATCAATTTTATTCTCTGTGACCAAAGGAAATAAAATGGAAAAGAGTTTGTCTAAATCCCTGTCATCAGATACACTCACCCGGCACCAAGTCAGGAGTGAAATTTCCTTTAAAATCCTTTCAATGAGATATCCGTTAGTGACAAGCCCTAATTTAAACCGGGCACCGCTTAAACAACGGATTATCTCAGGTAGATTCGGATGACAGCAAGGTTCCCCACCCCCAGTTATTGTCACAGCCGCTGAACCCAAAGAATAAAAGATATCTGAAAGATTTTGCACCTGTTTTAAAGAAAGCTGTTGCGATTTCTCCCTGGCGGAACAAGAACAAAAAGCACAATTCAAATTACATGCATTTGTTGGGCACAATTGAAAATGAATTGGTTTGATAAATAAATCATACGTCAAACAAGTCCTGGCAATTCTAAGCAATTTCCCTGGGAGAGTGTTCGCAGATGAATATGAAACTACTTTATCAACTGGATTCATTTGTGCCACCTATACCCATTCCAAAGTGACGATAATTCCTGGTGAATGATATCGTTCCCATTGTTTAATTCATGCAGCCTGGGTTCACCAGACCAAGCAATCACAGAAGCTTCATCCGGGATCTTATTGGCCAGATGGATAATTCTTTTACCGACAATGTAGTTTTCCTGGAGGTGCTCTTGCAGTCTGGGGACGTTATCAACCCCTATTACGGAAGCAATAAAACCCTGGTCTCCGTGCATCCAATTTTCTTGTTTGATGGTCATAAATCTTTCAGGGTCTTCAAGGAATAACTCATACACGGGCGAATACTCCCAGAAAGAACCTGCCATAATCCCGCTGGCAAAATTCAGGCTTCCAGGCTTCCTGAACTTATTGCTGAACCCCCTCAATACAATAAAAGAATGAGAATGAGCTTGCTGGGTAAGTGCGTCGATATTGCCTTTTATGATGGTGTCAAGGTCAAAATAAACAGAAGGAATTTTGGGCAAGTCCTGCCGAAATAACTCAATCTTGGACCACCAACCCGGCCAACCGTGTTTCAGTTTTTTGGTCTTACATACTTTTTTGGAAATAAACGCTTCATCATCAGTCAGGCAAAGGAAGGAAATATTTTCAGTAGAATACCGTTGTACTCCTTCCAAAAGACGCAAAACATATTCATCCGTGTAAGGCCCCCCGGTCTTATACACACATAAAATCTGCGTCTTGGTATTTATGGTCAGACTATCTGTTAACATTATTGCTCCTTGCTTTCTTGGTTAGAGTCAAGGCTTTCTTTAAAGCGGTCTTTAAATCTATCTTTTCAAAACAATCCAAAGCAGAATCAGGCGATACATTCCAGATTTTAACCCCGAGCTTTTCAGCATCACTGGCGATAAAATGATAATTCTGCATATGGATTTTAAAAGGCACTGGGCTTTCTTTTGTGGGGATACCTTTGTGCAGGTGTTTTATTGTGGGGGTTTTACCCTTATCCGGGTACCCAGAATGCCAATGAACCCGGCCTCTGGTTTCTTTAAGGTCAATCCCCAAAAGAAATATTTCCCTGCACCCCAAATGGTATGCTAAACTGATGGCACCACAAGCGGAATTGTAAGCAACCCAGGACACTTCATTCGGTTTCCTGGTAATGCCGTGTTTATGGCTCTTGTACACGTGATAAATGGAAGTAAACATGGGCTCGACGAACTTACCGGCCCCAGAAACTTTAATCCCTCCAAAATCATCATACCAACTCCGGAAGTCACTATACGTGTCGGAATCACCAAAAAATGCCACCGGTATTGCATCAGAAACGAAAGCACCTACGTTTACCCCAATGACATGATCACGCATAATTGGCTCCAAGTAAGAACCGAATTCATAGTATTCTTCCCGGGTTGTAGGAATAAGGGTTTCAGGCACACCAAATTGATCAGCTACGGAAACCCCTCCGCCCAATATCCAACAATAGCCAGACCATATTTGTGGGATAGACCAAAGCATCAGTCGTCGTATTCCTCCTCGTCATCTTCCTTTTCCTCAGGCTCTTTGCCTTTGGTTTCCGTGGATTTCTTCTCAGGTGGTTCCAGGGGCTCAGGGCCAGTTGGAAGGGATTGGCCTTCTTCCAAAAAAGCTTTTGCGGATGTGGCATCCAATGGGGAGTCGTTAAGGATATCGCCGGTCAGGATATTAATTACATTCCAGCAGTTCTTGCCGGCAGGTGCCAGCCCTACTTTAATACCGGGGTCTGCCGAGGCTGTAATTTCATCCAAGCAAATAAAACTGGAAGCAAACCCTGCTGGGATTTCTTCTGGGTAAGCGAGGAAGATCTCATTTTTACGGACAGGTTGCTTTGTGGCAGAAAAGAAAATGCCGCCGGTCACTTTCTTATACCGAAGTTTTTTTCTTTCAGGCACGGGCTTGGGTGCCGGTTTTGCAATTTTAACTTTACGGCCGGGTGTTTGATTATCTCCGGGTTTCTGTGTGCTTTTTATCATTTGAACCTCTCTTGTTTTATCTTTACAAAATGGGCTTGATTACCCATTGTTAATTAAATACGTGGTATTAAGGGCCTTCACTGAAACTATGCGGAAAGGACTGTGATACCGCTATTCCCTGCCTGGTCTGCTCTCATCTGGGGCACCTGGATGGCCATAACCTTAAAATGATGGATCATGCCGCCCTGACTGGACCACTGAATGACTTTGGGGCTGAACCCATTAATCAAACGAACGGTGTCCGATGTCATCTGCGCCAAAATAACTTTGTTCGCAGTGAGTCTGTCGGCAACCTTAATAGCAGTAAGACCTTCAATCTCCATCAAACGCTGCATAATGGACTTGGGGTACCCGGTTGCATAGTCTTCCGACATCTTTGTCTGATATGCCGTAGGAATATAAAGAACCCAGGGGCCATAATGCTTTGCTGTAATGGATGCTTCGATCATGTTCAAAACATCAGCCAGAATGAGTGCGCCGGTTTTACCAGCAGCATCCCAATTTGCGGAAAGGGTCACTTCATTCTTGGAAGTGAAGGACAGATAGGAATAAATGGTTCCGCCCCCGAACGCATAAGTGGTATTGGTGAACAGGAGGTCTTCCAGTTTTTCCGTTACTCTGCGGGTGTGTGCTTCAACAATGGTCGTATCAAGGGCATCACCTGAGTTTCTGCTGGCTTCCAGTGCCCTCTGCCCGATGGTGAAATCAGAATGAATAATGGGGATGGGCAGGTATTTGGTCTGGAAATCAGGCCGGTCGCCTTTACCCTGAGTTGCCCCGTCCATGCTCATTGCTGCTTCACCGGGGTCATCCATATCCTGGTATTCAAACACGGTCTTACCCATGGGATTGGTCAGATTGTATGTGAGGCCCCGGCCGAGAAGATCAGCAGCACCAACAAGGCGCTCACGGGAAACCTTCTGGACAACTTTATCAATTTCTATCCATTCGTCTCTGAGCAGGGCAGCATTAGCGGTTACCTTTACCGCTTTCATTTTGCCGTCAAAGCCTTTCTGGTTAATATATACATGGCCTTTGTGCCAATACGGGCGCATGGCATTCACGTTAAACGATGTCCCCAACATGCTTCCGACTTCTGAATCAGAAAATCTTCCGCTCTGAGGATCAACAAAAGTGGTATTCGCTTCCATCTATTTTCTCCTTGTACATTTATGTTTCAATTTAATTTATTCTGTGTCTCAGTAAATCTTACTTTGGATTAGATAATCATAATCCAAACAGCTACGTTGCCGGCGCCATCAGTGGTACCGATTGCAGCATCTGCTCCGGAAGAGGAGGAAAGGTTGGCCGCTTCCATTGCAATGCCAACGATCTGTTCCGTCAAATGTGGGTCATTTGAATCATCCGCAACGTGTACCTGGAGCAGGCCAGCCCCTGCGCTTTCCAACCTGGAACCGATGGAGGCATTCTGGCCGTTTTTAAGCCAGGCCTGGATGAAATCACCTCTCTGGGGTATAATACCGACAACATTATCACCGGCAGCATAGGTATCGCCAACGTCTTTCCCCTGAAGCTCATCTTCAATGGCAAACATTACCGGGGACACCTGTCCACCAGCAGTAGCATGCATCCGGAATTTATTGGTGCTCATCAGTTCGATAAGGTGGCCGGGCTTCAAAGCCGCATTTGCCAGTCGTTCAAGCTGCACTCTCTGGGACTGTCCCTGGCGCAGATAAATCGTATTCTTGGAACTCATCGTATTTCTCCTTATTGCTATTTATCTTGTATTTGGTTGTTCAATGCAAATCCACAGGGTTATTTTGCGTCTTTCCAGGCGTCTTCCAGTTCAGGGAGGGGTTCAACCCCTTCGGAATTGATAACCTGCCGGGCACCGCCGTTGCCGGCCCAATTTACGGGCGCGGGAACCATGGCAGCGAGTTTACCAAGCATATCCAGGCTGAAAGCCTTCAATTCATCATCGCTGAAGGAATTGGCCTTATTGGTTTTGATCCGGGAAACCAGGTTTTCTCTTTCCTGGGCAACAAGACGCTGTCCGTGCTGGATGGATTCCTGAAGCTTGGGGTCTGCATTTGCCAGCAGTTCATCAAAGGTTTTGGATTCTGCATTGACCTTGACTTCTTTTTCAACGACCTTGACCACTTCCTTTTCCACAACAGTGGGGGCGGACAGGTCAATAACACGGGCAAAAGCATCTTCTGACATATTCAGGAGCATCTCTTTGTCCGTTTCCTGGAATTTGGCATTGGCCTTGATCAGCTCATCGACCTTTGCCGGGCAACATTCACGCATTGTCTTCATTTCGTTCTCCTCGTTCTTCTTGTTATTTATTTCGTTTGCTGTTACATTGGTTTGAATTTCTTTGTACGTAATTTCCTGCTGAACCTCAACTGGCTCGGAAGTCCATTCCACCTTACCATCCATCATTTTGTATTCTTTTTTGAAAAGCTTTGTGCCAGTGAATTTAGATTCCCTCTCATACACGATGTAATCCGGATACGCTGCCCTTATATAATGGTATACTTCACCATTAATATCATTAGGATAAAGGGCTGCACGTAAAGCGTCCATAATCCCTTGGTACGATTGGGGGTCTTTCGCTTTGTTCTCAGAAGGATGGATTAATTCTTCTCCGAAATTGATGGTGAAGGCAAGGGGGATAAGGGCTTCTTCCTGTTTGATGAATTCAGTGTTCTCATCGATACCGGTAGAATTAACCACCGGGGGTTTTCTTCTTCTCATTTTTGGTTTCACCTCCTTTCCTTCTTTATTCTCGGTATTCGCTATATTGGCTCTCACGCCACACCCATCTTTCCAGGAACAAGCCCCAGTTTCCCCTGGTAAAAGGGCCAAATGATCGGGTCGGATATTGTGAGCAACCGCCACATAATCCTGTCCGTTAAAATTCCCAGTAACTTTCGGCCCTTCATCAAATAGGCCTGTGCTCACATCCAGCTTCATCCCAACCCGGAGTCCATTTAATAGTCCAGGAGCAAGCATTTCCAATTTCTGCTCGTTCAACCAAAGTTCCGCTTTCAGTTTATTGTCTTGGAAGGTGGTATTAAATACGGTACCGACAACTTGGGTTTTATAGATTTCAGGCTGGTTTGCGCTGACAGGGGTGCCATTGAGATCAGGGTGTTTTAATGTAACAGGGGTGCCATTCCAGGTTTGGTGGAAATTGGCAAGGGTTTGCGCAGTGTAAAGAACAGGGCCACCGGAACCAGCATGGACGCCTTCTGTCAACATGACTACAGGAAACACCGAATAAATAATATTATCCAATGTTTCCTGCCTGGACTGAACTTGCTGATTTTGAGTTAAGATACTTTGTAAATTGGGTAGATTCACTACATGTTCCCTCTCATTTTCTTACGTAAGGTTCGGTAATCAAAAATAAATTTGACTTTAATGGCTTGTTTATAACCTTTTATAAAAAAAATTAAAAGAGAAATTTTTAAAAAATTTAAGCCCTACTTAATTTTTATAAAAAACCTTTAATTAAGTAGGACTTATTTTATTGGTGGGATTATTGAATTTATTAAGGTAGGATTATTTATCCGTAACATCCACAGGCAACGCAAGACACCTGCACTGCGGGTGCCGAGGAATTAGTGGCTCAATTTGTTCTAAAGTATAAACCTTTCCTTGCAAGGAAGAACAAATAGGACATACCCGGCTGTCTCCTGCGGTTGTCCATTCTGCCTGAACAATAACACCCTGGACGCCCCAGTTCTTGTATTCCTGTACTATAGCAACATGATGCGCCCTTATTACTTCTGTCCTGGCCAATATAGTTGCCCTGGTAATCCCTATTTTATCAACACGGTCTGTTAGATTCTCTGCAATCTTTTTAGGGTTCCAGCCTTCCGATATGCCCTGGGCTAAAACCCCTGAAATCTGCTTACTCATTTCATTGGTAATGCCCTTTAACCCCTCATAGGCTCGGGTATATATTAATCCAACCTTATCCGCGTGGAAAGGAGAATTAAACGCTTTCTGCAGAGAACCATATTGCGAGCCATACGGTGGGATGTCTTGGTACCCGGTTATAGAATTACCTTTGAGTTCTTGCCGGCCCCGGAGCATCCCTTTTTGATATGCTGTTTGGATATAAGTATTTGTCCATGCTGCTTCTACCGCTTGCCCTAATTGCTGGCCAGGGATTGTTTCCAGGACTTCATTCTCTATTTGCTCTTGCAGCCATTCCATAAATTTGGTTACTTTGGCTGGGTTTCTTTCAAAGGCAAATATTTGATCAGTGAGGGCTTGGTTCCTGGTAAAAGGATCATAAGGCCCCTGTGCCCAGTTAATATTCAGCCCAAAACAATCATTGTCCAATACGCTTGTCTGGATTAATTGCTTGAGTTTCTTGAACCGCATTTTCATTTGGGCACTGAATTGGTTCCGGAGAGATAAAGTCCTTGTGGGGTCTCTCCGGAAGGCTGCATTCACTGAGATCCTGGGCATTTTGGGCAATATTGGCAGCGCATGCACATGAGGCTGATATTGACTTAACATCGTTTATTCCTTAACTGATTATGGTAATACACGCTTAGTTATATTGGATTCACCTTTAGATTGTTTTTTATACACAGCTACAATCTCAGGAGATTTTAATAGTATTTCCCCAACATCTTCACCTGACTTGGCCTTTCTCCCTTTTATAAGTACAACGGTATCCCCAAAATAATACCCATTTTGACCGCCAGCTATCACCCCAATATCTTTTAAAGCTTGCTCAATTTTATTCTTTTTTACTAATGCGGCACTGGTTCCCAGCAAATCAATATCTGTTTCATACCCATTCACCCATTTTTTTGACGGGCGCTGAATATCACCTATCTTTGGGGTGTAGCCAGCCTCTCCCGGGATAACCCGTAAACCATACACCAAACCATCCTTGGAGTCAACCCTACTATGGATGTCGTTAATAACTGCTTGGGTGTTATCGAAATCCTTCTTGCCATTTTTTTCTGCAACTCAGGGAGTACCTCCTCCTCCGCCTGTTACTGATCCACCTCTCTTACCAGGCCTCCCCGCATGCCCGTAATGTCCACTGCCAGAGCCACCGAGTATGGACAGTTCTTCATTAGTCTCGTTGGCCATTACTTTTTTTGATGCTGTATCTTCCTCAAACACAATATCATTATCCTGGTCATCCCGGACTTCTAAATGCAATTCATCTCCGTATGCAATTTCTTCTGGTATTCCATCCGGGTATGCATCACATGCATTTACTTCCGTTTCTTCAGTTCCATCCGGCTGTTCTACCCTGATATTATGAATACAACCTCTTTTAAAACAATTTGGTTCTTGTATCATCTCGCTTCCCCCTACGCTATACGTGCTATTTTAAATTATTATCAAACCACTGTTCAATATTTTTAGGTAACGTTGTTCCTTTCCCAGTATTATAGTATGGAGAAGACCAGGCAGAAAAGGCTTCAGCAAAAGCTTCTGATGCATTAAGCGTTGCGTACCGGCTGACCCCAGAAAATGCAACTTTTCCGTTATTATTATTTTTCCATACCTGAAGTATAAAAGCTGTTTTTATCTCTGGGCTTTTTGCTAAAACAGCGTGGCCAAATTCGTGCCGGACAGTAGCCATTGCCCCATTCCCCCCGACTGTATATGCTTTAGTACCCAAAACAAATGCCTTTGCAATGTCTTTTGAACCACCTTCTATTGGGATATGCAAGGTGTCTTCTTTTGGCCGGTATAGTCCCAGTGTCGTTCTTTTTTGCCCTTCTGAATTGGTGTATTTCACATGTGTCCCTTTTTCTAATACCAATTCAGTCGGTGGCCCCATATCATCCAATATATTTTTTAACCCAGGCCTACGGGATAAAACCTCTTCCATATGCGAATTTATTTCGTTTAACGCTTTGGCTGTTTTGGGGTCTTTTGTGCCTTGTTTAACAGACAAACCAACAAATTGATTTACGTCCTTTTCTGGCTTGGGTGGTTTTGACGCCACGGGTTTTACGGTGATGGTTGGTTTATCCAATTTTGTAGTTCTGCTTACCCGTTTCGTTTGCTCTCCGGAGAGAGTGCTTTTCTCTTGCTTATCTGCCGGCTTGTCCGCAGATTTACCACTCCCTTTACTTCCAATGCTGCTGCCTCCAACCTTACCTGGCCTTCCTGCATGTCCATGGTTACCACTGCCAGACCCACCCAAAACGGATAAAAGATTGTCAGTAACTTTATCAGGGTCAAGTTCTTCTGGTTCCGGGTTCATCTTTTCTTCCAATGCCTCAATCCCGCCTGCGTCCTCAATCTTCAGCATAATTTCTTTTACGGTATCTTCCGGTAAAGAAATAATATCCCGGAAGAAGATTTCCAAAGGCAGAATATCAGTACCACCAGGAGCAGCCAAGTATTTACTCATGGCTTCCATCTTTGAAGAGCCTATTTCTGCAACTTCCTTTTCTCCCAAAGCAGACATCTTCGGCCACTCAACAATATATCCTCCCACTGGGTCTGGGATACTTTTGTGCTCAATGAGGCTATCCACCAAAGGTCGGAGGATGCAAGGCTCGCAGAAGTTTACCATCCTATTATATAATAGTGAGTTCCATGCCTTTTCATCCTGTGAAGAAGCCAGTTCCCCTCTCTCGGACCCCATCAGTATTCTTTTAGGAATGCCAGTTGCAGCAGAGATCACATTAATTTGCACTTCCATTGCTTTTTCAGGGTCTGCAATTGTGGTGGATAATTCCTGAATATCCATTCCACGGACACGCAGCCATCTCCTGAGGTTGTGATCGTATTCATCAAATTGGGTCTTTAAGTCCTCTTTATCCCCCGGGAGTAAAGTTGTGTCTTTATCCAGCTTTGCTACTCGCCCGGGAGACACGTTTTTCCAATAAGACTCAGCACTTCCCCCCAGAATCTTCTGGACGTCCTGTAACCGATTAAAAACCGACTGCATTCTGGGGGTTCCGTATATACTGGATTCCAGGGGGTCTTCCACAACATGGATCAACCGAGTATAATGACACTGGATGGTGATTGTCGTTAATGTCTTTTCCCTGTCAAAAGAACTCGTTTCATGGTTTACCTGGATTTGGTACATCACGGGCTTGCCAAATCTCTCGGAGGTTTTATCACTCTCAAATGAGGTGATGGTTGCTGAGTTGCAGGAATAAGGCTGCAAATATTTGATTTGTGCATTGGGCTGCACCGGCTGGGAAAAGTCCAGGTTGTCATCAAATCCCAGGAGTAACACAGCATAATCCCCCAAACCCAGGAGTTTATCCAAGCGATTCAGGATGCTGTAAAGCTTAAATTGCTTGGCAAAAGCATCGTATTCCTTTTCAAAGGGTGATTCATCCGTGCCTGTTTCGTCTTTTAATTGGGGCTTATTCGCCCAGCAGCCATTTACTACTTTATCAATGACGACTTTGCCCAAATCCTCCCGCTGGTACTGAAGGTAATAATCCTGGAAAGTAAGTTGTTTCTTGTACCCAAGGACTTGGTAAAGGTTTCTGGCCCCTCCGAATGTAACCCCCAATTCAAAAGCGAACTGCATCCGGGCCATAAGGATGCTATTATTTGTTAATTGCTGCTGCAATACCTGGATCTGCTGCTGGGGGTCAGGTTCAGGGGCAGGTAAATTCTTTCGGTTTACTTTCATGCCGGCACTCCTTTTCTTCTATTGAGCTTCTGCATCAGCCTTTGGTATTTCCGTTTGGCATATTCGACAGAGGCATATACTGGTTGGGTATTTCCCTTTGACTTAAATACCCCATTAAGCATTGTTTCCTGCACCAACCGGGCCTCTATTCGTCTTTGTTTGTATTCTTCAAAACTTTCAGTCTCTTTTCTTTTCATTTATTCCTCCTATTTAATATTTATTCCCAATCTGGTAAATCAACCGTTTGCCCTTTCAGCGCATGGGTACAATCCCCAAGAAATTGGATTTGCCCATTCGTAATAAAAGAGTGGCACCGTGTAGTGGGCGTTTGATCAACATACCCAGAACGAACCAAAATACTTGGGGATACCGATGGCTTATTTATGTTACCATTGAATATCCAACATGGGCTAAATTCAGGGTTTATCTGGATAAAATGCGCAGTTTTACACCCAGGGCAAGTAAAAGAAAACCCATGTCTATTTTCTATTGCGCTTAATTTTATTGGGCTAAATTTCGGCATTTATTATTTTAAACTCCTGTATAGTAACTTTTTCATTATAAAACAATCAGAACACAACCCCGGATGGACCTTAGCAACTTTACAAATAGGGCAATTGTTAATTTTTAATTTATCTACGTGAATATTACAAAAATTACCTTTTCTACATTTATCACACCCACCTGTTATGATTTTGTTTGCGCCCATCACCGCCTCCTTTATTCCAAGTAAAGGTTTTTTCATCACCACGTCCCTCCATTTATTTTATGTACTTTGCTATATGCTGCTCCTGCTGCATCTACTTGATCTTTATATGTTGCACTTGGGGAGAAGTTTGCCAGCTCATCCAAAAATGGTTTATTCCATTTTGCTTTTACAAGATAAACTTGCCCCCTGTTCCACGCAACTGAGAAAGGGTCTGCCCTAAAGAACTTATCCCCCACAGGCCTTTCCGCCTGGCAAATAATATTTACTTTACTTAATCTTTCAACTGTGGCTTCTGCTGATTCTTTTCCACCGGAGCCGGGTTCTTGCTCAATCCATTGCATTGTATCCGGGCCATCTTCTACTGCCACTGTTTCGATCACTGCTTCCCGTTGATTTGCTGCCCATTGGCCCCTCACTACATCCAAAATGCAATACCTGGGGGTGCCGCTTTTATCATTCGCCATTTTACAAATCTTTACTCCTGCTGTATACTTACCTCCGTCTGTTGTCCCTGCTTTATCCCAAAAACGAATATGATTATGGAAATACAAATCCCAATTTAACACGCTAGAATCGATGTACTGGTCAAAGTTCTCAGTATTAAATAAACCACCTCCAGGGGCTGACGGGTTTTGCTCCACCTGGGCCATGTACCCATACTGCCCTAATTTTAGCTGTAATTCCTGCAAGACAGATTCATTCAGCCTTATAGGATCTAAATACCCATTATTGGTATCATAGTATTGCAGGAATCTTTTAGGCTTCACAAGCTGACGAGTATTATCCGATGAATCTTTTGCCCCTATTTTACCAGGCAATACAATTCTTTTTAATTTCAGGCCCTTTTTCTTTAATGCAATATTCTGCCCGCTGGGATCATTTGGATGCGTCCGTTGCATAATCATTATTGTAGGGGTGACAGCTTTATTTATCTTCCGCGTAGGAAGGACGTTCTGAATCCACTTATTTGTGGCCTCTAATTCCACTGTAGAAAAAGATTTAAATGGGTCCAGGGGATCATCCACCAATATAAAATGGGCATGCATCCCAGTGACTGTACCTCGGATACTGGTACTAAATAAAGCACCACCTAAACGCCATATACCTCTTTTCTCATCCCAATACTGGATACGGAAATTACTTTTCTGATCTTTATCTCTCTTTATTTTGATATCAGTAAACAATAACTGGTATTTCTCTGATCGGAGTATTTCCCTGGCAACTTCTGCATGCTCCAATGCCAATGTGGCAGAATAAGAGAGTTTAATAAACTTCATCCAGGGCCAATTTGTCCATACCCATGCAGGGAAGAAAACTGTGAATAAAAGGGATTTGGTTGTGCCTGGGGGGATATTCACATCCATATCGTATTCGTTTGGATGTTCTGCTGCCACCCGGTACGCAATCTTTTCCAGTTCTAAGCATAATTGCTCTATATGCCAATTCCATACCGGTTTATCGTGAATCCCTGCTTCTTCCCAGAAATTCTTGGTGAATGCAAATAAAGATGTCCGACATTCCTGGGCCTTTAAATCCCTGTCAGAAATAGAATTAACTAACTGGGTAATATCTGGCCATTGGTTCTTTGGGATAGTTCTGCGGTGGTACCTTTTTATTTTAACTGGCATAGGAACCAAACTCCTGGTCTGCCTCTGCATTACTTGGGACTTCTGCGGGCTGATATCCCAATACAGTTTGCTTGTATCCTTTTAATTCCAGCAGGATTTGTACCTGTTCTTTGGTTAATTGCTTTGGATTAATTGTTTGTGTGTGATTTATTTGGGCATTGTTCTGGATATTCACAGTGCCAATCTGTATCGGGGAATCCTTCGGAGGGTCTTTCAGAATAATCTTTTCCAAAAGGGTTTTTAATGCGTCTATCTGGGAATTGAGTTTTACTTTTGTTATTTGCACTTCAGGGGACCTTACCCCTCCCACTGTTTGAGTTTCTATTGACTGGATGCATACTCTTGCTTCGTATGGGATTTTCTTTAAGGGTTTTAATCTACCCCTGGAATCATACAAGTCCAAGGGGTCTATGAATGCAAATCTGGATAATTGGGCTATTACAGAAGTATCTGTTACCCTGAGTCTTTGTATCTGATCTGCTTTTGCTTTTAAAAGGGCTTCTTGTACCCTGGGGTTTTTTAAATATTGCTGGACTGTCCTTTCTATTTCTTCCTGGGGGGCATCCTTTGGAACTATTCTCATTTGCCTGAGGGTTACGGCAGGATCTCGGTTTAATATAATCTGATTTACGAATACTTGTTCATCCACTGTTATGGTGGGTATCATGGGAGTAGTATAGGGGGTGGGGGGGTTGATTATCCCCTGGGGGTTTTTTACTTTGGGTGTATTTCTTCTTCTCATATATAAGGTTCCTTTTTTAATTTAATTGCTTATAACCTTTTTCTTTGTTTTTCTAAATAAAATATTTTCGATTTTTTTGCTTTATTTTTTGCTGTTTTTTGGAAATATTTTGTAAGTACATGTTTTAATTAAATAAAATTAGTGTAAAAAATATTAAAAAAAGTTTTTAAAACCTTTTAAAAAGTCTTTACTTTCTTGTTTAGATGATGTATAGTGTATCTAAAGTGAGAGGGGCCTGCCAAACTCCAAGATGAAATGTTTCAGCCTTACCCCCGATACAGGAGGGGTGAGTGACAAGGACCTGAAAAGACGGACTGAGCAGGATCTAAAGAGGTAAAGGCTTTTGGGGAAATGATTGAAAACCCTTGAGTAAACCATCAAAAGTAAACCGAATTAGATTTGTACGTTAAATAAGGTACAAAAACTTAATTGTCTGTATATAGATGATACACTGACGAGGCCGTGTAAAGGCCGAAACAATTAAAAAAGGAAAAGGAGACCGTCATGGCAACATCAACTACAGCAACCCCAACCAAAAAAGATCAAGTCAAAATCAGCATTATGCAGCACCTGAGCAAAAATGAAAATGTGGATCAGACATTTCTCATCAAAGAATGCCTGACAATCGCCGGCAAAACAACAATCACTGACGCCTTGAAGGAATTGGAAAAGGAAGGGGCAATTGAGAAACTGAGTATCAACAAACTGATCTGCTGGAACATGTGTGCACTGAAACCGCTGCCTGAGGAAATTGAGCATGTTTCTGAGGTTGAGGAAGCGGCTGTAGAAGAAGCCCCGGAACCTATTATTGCTCCTGTTGTTGAGCCCATTCCCACCCTTGCTGAAGTTGCTGTACCATCCCTTAAAGAAAAACTGGTTAATGCCGGCAAAAAGGCCCGTACAAAAATCAGCATTGGAAAAACGAAAGAAAAGGTTGAACGCCCAAGGTCTCAGTATGGCCGGTTGCTTTCTTCTGCTGTTGGTGTGATTGATTCTCTTTTGCTTGCTGGCACCACAACTGAAGACGAGATTATCAATGCCATCCAGAAAAAGTTTCCCCAGAAAACAAAACAACAAATCGTCAACAGGATGAAATCCCATCTCAGGCAGTTGAAAAAAGAAGGGGTAAAAATCACTGAAAAAAACGGTGTTGTAGCTGTTAAAATTGGGAGTAAAATTAAAAAATAACTTTGTGAATGCAACCATTAAATAAGGGCAGGAAATTATTCTGCCCTTTTATAAAAACAGGATTTGGGCGTTTAAAAAAGGAGAAGCATAATGATTATTGATCAAACCACACCAGGGCTGGAAGAGAAGAAAGGATATTGGGAGCTGAAAAAAGATCTGATATCAACGGAATTCTTGGAAATAAAGATATCTCTTTCCGTTACCGGTTGAATCATTGCCGGGAAAGGGATCAGGGCCGGGAAAGGGATCATTGCCGGGGAAGAGATCGAGGCCGGGGAAGAGATCGAGGCCGGGGGAGGTATCCGTGCAAAAAACATAATAGGAAAAATTAAAAAAATGTTCGGCGTCGAGATTGTTTCCATGCTGACAATATCATCCAAAAGGTGGCCTGTATTCATTTTTAACAGCACAATGAAAATCGGCTGCGAGATGCACCTGATTTCAGAGTGGAAAAATTTCTCTGATGGTGAGATATCTAAAATGAATGGCGATGCCCTGAAATTCTGGAGAGAAAACAAAGCCGAATTATTAAGCATTTGCAAAATTGTGAACAAGGCTTACAAAAGGAGGGATAATGAAAGAGATTGTGGAATTTGATATGGGTGGTAAAAGAACTAAAGGTCGGTTAATATCAGAAAATAAAATGACTGCAATTGTGGACCTATACCGCTGGATCAATGTGAATGTGGTTAAAATCCATAAGAAGAAAAAACGTTTTGTCCGTACCGGTGAATATATTTGACTTTTGATTCGGCATTTAATTTAGGGGGTTAAATGCCTATGTGAAGAGTTAAATGCAATTAAACGCACGTAAATAGGGGGTGTTATGCAAATCTTTTGGACCAGAAATGATAGTACTAAATCATCAGAAGATTTAGATGACAAAAGATTAAACAAACAAATCATCGAGCTTGGACAAATCCTGAGCACTGCAATATGGATTGAAAACTGTGATGTTGGAGAAACCTTAACAGCAATGGATTGCATTTATTTGCCCACACATGAAAATCACCCAATAATACAAAATTGCAAATATTATTATTTTAAAGCAATGTCGTATTTAACAGATTGCTGTGAAGAGTACAAACACAGGTTTAATAAAATACATAAAACTTCTTTAATGCTGCATGATTTTAAAGCACAAAATCATCTATTTTTTAATTACCGGAGAATGCCGTTTATAAACTGCACCAAAAACCATAAACATATCATCAGCACCACAGAAGCATATCGACAATGCCTCATTGAAAAATGGAAAAGTGAGAATCCTAAATGGACTAAAAGAAAAAAACCTGATTGGGCAAACAAGGAGGAAGAATGATCAAGAATGTAAACAGGAAGAAAATCAATCACATCTGGGCTGCTTCCAAAAATAGGAACAGCCCATGCTGGAATTCTCAAGAGATTAGTAAGAAGTCCTGGCGAAGGGTACCTGGGCTCAAAATCAAAATTCGGGATGGTGTTTACACTGAAGAGGTCAGGCATACTACCAAACCCAAAAGAAACAGAACCAGGGCAAGTATCCGATTTATTAACTTTAAATAGAATAAAATAGGAGAAAATAATGGAATTTGTCAGTAATTTTCCAGGAGAAGCACTCTTTTGGCCGGTTATGTTATTCGTAATGTTAGTTTGGGGCCGGTATAAAGAAAAAAAGAAAGCAAGCAAAAGAAGGATAAAAAGAAAATGAAACCAATTATTATCAATAACAGAATCCGGTTGCCGGATGATGTACCAGAAGAAAAATTGGAAGAAATCAAAAAGGCTTTTACTATTATCAATCCAGAATTCCGTAAAATGATGGAATTCAAACGGATCAAAGAAAAAGATTGGGGTAAATTTATCAAAGAAGGATACTATATCACCAGAAATAAAGTAAAAGGACGCTGGACAACAAAAGCAATACCGGTTGAACTATATTACTGGGACTTTGATAATCGGACGCAGGTTGTTCTACCAAGAGGCGCAATGTGGCAGTTAAAAAGATTATTAAAGAGGCCCGTTACTAACGAAAAACACCAAGTAAAAAAGGCCTCTTTTATTTTTAAAGGGGAATTATCAGAAAATAAAGGACAGCCCGTAATCAAAAAATTATCCCACAAGAACGGGATAATTCAGGCTCCTACAGGATCAGGGAAAACAGTAATGGCTTTATGGCTGGTAGCCAAATTCTCAGTGAGAACCTGTATCGTTGTTGATACAACTGAATTGATGAATCAATGGATTGCTCGGATTAAACAGTTTTTGGGAGTTTCTAAAATTGGAAAAATAGGCGCTGGAGATGTCAAAGTGCATCCTATTTCCGTTGCATTAATGCAGACATTACGAGAACAGGAAAAGGCAATAAACTCGTTTGATTGTTTGATCGTAGATGAATGTCACATCGCGGCAACTGAATCGTATGAAAAAATCATCAATGTTTTCACCGGAGAATACGTATACGGGCTGAGCGCTACCCCAGTGAGGAAGGATGGAAAAACAGAAGTAATGAAATGGCTGCTTGGTCCTATCCGAATTGTTGTTAATTATAAAGATGCGGAAAGATGCCCCGCCAAAGTAAAAGTAATCCCTACTCAATTTAAAACGGATATCAATTTTAGGAGGAACTATCAGGCTGGGGTTAAATCGAGATTACTTGATCAAACAGTAAATAAGTTGATCGCTCAAAATATTGAAAAAGAAATAGACTGGTTTGGAATTCAATTGGTGACTTCCAGGTCAGTCCAGCATCTTTATTTAATCCAAAACCTTTTGCCCCCATTAATAAAAATGGTAAGCCGTATTTTGGTTGGGCAGGTATCCAAAGAAGACAGAAAAACCATAGTAAAAGAAGCCGCTACTGGTAAATTGAAGATACTTTTCGCAACTGAACAATTACTTGGTAAAGGATTCGACGAACCTTTATTATCCGTGCTGCATATGGCAACACCAATTAAAGATGTTGATTTTCTGACTCAGGTGATTGGCAGAGTAACAAGGATTCACGAAGGAAAAAAAGAGGCCCTCATCCTGGATTACTGGGATAATATGGAACCGGTGTTAGGGCGGTCAGTGAAGGCCCGATTGAAAAAATATCAGGAATTAGGAATTGAAAGAATCAAAATTTAAAGAATGAAATAAACAGGGGGAATAATCATGGAAAAAGACCCAATGACAGAATTATACGTCAAATATCAAAATCTTATTAGATACCAAGCGTGGAAATTATCCAAGAAATTGAATTGCAGTTTTGATGAGGCCCTAAGCGACATCAATATGATTTTCTGGGATTCCGTCAAATCCTGGCAGCCAGAAAGAGGGGCCTTCACCACCTTTTTATTTTGCTGCGTCCACAGCCATATTATCAACAGCATGACAGCCCGGTCAGCGATGAAAAGGAAAAATGAGACGCTGTCTGATATTATGGATTTAATAGCCCAACTACAGCCAAGCCCTGAAAAGCTGGTAATTTTAAAGGACCTTATTGAAAAAGACCCTGTGATGAACGCGATAAAAGACCTGTTACTGACGGAACAAAAGGGATACCAAGAACAAAAAAAGGGATTCAAAGGGTGGCTCTCTGATAAGCTTTTTGCCATGGGATTCAAATGGAAAGATATCTGGGGAGCATGGAGATACATCGAACAACTATAAGGGGGCTTGAATGAATAGAAGGACAAAAATAAAGCAAAAAGCAGAAAGCCCGGTGAAGACAAAATTTAAAATAAAAAGAAAAGAAAAACCAACTGAACCGCCACCGACAACATATAAAAGGCCGGTAGGTGGTCATTTACCATTTCCACCAAAAGACTGCTACCGGCCAGGCTGGATTCAGTTTTTTACTGAAAAGAACGTGCCCTGGATTGATTTAGCAATCTGTATTGATTGCCCACAAAAATGCCAACGGAGAAAAGAATACCTGCAACAATTAAAGGAGGAAAGAAATGCCAAACGTGATGCCGGCACAGCAAGTAATACCAAACATGAATGAAACGCAAGAACTGGACAGAAACTCGTTGTTAATGAAACGAACAAAATTGCTTGAAGAGTTCCTCAGTAAAAATGGTATTACGGTACCTTTTATCCAAAATATCAAAAAAAGACACGCTGGAAATGGCTGCGAAGATATTAAAAATTACGTGGAATGGCTTCATGCGACCAGGTTTAACTTTGCCAATGCTTTTTACCTGGCATTTTATTGGCATCCAAAAGACCCAATTCCCTGGAAACAGCATGCACAAAATTGGAAATCTTTTCTGAAAGGGGGTTCTCCGTATGGACCTGCTTAGGTTATTTCAAGACCACGGTATTTCCTCCGCCCCTGAAGGTGCACCACATTATCGGCCTGGGTGGATAAATATCCCGTGCCCCTATTGTACAGGAAACCCTGGCAATCATTTGGGATACAATATCGAACAAGAATATTTCTTCTGCTGGCGTTGCGGACATAAACCTGTTACGAAAGTAATTGAAACGCTCCTTGGGGTAAACTGGAGAAAGGCGAAAGAACTGATCAGAAAGTATGAAGGGAAGTCCCACAATCCAGCTAAAAAATTAACCCTTAAACGAAAATCATTTATTTTACCCCACGCGGTGCCCTTAAACGAGTCCCCTGGAGGTAAATTTTACTTCAAAAAACGTGGTTTCAGTTTAAAGGAAGCATTATCATTAGAATCCCTTTTTGAGCTTAAAATAACTCAGCCAGGCGCGGTCATCGACCAAATGGATTTATCATACCGGGTTTTGATTCCGATTAAGTACCAAGGGAAAGTTGTTTCTTGGCAAACCAGGGATATGTCTGGCAATTCTCCTTTGAAGTATATCTCCTGTCCGGAGGCCCGGGAACTTATCCACCACAAGCATATCTTTTACAATGATGATGGGGGTGATGAAGCAGTGCTCTGTGAAGGCGTGTTTGATGTTTGGAAAGTAACCTTGGCTGGATACCGAGCTATCTGCGGGTTCGGGGTTGAATTAACCAAAGAACAAATCTTCAGGTTGATGAAAATGAAAAAGGTTCTAATCTTTTTTGACCCTGATGTTGCTGGCCAAAGCAAAGCCGATTTGCTATACAAACAACTGCTGTTCTCTGGGGTTGATGTTTGGAAGGTGCTTTACCAAACACCGGAAGGGAAAAAGAAAATAGATCCCGGTGAAATGGGCCTGGAAATACTCCGTGATGTGCTCGGGGAGGATTGTTTAATAGGATAAAAAATAATTTTTAAAAAAATTAAAATCATTTTGTATAATATATTGCTTACTTACCTGGCCCGGTAAGTCCGAAAGGATAAAGGGTGGGTTAGATCATTTCGCCCTGTTATGATCTTCCGAGCCACCCACCCAAAAAGCATCATCTTTAATGGCTCTACAAGGAGAAAAAGATTGAAAAGAAAATCTGTGGCAAATCAAACAACCATTCAAACAACAATAAAGTATAATATCCCCCCAGATGCAATCTACGCAGATCCAACACCAGACAATTTTACGCAAGTACCAAATACAGTAATTGAAGACCTGAACTTATCTTGGAAAAGTTTGGGTATTTTAGTATTTCTTCTACGGAATAAAAACAAAAAAGGATGGCATACGTACACGTCCAGTGTGATCCAAGCAAAAAAAGATAAAAAGGATTCCGTATCTTCAGGGCTTGCTGAACTTGAATTACTTGGGTATGTTCTTCGTTTCCGTTATTACGATGAAAAGAAGAAAGTGCGAGGTTCTTTCTTTGCATATACTGCGCACCCATTCAAATTTGAATTAAATTATATTACAAAGTGGATAAGGAAGCAAGGATGGGGATTTACTCCTTCTACGCAGAATTCAAAAGAAGTGTTTCAACAGGTTTGTAAAAAGCTAACCAGTCCAAACCTAAAAATGGGAAACCCAATATTGGAAAACCCAATATTGGAAAATCCGCCTCTAAAAAGAAAAACCTCTCAAAAAGAAAAACCTCTCAAAAAGAAAAAAAATAATAAAATAAATAAAAAACTATTTGATCCAATGGAAGTTTTTATGCAAATATGTCCAGAAGAAATGAAATCTGAAAGTATCCTCCATACTATGTATGAATACGCAGCATATAGATGGGAACAAGGGAACCCAATAAAAACTAAACAAGCTATTGTTATATTAGTAAATAAATTGCGTAATTTTTCAGAAGATGAAATAATTGAAGCCCTGGAAAGATCCATAATGAATTCATGGATCGGTGTTTTCCCAAAAAAGAATGATGATTACGGATATGCCGGGAGGAATAAACAATACAATGAAAAAGAAGAACCAGAAGATGAGTATGACGGTTTACGTAAACCTGAATACAAATCCTGGAAAGATATGACAGATTAATTAACAACAATAAAATAAAGGAGATTTAAAATGGAAGATCCAAATTCAACACTCATTCCAGCACTTGTTGTGTTTTTAGTTCTATTTGCCATTTGCCGAGAAATTGTTTGCTGGTACTGGAAAATTAATGAACGGACTGACCACCTGAAGCAAATGAAAAAATCCGCAAAACGCACAAATGAGTTGTTAATGGAAATAAAAGACCTGCTGCACAGGGACATAATCAAAAGTAGTGCGTCAGGCCAAGTCCTGGAAAAATGGAAAGACTCTGGCAAATGAAAACAAAAGAAATCCTCCAAATTGAACGGAAAATTGTGATCGGGCTGATTCTGTATACGGAGTATTTAAAACAAGCGATTGAACTCATAGATATTTCATGGGTTCAATCTCCGGAAGCTAAAATCATTATTTCATGGGTGTACGATTATTTCCAAACATATAAACTGGCTCCAGGGATGAATATCCAAGATATTTTCATGGAAAAGCTCCGGACCAAAAAGATCCATAAAGCCCAGGCTGAAATCATTGAATGGGTCCTCGCTGATTTATCAGAAGAAAGTCAGAATGAAAGCAATACTAACCTGGAATATTTGTTAGACCAGACTGAAAAATATGGGAAAGCATGTAAGATCAATATGTATGCTGACCGGGTTAAAGAGGAAGTTGAATCCGGAAGAATTCTGGAAGCGGAACAATTGCTTGTGAACTTTAAACCAGTAGAACATCTCAAATCAAATGCCGTCACCCCTTTAGGGACAGTTGAGCAGCGGAAACAGGCGTTTGAAAGTTACAAAGACCCGTTAATAAAATATCCTGGAGCATTAGGGCAACTGATCAACCAATATATGGTCCAGGAATCCTTTGTTGTTTTCCTGGGCCAGAATAAAGGAGGTAAATCGTTCTTCTTAATGGATGCCGCCATGCGAGCAGCCAAACAAGGGAAGCAAGTTGTTTTTATCCAAGCCGGGGATATGTCCCAAGCACAACAAGAACGACGCCAAGCAATTTATTTATCCAAGAAATCAGATTTACAGCAGTATTGCGGCCCTTTATTGATTCCGGCCCTGGATTGCATCTGGAATCAAAATGATGAATGTGAATTAGATTTTAGGGCAGGAGGCAAAAAAGGGGATGATGGCCCGTTTTACAAGAAAAAGCCAGAACAAATCCATGACTTAACATTAAAAGAACTGAAAGAGGCTTTTGAAGAAATGCCGGAGCATACTCCTTGTTACAATTGCCTCAGATTTAAAAAGAACCGGTTTCAAGGTGCTTTGTGGTATAAACAGAGAAAAGCCGTTGAACCATTAAGCTGGAAAGAAGTCCACAGGACTTTGGAAAAAAGGCATAAAACTTTGATAAACAGGATTAAGCTTATCACATATTCCAGCGAATCTTTGACTATGTCTAAAATCAATGCCGAATTGGATATTTTAGAGAAAAGTGGGTTCTTCCCGCAAATCATCATCATTGATTACATGGACTTGATCGCCCCGGACTATGATGCTACAGGGCTGAAGCCCAGGGATCAAGAAAATAAAAAATGGATGCGTGCCAGGCGGTTGAGCCAGGACCGCAAATGTTTGTTACTATCTGCCAGCCAAAGCGATACGGAGGGATTCGATAAAAAGTTTTTATCCAAAAAGAATTTTTCAGAAGACCGCAGGAAGCTTGACCATGTTACCGCAATGGTCGGGCTGAACATGACCAAAGAGGAAAAGAAGAAGGGCATTATGCGCATCAATGATATTGTGGCCAGGGATACTGAAGGCGCAAACTGGTGCTACGTTACACACCGTCTGCAAATAGGACGGCCAATCATTAATAGTTTTTTTTAAAGGAGGAATGAAAGAAAATGAATAAACCATTTAAATATTTAGTATTGGGAAACCACCCTATTTTCCAGTATGTGACTCGACGTTGTTTAACAGTAGAAGAAGCTGAAAATGTAAAAAATGGATTATTAGCGGTTGGGTATGAAGTAGAAATAAAAGAGGAAGGAGGAGATAAATGACAGCACCAAAGAACAATGAACAAGAAAATAAACCCCAACCCAGCCTGATCCCACTGGACCTGCTGATTAAGATCCTTGAACCAGCTTACAGGGAAGGGCTAATCAAATATCGTCGGGAATCATGGAGAGAAGGATTCCACACAACAATAATGATGGATTCGGCGCAGCGACACCTATCTGCCCATTTCTATGATGGAGAAGATTTCGACCCTGATGCCAAAAAACTGGGGATTAACAAGACTCATTTAGGCGGGGCATTATTCAGCATCCTCTGTATGGCACACACAATGCTGAACCACCCTGAATTAGATAACCGGCCTGGAAAAATGAAAAAAGAAAAAATCTATGTCAGCACCTTAGATGTTTTCGGGCTGAAAAAAGAATTTATATTCGTTGAACCACCAAACGAAGAGTAGGAGGATTTATAATGAAAATAATTAATCAAAGCTATGAAATTTTAAATTGGCCAGAACAGGCATTGGAAATGATCGAACGTGCCGGGAGAACCTGCTATAAATCAGAGAATAAAATTGGATGTTCAATTCCAGAAGAACAGCAAGGTCATGAAAATTGCCCTGACCTGCATTGGTATTTTTCTTGCACCTCGGAATGTCAGCACCATTCATCAAGAAAATTTGTTAAGATGCTGCAAAACAGAGGCCACCATGCAATGATTGAATTTGCGGATCTTACCGTCAAGTTTATTACCAATCGGGGAGTGACGCATGAACTGGTCCGGCACCGGATGTGTTCTTTTGCCCAGGAAAGCACCCGGTACGTGAAGTATGATGGAAATATGGAATTTATCCGGCCTGTTTGGGGTTATCCAACATCGTGCACACACCTTGAACAAACCAAAGAAATTTTAATTGCAGATACTATATGGCTTAGGGCAATGCGATATGCGGAAGGATACTATCTGCAATTATTAGATGCGGGCTGGAGGCCAGAACAGGCCAGAGAAGTTTTACCCAATTCGCTTAAAACCGAAATCGTGGTAAAAGCAAACCTCCGGGAATGGCATCATGTCTTAACCCTCAGGACTTCCAAAGCAGCACACCCACAGATGAGGGCCTTAATGCTGCCGCTCTTAAAAGAATTAAAAGAAAAAATCCCTGTTGTATTCGATGGGGTACAGGAATGAAAATTGTTATCTGTATATTTATGCTTTTTCTGTGGCCAACTATAATAAACATTGCAGAATTTATGCCCTGCCCTGTATACGAGCATATCCAAATTCATGGGCATGGGATTGATATGAGCAGTGTATGGGGGCAAGGAAAAGCAAATTATCAACTCAGGAAGAAAAACTTTAAACCTGGGAGATATTTGAGGAGGTAGAAATGCCGTTCAAATGGCATGCAAGATTTATTGATCTTGCTTATTTAGTTGCTTCTTGGAGTAAAGATCCAAGCACTAAATGTGGCGCTGTGATTGTTGACCAAAATAAAAGGATTATCTCCGTTGGTTTCAATGGATTTCCTAAAGGAACTTCTGACGATACCGGGCTTTATGACAACAGGGAAGAAAAATACCGTAGGGTGATCCATGCAGAAAAGAATGCAATTTTATTTGCCCAAAAGGATTTAGCTGGATGTACATTATATGTAGTTCCTATGCCTCCATGCAGCCAATGTGCCGGTATGATTATCCAATCTGGAATTACCCTTGTTGTCACAATAGAACCAAGTACAGAACATATCAAAAGATGGGGTGTGGATATACTGTCAACAAAACAAATGTTCAATGAAGCTGGTGTACAATTACTGTACTATGCGTCAATTGAAAAATAAATAAAGGAGGGAGCAAAATAAATTTTTAAAAAATTAAAATTGTTTTGTATAATATAATGACGAGGAAATGAATTTAATCATATTCCAATTTAACCAAGAGTTACTAACAGTAACAAAGAAAAAAGGAGAACGACAATGGGAAAGAAAAGTAAAGAAAAAGCACCGCAGATTGACCCGAAAAAGCTGCGAAAAGCTGCGGATGAGCTCCAGGGCCTGCTTGACCTGGAAGATGATGATGGAAACCCTGTTGAACTGAATAAAGGGTCCATTGAGGAAATCTGTGACAAAGTGACAGAGGCCGCCGCAGAACTCACTGAAGACGATGAAATTTCTGAAAACTTGGCAGAGGTGCTTGAAATCCTGGGGGTTGAAATCCCGGAAGCAGAAGATGCAGATGATGATGCAGATGATGATGCAGATGATGATGCAGATGATGATGCAGATGATGATGCAGATGATGATGCAGATGATGATGCAGATGATGATGCAGATGATGATGGTCCGGAACTGTCCCTGGCCGACCAGGTAAAAGCAGCAAAGAAGCTTGACGACATGAAAATCCTGGTGAACAACAATGATGAATTCAAAAAACTGCGCAAAGGCCTCAGTGATTATAAAGGTCTTGCCGGCCCACGTGAATTGAAAGCCAAAATGCTGAAAATCCTCGGAATTGACCCGGCTGAAAAACCTGCAAAAGGCCCGAAAAAAGAAGCTGGAAAATCCAGATACGGCCGGTTGCTTTCTTCTGCTGTTGGTGTGATTGATGAATTGCTCTTCAAAGGTACCACAGAAGAAGACATCCTCAAAACACTCACTGAAAAATTTCCCGGAAAGGATGTGAAACAACTCACTGCCAGGCTGCATGGCCATATGAAGCAGTTGAAAAAGGAAGGGATCACAATTACCGAAAAAAACGGGAAGATCAAATCCAAAGAAGAAAAACATCCCAACATGGAATAGCACTGCCAACGGAGCCAAGTAAAACAATGATTGAATGCCGCCCAAATATGCATTAATGGGCGGCATTTTTCGCACAAAATCAATAATGAGGGTGAAATAAGGAAATGGGAAAACTAAAAAAGAAAAGTGACCACGCAGGAGATAACACGATAATCAAGAATGGAAAAAACTTCAGCGCCTTACTCACAAATGCAAACCTGCGTGGGTTGTTGAATGAAGTTGTCCTGACTGTAAAAAACGGGGTTGGAGAAATCCAGGCAATTGATATGACTTCCAGTGTATTCCTTTCTTGCACTGAAGACCTTGGTATAACAGAGGACCTCACTATTGGGCTAAACAATTTACCCGGCCTGATTAAATTCTTTGAAAACAGCGAAGAAGTCCAGTACCGGTTTGAAGATGACTGGATTATCCTCAAAAAACACAAAGCCCAATTGAAATGTATTCTATCTCCTCCTGAATCTGTCCCAACCAGCATCACAGAAAAGCTTAAATTTTCTGACCTCAAAAAACAATGCAGTAACTCCATCGACTTCACCAAAAAGATGTACGACGAATTTACGTACTATTCTTCCATAGTCAGCCCTACCAGCATTTTTATTGTTTCCGAAAAGAAGAAAACAATGCTGCACAGCAATGAATACGATGAGCAGCAATTTAAACTGTTTTTAGGTAAAGCGGAAACTGATGAAACATGCAAAACGGAAATCCTGACAGAACATTTTTTGAAAATCCTTGGCATCCTAGACTGGAGTGAAAAAGTAACAATGTTCTTTGGCACTGACGTCCCAACGGTCATAAAACAAAAAGAAAACTTTTGGTCACTGGTGCCACTCAAAAGTTAAGGAGGCACCAAAATGAACATAGAAGAATTCTTGCCAATTAAGAGTAGGGTGCTTTCAAAAATGAGCAAATTTGAATTGGCAAAGAAAAAATGCACATCGAAAGAAGAATTGCGTGTCCTGGAAATGCAATACCTCCGCCCGGAAAAGTTGCAGAAAACAACACAAGTGAACCACGCAGCATCTATTGATGACAGAATTATTGAAGTTGTTTTTGCAAATGAAGAAGACATCCAAAACTTCAAGCAGTTTTTCTCTGTAACTTCTCGCAGATCACTCGGGGTGAAGCAATCACTGTACAGGATTAATTTGCTTTTAGATTTTATCGCAGCATTGAAATCAGGGGAAATATCTTATGATTCGGAAAAACGAAAATTCAAGTACCAAACAGAGCCAGAACATGACGAAAGAAGATCAGATCGGAAACGGAATATTACCTCCACTAAACTCCGACATCTTAAAAGAAGCAAACAAATGGCTTCTTGAGAATACAGACAGGACAGCCCACGGAACATATGGTTCCCCACGGGTGAGCAGTGAATTACCTGATTGCAGTATGCCGATGACATTTGATCAGTATAGTTACTGTGGACTCGGCTGTTGCTATTGCACTATTGCAGGGACTCCAATTTCTGTTGTTGGTGGGAATAAACCAATTGAACATCTTATGGTAGGAGATAGTATTTACAGCAGGAACGTCGAAACAATGCAAATGGAGGTAACAGAAATAACAGCCACCATGGAAAGGACAGTGCATGAGATTTATGAGATTGAACTTGAAAATGGGCGGAAGTTAAATATCACAGGTGAACATCCTGTTTGGGTGAATAATTCTGAATGGAAATGCGTAAAAGACTTAAAGCTAACTGATGAAGTTGATTTTGTAGAAAAGCCGTATTTAGTTGCACGGAACCAAGAATACCAATTTAGAAAAAATGTATCAAAACGCATGAAGAAAAATAATCCAAGGTGGGTTGCTGGTGTCACAGAAAGAACATCGAAAACATTAAAAAAACGGTATGCCAGTGGTGAATTAACTCCATATTGGTTAGGAAAAGAAAAACCAGACGCAAAACATAGGATGCTGACAAACAATCCGATGAAGGACCCAACCATCAGAAGAAAGACATTGCAAAAATCAGTAAAAACATGGCTTGAAAATGGAAGAATTTCAATCGGTGAAAAAAGGTACGGAAAGCACTACGTGTGCTCGGTGAAAACTTTATTCATGAAATGAAAATACCAGGACCAAAAAGAGAATACACGCTTGATTTTTTCTTGCCTGATAAAAATATTGTAATAGAGTATGATGGGCACAGTAAGCATTATACAGAAAAGGGGCAAGAAAAACATCATGAACGTGATAATTGGTTGTATCAAAAACATGGCATAATTACTGTTCGTATACATAGAGACGAAACAAAATTACCTGTCACCCAGTTTAGTAAGTTGCTTACCGAAAGGATTGCAAAATGCGCATAAAAAGCATTGTTATAAAAAAAGGGACTTTCAGAGTCCATAACATTGAAACGTCTAAACATAATAATTATTATGCCAATGGTGTGCTTGTGCATAATTGTTTTTCATACTTCTTTAAGAGCAACAACCCAAGCATGAAAACACATGAACTCAAACAAGTGAATGTAAAAAGGTTGTTGAAAAAAATGAATGGTGAATCACCGCAAGATGTAATGTACCGGCATTTTTATAAAAGAAAATTCTTGTTGCATTGGGGTGGATTGGCAGATCCATTTTGTTCATTTGAAAAAACAAACGGAACCGGGCTTGAATTAATTAAAGGGCTGGGGAAATTAAATTACCCAACCCTCTTTTCATTCAAAGGACCAACAATCTTAGAAAAGAACTACCTCAAAACATTTGAGAAATACCAAAAACAGTCAAATTTTGCTTTCCAGGCATCCATTATAACCCGTGATGATGATATGGCAAAACGGGTTGAAATTGGGGTGCCAAGCCCAACAAAAAGATTAAAAGCATTGAAAGAACTCAGTGATATGGGGTATTGGACTATCCTCAGATTACGTCCTTTTATTGTTGGAATTTCTGATGTTGGCCTTGATGAACTATTAAACGATGCCCTCGCTGCTGGTATTAACGGTGTCAGTTGCGAGTTTTTTGCCATGGATGCAAGAGCAAATATCGGAATGAAGACCAGGTATGATTGGCTGGGCCAGTTAACCGGGATAAAAAATATGCATGAATATTACACGGTGCTCAGCCCAAAAGAACGTGGCGGGTACCGGAGGCTCAATAGGCTTGTAAAAGAGCCATATATCAAAAAGATCTATAAATTCTGCATTGAAAATAATTTGGTTTGTGGGATCAGTGACCCTGACTTTAAAGAGTTGAACACCTCTGGATCATGTTGTGCCATGCCGGATAATTTTAAAAAGAACCCGGAAATGCAAAACTGGACTACATCCCAATTGACATACCACCTGAAAGAAATCAGGAAAACATATCACAAAACAGGAAAGCTTGAAAGGCTTTATTTTGATAAAGTGTACAACAGTGGTAAAGAAACATACCTGGAAGAATGGCGTTTTGCCAATGACCACCCATGTACTGTTGGAATGTCACACGCCAGGGTCCGGAACACCAATCTAAAACAAATCACACAACGGTCCTGGAATAATTTACACAGTCCTGGAAATCCCAGGAACTATTTCCATGGGAAAGTTGTTCCGGTTGACCAGGACAGTAAGGGCAATTTAGTTTTTGAGTATGCCCCACATGATTATGAAGCACAATGGAAAAAAGAAGGTATCGATTTAACAAAATAAAACAGGTGTATTATGCACATTTATATTCCCACGTACAGCAGGCCGAATAAGCAAGAGACATTAAAGCACATCCCAAATAAATTGATGGAAAAGGTTCGTTTGGTTGTGAACAAAGAAGAATACGGGGTGTATTGCGAACGTGTTTCTAAAAAAATGATCATGGTTGTGGAAAGAAAAGTAACAAACATCGGCCAAGTACGCCAGTACATTATTGAAAATAGCCTCAGTGATTTCAGTTTATTTTTTGATGATGATATGTCCTTTGGTGTACGGAAAGAAGGTAAACTTAAAAAAGCTGAAAAAATAGATGTGTACGGAATGTACAAATTATTACTTTTTTGGCTGGAAGAAGGGCTTATCCACGTAGGGGTCAGTCAAAGATTTGGGAATAACCGGATAGCAGAAGATTACCTGGAAGTGACCCGTATGAATAATGTTTATGCGTACAACACCAAAATTGTGAATAAAGAAAAAATCAGGTTTGATAGATTGCCGATAATGGAAGATTTTGACATGACTTTGTCTTTACTTGCTGCAGGATACAAAAACCGGGTGTCGTACAAGTATTGCTGGGGACAAGGGAAGAGTGGCGATAGGGGTGGGTGTTCAACCTATCGGACGTTTGAAATGCAAAAAGAAGCTGCTATAGCATTAAGTAAACTTCACCCTGGCATCGTTAAAATAAAGGCAAAAAAAGGTAAGGAAGAATGGGGTGGTATAAATTCCCTATACCGAACAGACGTTAATATTTTGTGGAAAAAAGCTTTCAAAAACAAGGAAAGAAAAGGAAACACTGATTGGCTTTTTAGCGGGAGGAAGGAGTAATGTCCGGATTCTTTTTCCCAGAAAGAAAACAAAAAGTGCAAACATTTAATTCCTTTGTTGGAAGAGGTAATACTTGCTCAACTTGTGGCAGGTACCGTGGATGCAAAACTCCAAGAATGAAGCCGTTTGGTGGATTTAAGAAAAAGATCATGCTTTTGGTTGAATCACCAAGTGTGACTGACGATAAACTTGGTGAACCACTTAAAAGCCGGCACGGGAAAAAAATTGTTCGTGCTTTAAAACAAATAGGGGTAGATGTTGCCAGTGATTGCCTTGTTGTCTATTCTGTTGCTTGTTATTCAGAAGAAAAAGTCAAACCAAAAGAAATTCTTTGCTGCAAAACAAAACTGGTACAAACGATCCGCCAACATAAACCAAATGTGATAATCCCCTTTGGGGGAGAATCACTTGATGCATTGATTGGCCATTACTGGAAAAAGAACATCAGCGGAATACAGAATTGGAGAGGTTGGCAAATACCAGACAGGAACTATCAAGCTTGGGTTTGCCCAGTATTCGCTCCTTGGTTTATTGAACAAAGTGAAGAAAAGTACAGTAATATGGCAGAGAATCTTTGGCTAGAAGATTTAACATCCGCAATAAGCATACAAGAACAAATTCAATTTTCCGATGATACCAAATGCATTCATTACGTTGAAAATAATGAAGATTTCCGGCAAGCTATTAAAGAGATCAACCGTGCTCCTTGGGTTTCTTTTGATTATGAAACTACCGGGCTGAAACCACATGCACCAGGACATGAGATAATTTGTGTCAGCGTTGCAGTATCCAGTAAAAAAGTATTTGTTTGGGAGAATGATGAATACAGGGCAAAGGTATGGTCTATGATCCTGAAAAAAGGAAAAATAAAAAAATCATCACACAACCTTTCTTTCGAGCAATTATGGAGTGCAGTATTAATGAAAACCAGAGTCCGTGGCTGGGATTGGTGCAGCATGAACACGGCCCATATCTTGGATAACAGGCAAGGCATTTGTGGATTAAAATTCCAAGCATATGTTAATTTCGGGGTTATCGATTATAATTCTCAAATAGAACCATACTTAGAAAGCCCACCTGATCAGGGGGCCAATGCAAAAAACAGAATAAAAGAATTCATTAAAAAATTCGGGATAAAACCAGTTTTGACTTATTGCGCCTTGGATTCATTATACGGATATTGGCTCACAGAAAAACAAAAACAAGATATTGAAAATAAAGTAGCAAACGAACTAATTCCCTTTTAACCAGGCAGAAACCTACAATGAAACGGAAAAAGAAATTGCAGACCAATTCTGAATTGTTACAGAAAGAAAGCCTTCAAATATTCAAATGCATAAAACCTATCAAACTCCAATTAACAAAAAAAGCTTGTGCACATATGTACCATCAAGCAAACAAAACAAACAAAAACGGGGTCTCTGCAATTAACCATACCATCGATGCATTTTACTATTGTTTTGAATGCCCAGAAGGGAAGAAAAATTATGAAAAATACCACAGTAACGGGAAAGAAAAAATAAAGGCCCCTAAAAGAAAACAATGCCTGATGTACCAGGTAGACCCAACTCAATGTAAAAATGAAAAAATAGAAGGGTGGTTTTCCAGGCACAGAACACAAAAAGACCAAAACTGGGGGATCAAGAGGTTTTGTTGTGCTGAATGTGGGGTGCGGTACCATTATTTAAAATCACAAGGGAAGATAAAATGATTCAAGCAACTACTGAAGATGCACGGAAATTGATCACAGAAGGGTTAATTACTTTATCAAATGCCTCAATTGAAGGTATTGGCATTGATATCAAATACTGCTTGAAGCAAGAAAAAATACTTACCCTGAAACTAAAAAAATTAATCACTGAATTTAAAGAAACCAGGACCGGTAAACTATGGAAAAAAATTTACCGGAATGCCAATTTCAATTCTGATATGCAACTTCGGGATATCTTGTTTAAAAAATTACACCTCCCACAAGTCAAAAAAACCGAACCCAGTGTTACATACCCAAACGGCCAGCCTGTTGTAAACAATGAAACTTTAGAACTGTTAAGCAAACAGAATGAAGATTTATTGCCGTATATCAGTTATAAAAAATATGATAAGGTTTTGAACACTTATATCTCAGGTATCATAAAAGAACAAGTGGATGGGTTTCTTCACCCATTCTTCCACCTGCATACTGCCAAAACATTCCGATCCAGCAGCGCCAATATCAATTTCCAGAACCAGCCGAATAGAGATCCCATTCAAAAGAAAATCATCCGGACAGCATTTATCCCGCACAAAGGACATCGGTTTCTTACAGCAGACTTTTCCGGGATTGAAGTTGCTATTTCTTGCTGCAATCATAAAGATCCCAAAATGATAAAGTATGTAACAGACAAAAAAACTGATATGCACCGGGATCTTGCCGTCGATTGCTATAAGCTGGATAAATTTCAAAAAGAAGGATCTGAAAAAACACTAAGGAAAGGCGCCAAAAATGGATTTGTATTTCCTCAATTCTACGGCGATTATTACGGGAACAATGCCCCAATTCTTTTGCACTGGGGTGGATTGCCTTCTTCCGGTTCTTGGGAAAAATCAGACGGTTTGCCATTAATAACTGGAATGACCCTTGGAGAGCACTTAATCCGAAAGGGCATAACTTGTTACGAAGAATTTGAAGACCATATTCAAGATGTACAAAACCATTTTTGGAAACAAAGATTTAAGGCATACAATCAATGGAAATTAGATAATGTTGCGGAGTATTATAAAAGGGGATACTTAAAAACATTAACCGGGTTTACCTGCTCTGGGTTGATGGGCAAAAACGAAATAAACAATTACCCAATACAAGGCCCAGCATTCCATTGTACTCTTGCCACATTCATTGAAATTTCAAAAAGGATTGAATACCAAGGATTAAAGACCCGGTTAATTGGACAAATACACGACGAGCTTGTTTTTACAAATGAACCTGATGAAAAAGACCAAATACTTGATATGATCCGATCTGTTGCGTGTATTTGGTTGCCAAAACAATGGCCTTGGATTATTGTTCCTTTAGAAATTGAAGCAAATGTTTTTGAAGTTGACGCCCCTTGGTCATCAGCTTCTTATGTTGTTAAAATTGCCAAATAAATAAAGATGACAACTTTTAAACAACTTTTAAAAAAATTAAAATCATTTTGTATAATATTACAGAATACGGTAAAGATGTAGAAAATTAAAATTATAAACTGGAGAAAAGAATGCCCACAATTAAAAAATTAATCGAATGCAAGAGTTGTTCCGGCACCGGGGTGTACCAAGGAATGGCTGAAGGTCACGGTTGTGGTGTTGTCTGCACAACCTGTAAAGGTTCAGGCGCATTTGAGTACACCTTCACGTACAACGAGTTTAAAGGTAAACGGACTAAAGATGGAATTAGTCGCGTATACAAATCTGGGTATGGGTATAAAATAGGGTTGGGCAAAATAAATTTTGTTGGTATTGGTGAAATTGATATGGACAAAAAAGGAGTCAGTTACACAGAATTTTTGTCAGGGCAAATGCCTGCGCATATCCAAGAATTGTGTTGCCCAATGCTTGCCGATCAAGGTGCATGCCATGCTATTGATGGGTTTGTACAACAATGCAAAAAATTGGATGGGCGGGGCTGGATAGGGCACATACCAAATTGTAATTATGCCAGTAAAAAATCTTTGTGTTGGGATCGATTTACTCGCGCCCAAAAAGCACAGGAGAAAAATTAAAATGGAGTTGTACAAAAAGTACAGGCCGGGGGTGTTATCAGATATGGTCGGAAATAAAGCAAATGTTCAATTGCTCACTTCTTTCTTAAAAGAGGGGAATTTACCCCATGCCATTATGTTCACAGGGCAAAAAGGGTGCGGGAAAACAACCCTCGGCAGAATCCTGAAAACTGAATTGAATTGCGCTGATTGTGATTATAAAGAGTTGGACACTGCTGTATTTCGTGGCATTGATACAATGCGTGAAATACGGGAACAAATGAAGTTCTTACCAATTAAGAGTGAATGCAAAGTTTTTTTGTTGGATGAATTTCACATGGTTGGCAAAGGGATGGAAGAAAAAAATGAAGCCCAGAATGCCTTATTGAAGGCTCTGGAAGACACGCCGAAACATGTTCATTTCATTTTATGCACAACAAATCCAGAACGTGTCATATCTACCGTAAAAAGTAGATGTGTTGAAATTCAATTGCAGACTCTTTCCGAATCAGAGATGATTTTGTTACTTAAAAAGGTGTGCAAAAAAGAACGGAAGGTTTTGCCCGGAAAAGTTATAAAACAAATTATTACGTACGCAGAAGGGAGCCCAAGAAACGCTTTACAGTTATTGGAAAAGGCCCTGAACCTCACTGACGAAAAAGATATGCTGGAAGCTGTTAAATCTGAATTACTGGATCAATCCGCTGCGGTAAATGAATTATGCCAAGCGATGCTGAAAACAGGGGAATGGGGTAAAGTGAAAAAGGTTCTCCAAGGGTTAAAAACGGAAGACCCTGAAAGCATTCGCCGGCAAATTATCGGGTACGCTGGAGCGGTATTACTAAATGGAAATGAATCAGCATCATTAATCTTGGGATGGTTTCTTTACAAGAACACGTACGATGCTGGATTCCCATTGATTACCCAGTTTTGTTATAACATTTGTCAAGGAATTGAGCCTCCATGTTAATGAGAAAATATGAGAAATAACAAAAAATTAAAAAAAGTAAAAGATCTTGTTGAATGGGAGATAAAAACAACATCGGATGCTTGTAAATGGGCAGGTCCAGTTTTTGTGAATAACGCAGACAATATCGTTCACCATTATGAGTGTAATCACGTTAATAATTTTGTGTGTCTTTGCTGTTCTAAAAATTGCCCAATTATAATTACTGGAAATTAAATGACGGGGCCTCCCGGGTATAATAACCATAACAAAGGATTTCTTTAAATGCGCCCTAATCCTGATGAAATCATGGCATACTTGATAAGCAACAAAGAAAAGATACAAACAGGGAAGATTAAAAAAGTTGAAATTTGCATTGCCCTGGGCATTTGTGAGAGGACAGTGTACCGGTATTTACAATTATTGGGAATTAAAACTATTATCGGTAGGCCAAAAAGCGCAAGATGCCAAAGCAGGATGGCCAAGAAAACTAATTTCAAACGAATTATCCGATTAGAAAAGCTGGTAAAAACTTTGGCACGGGTGCTTTATGAGGTACAGGAAGATATGGGGTCAATCCCGCATCCAAGCATAAAAGAAATACTAAAAGAGGAAAGGTAGGGGCAAAATGAAAAGAAAACCAAGTGTTTCAAAATTCAAAATCAATAAAGCTGGATTCAGAAAAGAACTGGATCATTACTTTCCAAAATACATGTTCACAATGAAAAAGCAAATCAGTCCTTTCATCGTGGTCCAAGGCAACGAGATAAGAAAAGAAGATATGACTGCCACATTGTTTGAGTTGCCTGAAGACACCACAATATTTCATACTTGGCCTGGCCAATACCGGTCTGACGTGTTTGTGTATACCATAAAAGAAATGCTGGAATGGTTTAATGCACAAGAAGAATCCACAAAAGAAACGTACAGGAGGAAATGTGGGCTTACTGAATAAAAAACGTCTTGACTACAAACAAGACGTAAAAATAGATACAGAAGCCCTGGATGTGGAATGGGCAGAACATCCGGAAAAATGCCTGATGTACATCGAACAACTGGCAGAATTAAGGAAACAGGCCCGGCTGGATGAAGAGGAAGTCAAAACAACCAGGTCAGAACTTATCTTGGAAGCAAATAATGATCCAATTGGATGCTGTGGGAAAGAGAAACCGAATGCTGCGGATATTGAAGCTTATTATCGCAGCAATGATGAGTATAAAGCAGCAAAAGAGGCAGCTATCCAGGCAGCAGATGCGGCACTTGTGGCAGAAGACATGAAAAACCTGATGACATATACCAAAACAAAAGCACTGGAGCAATTAGTCAGTTTGCATTCACAATCTTATTTTATCGGGCCAACGACTCCCAGGAACTTAAACAGAGAAATGGAAAAAAGAAGGGAAAGAAAAGAACAAGCAGAAGAAACAAAGAAAAAAACTGCCAGCAACCTAAAAAATAAGTTCAGCGGGTTCAAAAGGAAAAAAGCATGAATTTTTTAGAAACATTAATTATTTCCATTTGCGGCACGCTTGCAATTATTTTGATGGCGTATTTAGCTGGGCGTAATTTTGCCTTAGGGGTTTTACATCAAATTGCGGAAATAGTGAAGAAAATAGAAGGACAAACAGTAGAAACAGAACGAAAGGAGAACAAATGAAAAAGAGTAAACGTGAAAACAAGAGGCGTGGGGCCTCAATGGGTGCCGGAGCCAGGGAATCCAGAAAAAATAGAAAACTTGGGAAAAAATGGCTCAGTATCCCAAAAGGAATGCAACTCTGGAAAGAGGAACCTGGGTTGTACAAGGTTGATATCCTCCCGTATGAAGTGAAAAACCCAAAATTACATATGGAAGGTGAATACATCACGGAAGGTATTTGGTACAGGATGCCGTACAAACTGCACAGAAATGTTGGGCCGAATAAAATGGATATCGTATGCCCAACAACTATCGGAAAACCGTGCCCGTTATGCCAGAAACGGCAGGAGATTTTCGATGACCCTGACCTGGACAACAAACTTGCCGGAGCTTACCGGGCATCAGAACGATCATTGTTTGCTCTCAAGATGCTATCCGGTAACAAAGAACTGAAAGGCAAGATCGTTTTGTGGGACATTTCTGATTTCTTGTTCTTTGAGCAGCTTTGCGTTGAACTGGAAAACGGTGAAGAAGAATGGGAAAACTTCCCGCTGCTGGAAGGCGGGTATTCTTTAAAGATCCGGTTGTTGGAAGAAGTATTTGACAAAACCAAATTTTCCAAATGTGATCGGATTGACTTTATCGAACGGGATGACTACGATGAATCCATTCTGGAAGAAGTTCCCTGCCTGGATGATGTGATCCTGCCGAATATCCGGACGTTTAAGGAAATCCAGGCAATTCTGGAAGGTATGGACGAGGATGAAGATGATGATTCTGAGGAGGAAGATGATGAAGATGAAAAAACTTCCAGAAAAACAAAAAAAGGTTCCAGGGAAGCCGGGAAAGCAGATAAATCCAAACCGGCAAAGGGAAAGAAAAGACCCGAACCAGAGCCGGAAGACGATGATGACGGCGACAATGATAGTGATTCGGAAGAAGTAGAACAGCCGGAATCCTGGGATGAATTAGAATCCATGGATGAAGATGAACTGGTTGCCCTTGCCGAATCCCTGGACTTTGAAATTGATGAAGATGAAATTGATTCTGAGGATGCCCTGCGAGAGGCCCTGGCGGAAGAACTTGGGATTGAAAAACCGAAAAAGGGTAAAAAGAAAGAAACCTCCAAATCCACAAAGCCTGCAAAATCCGGTAAAAAGAAGCCGGAGCCAGAAGAAGATGATGACGAGGATGAAGAAGAAGATGATCCCCCACCGAAATCCAAAAAGCAAGACAAATCCGGCAAGGGAGCGGATAAAAAAGCCAAGAAAGGGGCTTCAGGCAAATGTCCGCACGGCCATGTATTTGGTGAGGAATTCGGGGATCATGATGAATGCGATGAAGACACCTGTAAAAAGCATGATGCTTGTTTTGATGAATACGATTCAATGCAGGATGAATGACTACCAGGTAATTAACCAATAACCAAAATTGTTGGGTGGCGGAATAGGTAGACGCAGATCAGGCAAGGCGGAAGGTACTTGTATGCAGGTTCAAATCCTGCCCCAACAATAAATAGTATGGAGAGAAAGAAGATGGCACAGTATAAAAATGGATTCCTTAAGCCCCCCGCACCAGATAAGTTAGTCGGCTGTTATATTGCCAGGGCTGATTCCCATCGAATCGCTCTCCATGCTATTTTATCCTCAAAAACTCGTTCTGAAGTTTTCCAGGAGTTATTACTCCCTTTCATTGAAAAACTCCCAGAACTTGAAATTTTATTGGAACAAGTGACTGTTTATTTAGTGCGGGAGTGGCAAGATAAATGTATTAAGAACGCAAGTCAAATCGGATGGAAATCAGCGGACCAAATGTCCCTACGATGGAATGAGTATAAAGAAGAAGTAATCACTGAATTTAAAAAGAAAAAACTTGACCAGCATTTGTTGCAGCAGATCATTCAACGGCTGGAAATACTTGAATACGGGGAAATCCCGGTAAAGGAATAAAAAGAATAAAAGGAACAAAAGGAACATGATAAATGATAAAAAGAAAAGTTAAATCTATGTCCAGGCCATCTTCAGGGGATAACCTAAGGGAACAAATCCGGGAACATGTGAAAGAAGAAAAAGAGGTGAAACCAGAAAGTCAAAATGGTAAATTGTGGGTTCCTTCTGGTTCTATTCTTTTTAACCTTGCTTGTTCTGACAGATATTCTGGTGCGTACCTGGAAGGCCGGATGATTAACCTGGTTGGAGATTCTTCTTCTGGGAAATCCTTTCTTGCCTTATCCGGTATGGCCGCAATGGCAAACAGCAAGAAATACGCTGATTATGCGTTGATCTATGATGATGCCGAATTTGCAGATTCGTTTGATCATGAAAAACTTTTCGGGTCTTCTTTTTGTTCCAGGGTGAAACCCCCTTCCATTGATACTGAAACAGGAGAGCTTGTTTTTTCATCAACCATTGAACAGTTCTTTGACCATGTTATGGATGCTGTTGATTCAGAAAAGCCCTTTATTTACATTTTGGATTCATTCGATGCAATTGATGCCGACGCCGAAATAGCAAAAGAACTTGAAAACAGGGAGCACCGAAAGAAAGGCAATTTATCTAAAATAAAAGGCAGCTTTCAGGCAACCAAACAGAAGAAAGCTTCCCAGATGTTTCGGCAGATTTGCGGCAAGCTTTCCAAAACAAAATCAATACTGATTATCATTAGCCAAACCAGGGATAACCTGGATGCATTTTCGTTTGTTAAACAATACAGGGCCGGAGGAAAAGCTTTAAAATTTTATTCCAGCATTGAAGCCTGGCTGACGTATGCCGGAGCAATCACCAAAACGGTTGCCGGGGTACCCCATAAAATTGGGGTTAAAACAGTCATAAAGATCTCAAAGAACAAATTCACCGGAAAGCTCCGGGAAGTCGGATTCCCAATCTATTATGATTATGGGATTGACGATATTGAATCCTGCCTGGATTTTCTGGTCACAAATAAATACTGGGTGAAGCCAAAACAGACCATCACAGCCACCGAATTAAACGTTGAAATGACCCAGCCAAAACTGATCCAATACATTGAAGAAAAAGGAAAAGAAAAAATCCTTTTTAAGGCCGTTCAATCGTGCTGGAATGAACTGGAAGAAAAGCTGAAGTTAAACCGTAAAAGAAAGTTTTAAGGCACCGGTATTATGAAAATAAAAAGCAAAAGAATATCATCTAAAGGGCAAGGGTATCAACTATCTTTACCTGGTGATATATTCACAAAACATATTCAATTTGGCACTCCTATTTTGGATGGCATTTATGTTATTTTTTTTAAACATTATCCCCCTTTGGCCCATGATAATTTCCCTCCAGCAGGAATGAAAATCTGTCATTATTCTATGGGGGCCTGGGCTTGCAGTGAAATGGTTTTGGCCTTCCTTGGCCCTTTACCAATTCTGAGCCTGGATGAATTGGCTGTGGAGCAGGAATGCATGAATAGACAATTTGTTATTGGGACATTGAAAGGGGCTGCTAAAAATAAGTTTTTATCTGTATATCATCCTCAATATATGATTGCCACCCTGAATGTACCATTACAAAGAAAAGGCAATTTTATTTTTGAAATGAATAGCCATAAATCAATGCCGACCCCGGTTGCTAAATGGGGTGAAGAAGAAGGTAAATGGCGAAAAATAACAGAGCCAAGAAAGTATCTCAAAATTATCAAAGCGTTTCAAATGCATTTCCGGATCGGTTCTTACAATAAATAGGAAAATCTAAATAATGAAACGGATAATGAAACGGATAATGAAACGGGTAATGAAACGAAAAACAAAACCAGGAATAAAACCCAAACGGAAAGTAAAAATATCCGTAAAACATATTACCACCAAACCAGAAGTAAAACCCAAACGGAAAGTAAAAATATCCGTAAAACATATTACCACCAAACCAGAAGTAAAACCCAAACGGAAAGTAAAAATATCCGTAAAACATATTACCACCAAACCAGAAGTAAAACCACCAATACTACCGATAATAACTGCCAGAAACAGGCCAGTAAAAAAAATAGATTGGGGCAAGTTTGTAGATAAGGAAAGGCATGCCCCAGATTGCATCCAATTAACGCAAAAAACTGCCCAAGAATTAAAACAAAAACTTTACCTGCTCCAGGATGGATATTGCCCTATTATAAAACAAAGAATTAAATGGGGTGATACCACCTTAGACCATCAGCATAAATTGAAAAGTGAATTATCCGGCCCAGAAGGAAAAGGGCTTATCCGTGGTGTGTTGCATTTTCAAGCGAATTCTTTTGAAGGAAAAGTCTACAAGACATACAAACGATACGGCCTGCATAAATTTATTGATTTGGTTGCTTTACTCCGGAACCTGGCCGATTATCTGGAATGTCCGCCAAGTACCCGGTTACCATCCAAATACATCCACCCGAATGAAAAAGAAAAAGCAGAAGTATTCGGGAAAAGAAAATATAAAAAGATTTTGAAATGGCATAAAAAGAAATACCCGAAAAGGGCCTTGCCGGGTTATCCGCATAAAGGCAAGATCGGTAAAACCTGGCAACAAATAATCACAGAATATTTTATGGATGAGAGGGAGTAAATATGAAAAAACTATTACAACAGGATGATTGTGCCCCAGATAGTATGACTGCTTTTCTTGATCAATTTGTAAACGCTACAAAAATAAAAATGCCTGACTTTTGTTTAATGGCTACCATGAAAAATGAAAATGATGGCATGACTATGCAGTGGCACTATGCTAATTGGATATTAGAAATTTCAGGCGACGATCCATACTATATTTTGTATGAGATTGAACCAGAGGATGGAAAATGAAACGTAAAAATAAAACAACACGGCCAGTGACCACTTCAACAATCCCCCCAATCCAATATATACAATCTATCGAATTAAAGAACGTCCAATGCCATAAACATGCTTTATTAAATTTCAGCCCCGGTGTGAATATGATTATCGGCCCAAGCGACCACGGTAAATCTGCAATCTTTAATGCTTTTTACAAAATCATTTCCAACAGGCCGGCAGGTGATGAATGGAGAACATGGCATTCAAAGAAATCTGAAATTGAAATGATATTAAGCAATCAAACAAAAATCAGGTATGAAAAAGCCAGTCAAGCAGCATATTTCTTAAAAGAACCCGGGAAAGATGAAATACAGTTTAAAGCATTTGGCCAAAATGTTCCAGAAGAAATTGCCAAGATCTTGAATATGGATCAAAAAGTAAATATCCAAAGACAACTGGAAAGGGGGGTGCCTATCTTTTTAATTGCGGAAAGCCCAGGGGATGTTGCAAAGCATTTTAATTCTGTTGCCGGGTTTGATGTGATTGATTCTGCCATTGCTAAAGGGAAATCATCTATCCGGGTGAACGAGCAAAAACTGAATGAACTCAAATCAATCCATAAGAGCAAAACAGAAGAATTGGCAAAGTATGTGCAGTATATCAGGTTAAATATGCTGCTGGTTAAAGCCGAAAAGCAACAAGAAAAGATAACAAATAAAAATGAACAATTTCAGGCAATACAGGATTTGGTATACGATATCCAAAAAAAGCAAAGGGAATTATTCCCTTTGAATAAAAAATTAAAGCTTATTCCTTTTATAAAAAAGGCGGATATCTTGTATAATAAAACAAAGGAAAATTTAAAGCAAAAAAACGAGATTGAAATGCAGGTAGGTAAGGTTATTAAAAATCAGGAAACATTAAATTTTATAAGCAAAAAACTTACTGTATCTGGACTGGTTGACCGGGCTTCAGTTTTCTTTAAAATTATTCAGGGGAAACTGGATAAAAAGAAAGAATTAGAATTGCTGGTACGGCAAATAACAGAGCAACAAAACGAAGTGAAAATGATGCTAAAGAAATACAAAGAAACTAAAACCAAGTTCAAAGAATTAATGCCGGAACAATGTCCGCTCTGCGGGAAATAGGACGTTTTATGAAATTTGAAATGACACATAGATTTTTCAGGACTACTCAGGAATTTGATGAAAACACTGCGCCAGACTGGCTTACAAGTGTTAATTCAATCAAAGGATCTACTATGGATCAACGATGGTTTTGGGAAAACTATATTTTAACATTAGCAGCAGGGGAATCAATTAAAACAGACTTTCAAATTATAAAAAGGATTTTATAATATGCAAACAATGGAAGAAGAAAATGCGTATTGTACTTTAAAACAGTTAGTATCGCCAGAGGAACTAAATACAGCTATTGAGGTAAGTGATACTTACCAAATATCACTGCAGTATATCGCTGAATACGTAACAATAAATGGAAAGCTATTTATTCCGGAATTGTACCAATTTCAAAAAGCAATTGACCAATTTAAAACAGCTTTGTGCGATGCCATATGTATCGCTCTCCCATTTTTAAGCAGAAATAAAGGAGGCTGCATGCAAACGAACAAAAAGAAAAGAGAAAAAGAGGACCCTGTAATGCCATTTGGCAAATACAAAGGTACCCGAATTTCAAAACTGCCATCCAATTACCTTTTATGGATGGCTGAAAACATGGCAGACGGTGGATTGTGCTACGCTGCTGATACAGAATACCAATTGAGAGAAAAAGAAAACTCGCATCATAATTAAGAGGCTGAAATGAAAAAGAAAAGAAAAGCAGATGCCATTATCTCAGGGGATTGGCATTTGATGGAGGAAGAAAGAACTCCCCCTTGCCGCCTGGATTCTATTTGGGAAGCACAGTGGAATAAAGTGGACCAAATATCTGAGCTACAAAAAGAGCATGAATGCCCCGTAGAGCTTTCTGGTGACCTGTTTGACCATTGGAAAGCATCCCCAAATTTAATTAATGCTTGTTTTGCCCATTTTCCTAAACACATGCAAACAATTATCGGGAATCATGATCTTGCACAACACAGTCTTGGGCTGTTGCATAAAACAGGTATCGAAATACTTTTCAGGTCTGAATTGATTCATCCTATTTTAAATGCTGGCCATTGGGGGGTAGAATTAGATTCCTTATACCCAGTACGACTGCGTGATTATGCCACTGGGAAAGTGGTAAAGAAAAAAGCAGTTATACTGCATACGATGACCTGGAAAGATGAATTACCATACCCAGGCTGTGAAGACCCGCAATGCAATAAATTATTTGATTTATTTCCAGGGGCTGATCTAATTATAACCGGGCATAATCATAAAACATTTACGGCTAAAAAGGGCAAGCAACTTCTTATCAATCCAGGGTCTTTAACCCGCCATGATGCAGATCAAATGGACCACAAGCCATGTGTATTCCTTTGGTACGCGGAAGATAACTCGTTTGACATCCATTACCTAAGGATTAACGAAAATGCGATGTCCAGAGAACACATTAAAGACCGGAAAAGAAAAGAAAAACAAGTAAACGATTTTATGGAGAAACTGCAAGGGTCATGGAAAGTCAGCCTGTCTTTTGAAGAAAATATTGAACGTGCTTTGGAAAAAAATAAAGTACCCCAAAGCATCAAAGAAATAATTTTAAAATGGGTGGGAAAATGAAAAAACAAGAAGCTGCCAGGGTGCTAAAACACATCCGCAAAAATTGGTTTAATGTGTATGCTCCGTTGAATGATTGTATGTTTGATCAGGAAGTTACCGTAGGAGAGAAATTTGATGAAGCTCTAAAAGTTTTATTATCCAGGAAAAAGAAAAGAAAAAATACAGTACCTTTAAAAGAATATTTTGACAAACCTGCAAAAGAAGATGTAAAGGATTAGTAAAATGAACATCAAGGCGCCATTTCAAGAAAATAACATGGGAGACTGTCATATTTAAAATGGGTGAATAGGTGATTTATGTTTTGGCACTGGTTATACTGGCAATCAGAAGTGTCGTTTGAAAATGATATGAATAAATGCTTTAAAATGATTTTGAGGACACTCACTGGGATCAATAGAAATAGAGCAAAGGATGACAAATGAACCAAACACAAATTAAAAGCACCCTGCTTAGATATCAAGAAGAGATGGAAAACCTCGGTAAAAAAGCTGAGCGGGTAAAAGGGTCATTGGAGTCTGATTTTAAAAAACTGAATGAAATACTCAAGGTAGACAAAGAAACGGAAGAAGAAATACTGGAAGAAGCTAACAAAGTCGTAGAAGAATTGCAAGCAGCTATTGATGAAACCAATGCACGTCTGAATGCCTTAATGAAAGAAATCGAAGAAGAATATGCAAAGATTGAGGATGCCAATGAATCTGGTGAGTCCGATGAATCTTAAAAAGCTCCGGACATTCCTAAACAAAAAACAAGCCCAAAAAGAATACATCCAAAATGAAATTCAAAGCTTAGAAATAAGTATTAAAAAGCAAAAGGTTCTTTTATTACAGGAACAGCGGGCGCTTGAGTTCATCAAAGAAATTGCGATACAAACACAAGGACAATTAGAATTTCAGCTCGGGGATATGGTTTCAACTGGTTTGAATACCGTGTTTGACCAAGCGTATGAGTTTCTTGTAAAGTTTGAACTACGCAGGGATAAAACTGAGTGTGACCTGTTCTTCAAAAAACAAGAAGAATTGGTTGACCCTTTATTGTTTTCGGGACTGGGGGCTGCAGATGTGGCTGCATTTGCTTTACGGTGTGCTTCTTGGAGTATGGTAAAAAAATACCGGAATACATTGTTACTTGACGAGCCGTTTAAGCATCTTTCTGTTAATCATCATGAAAGGGTCGGCGCACTGGTTAAAATGCTTTCTGAAAAATTAGGATTGCAGATTATAATGATAACCCATTCAGAAATAATGAGCAGGTATGCCGATAAAATTTATAAGGTTACAATGCAGAATAATGTTTCAAAGGTTCATCAAGTAAAAGACTTGCTTTATTAAAATAATTAAGGTATAATGGCGCGAAATATATTATTATAGGAGGAACATGGTAATTAGAAAAAAGAAAGCGCCATTATGCAAATGTGGATGTGGGATGCCAGTAAAATGGAGCATCCCAAAAAAGAAATGGAATCCGTATTTAAAAGGACATTGGGTAAGGGGGCGGCAAGTTTCGGTGGAAACCCGAGATAAAATGCGAGAAATCGCCAAACAACGTGGATTTTTTACAACGTATAATAAAACGCAAGAACACCGCGAAAAAGTTATAAAAAGCAACAGGTCCAGAGTATTATCGGAAGAAACTAAACAAAAAATAGCAAACACGCTCCTGGGATTTAAACATTCTGAAAAAACCAAACAAAAAATGAGGGAAACAAAAAGAAATAACCCAAGAGTAGGAGAATTTGCCCCAAATTGGCAAGGAGGAATGCAAGAATACGGAGAACGTTGGTTTAGCACAATTTCAACCCAAATAAAAGAAAGAGACGGACGTTGTATTTATTGCGGTTCAACAGAAGCCGTGAAAGTGAATAATAAAACAGCAACAAAAATACAAATAAAAATAAAAAAGTATATTCTTTCTTTAAAAAGGGGGAAAAAGAAAATAAAAGAGTCCTCCGATTAATGAAAATGCTTTCTGAAAAGTTAGGGCTGCAGATCATCTGTATTAATGATGAACGAGCAGCCCGGGAAGATATTATTGAATATGCAGATAAACTCTTTGAAGTAAAACAAACAAAAGGATTTTCTACGATAAAAGAAATTAAGTGATCGCTTTCCCGGTCAATTTGGCCCCTTTAGCCTGGATAATCATTCTAAAAATCCCCGGAGAAACCAAAGCCGGATTGATCCGGTCCCACTTGAACCACTGACAAAGCGGGGTGATCATTTCTTCAGAGCAAAAGGTCTTGTCCGGATCGTCTTTGCCTTTTAGTCCGAAAGCCACAATACCAGACCAATCATATTCCCTTTTCTTGGACGCGGATTCCCTGTAATATCCCATAACAAAATCATAACATTCCGGAGAAACTTTCAACGACCAGATTTCATAGGGCGTTCCTTTGGTATGTCCGGACCAATCGGCATAATCCATCCACGCCTTTATTCCGCCTTGGTGAGGCCACTGTTCAATAAGTTGTTTAGTTCCATGGACTTCCCGATCCATAACGGCAGAATGGGAATCCTGGTCACGGGTAAATTTCTGGATTATTTTAGAGGTAAGTGATACCCCCTGAAACTGAACATACTCAAGTGTTCTTGGTAATGCCAATGTCATTTTATATCTTCCTTTCCCTTTTTGTCAGAAGATCCAAAAAAGAAAGTTATAATCCCCGTCAGCCCCGTTCCCAGAATAAACCCAAGGATAACCTCATTCGGCCGGGCTGAATCAACAAGGGTGATGATAAACACATACCCGAATGACAACAGCACAATCAGAATCGCAAGCAGATATCTTAAAAACCATTTATCTTTCATTGGCGTTGCTCCTTCATAATTTTGGAAAGCTCCTTCACCAAGACTTCATACATGGCCCTAAGTTCCAGGACTTGCTCCGGATCATTAATGGAAGCTCCGGTGGAAATCTCGTTGCCTGTTTTATCCTTGACTGTCATAAAAAATCCGTTATCAGTCTTGCCCTGGAATCCTGCAAATTCAGCCACGCATCCCGTCATCAAAAATATCAACAGCAGGGTAGCCAATAAATATTTTTTATTTTTCATTTGACATCTCCGCCCTGAATCCGGTTTTTGTTTCAAAAATATTCACCTTATCGCCAGGTTTGATATAATCCGCGTCCCGGACTTCGTAATTAAACCCGTCCTCAAAAAAGAGCGTGGCTTTATCCTTGCCTATGGTGATGCTTTGGACCATGGCGGAATGGACCGGGGTTTCCCTCGTTAAAATGTCCGTAATTTCAACGGCAGTATTCAATACACCGCATCCCGTCATTAAAAACATTGCTGCGATTAAAATCAAAAACAACTTTTTCATTTGAATCCTCTCTAATCAGTTCTTGTAAATCATCCATCCATCCAGGCAGGCCGGTATGCTCATTCACCCACCCAACCACACACCAACACCGCACAATTCCGAAATTGTTATGGTCCGCTGTTATTAAATTACCGTTGCAGTTAGGACAAGTGACGAACATATCAGCCATCCACCTGGAAATGGATGTGATCTTTCATCCGTGGCAGGCCGTAATCTTTCGAAACAGCCTGAGCAATACCTATGCTTTCACCCGCCTTAACGCCTTTACCAATCAGCCATTTATGCGGTTTAAAGTAAAACATCTTGCCCTTAGACATCCCACGAGTCCATGCTATGCCAGAAAGAGGTGAACCAGCTTTCGGGATAGCTTCTCGCTCGACTATAAGATCGAATGGAGCAACAACAATTTGATTCTCGTCACACAAATAATCAACGCCATTATGTAGCCGGTTCCCCCTGGATGCCCCGTATTCCCCGGAGCCTTCTTTATCATTTCTGATGCCTTTGCCTGTTGGTGATATCATAATCCCCCTTATCGTTTATTTAAACGGAGTCCAGCCTTTAAAGAATGCAATAACCATACCCACAGAGATACCTATAGCTGAAAAAATAGCAATAACCGAATCTATCGTTTTCCGTTTCAATAAAAATTTTGTGTCTTTTTCAATAGCTTTAAACCGTTCATTGCAGTTGGTTGGGTGTTTGTCAAGCTGCTCTATGATCCTTAAATTCATGACGAACAACATCCCAAGTTTTGTTTTAACCGGTGCCTCATCAAAAACTTCTTTCGAATATTCATTTATGGGCATTCAGGGCTCCTTTTATTTTATTATACAACACCACTATTCAAAATTTAAAAATCCCTCCAGCAGTATAATTAAAAATACTTTATTCATCCTTTCCATTCAGAGGAGGCTCTTTTTATAATTAGCTCACAATATCCGTTTGCCCAACCAATTTATCAATGGTAAAAACACATTCTGCCGTAAGAGGTAGATCCGTTCCAGCGGATGAATCGTAAGCGGCTTGAAAAGAGATAACCCTATTTCCTGAGTCCCTGGAACCAAAAATAGCCAAGTCATCCCCACTGATAACCCAAGAAAGGCCTGTCAAAGCAGAAAGGGCAAACGTTCTGTCATTGACGACTGTTCCGTTAGTTTTCATAAGCTGCCATTGAGGATTGTTGAGTTGCCCAAAAGTTAAGGCGATTCCATCTTCATCCACAGGATAGATAGTCACAACAGCCGTGCCTTTTTCAGAAGGTTTTATGCTGATAAAATCAGTCATGGATTACTCCTTTTGCTATCCGGGGATGGATATGCGCTTTAAATTCTTGTAAAGTAGATGCATACTTTTTTATCAACATCCCAGATTTAAAATCATAGTCTTCGAGATAACATTTTTCACCATCCGTCCATCCCGCTGTCCAAATTCGGATAGCCTCATACTGATCAAATTTACCGTGTTTATAAACGGGCCGCTGCCCGCCCCACCGGAAAACCATAAAGAATTGAAAAGCTGGATTCTGACAGGTAATGGAATAGGTATGTTGCTTCAAATGAGTATCCACTCTAACAACCTTTTCCCATTCCACTTGACGCCAATTTATTTTCCGGCTATCAGCGGTTTCCCCGGTAGCAAGGTGGTACTCTTGCCACCTGTCCCGGTATTGGGAGTCTAAGTGCATCATGAATAGCTGTACTTGAATGAAAATTGTAGTTCGTAGCCAGCATCAGTGCCTTTGTATGTACCGGTTGTTTCACTGGCAGCAATAGCGGCATACATAGCCCACATGACAACATCATCTGATGTTGTAGAAAGTACCATATCGGCCCCTTCATCTGTCGGCCATACATTCTGTGCCGGTTCTGTTTCTGGCATAGTTGCCCAGGTGTAACTACCAACGACTGCATTAGCGACATAATTTTGGGTGTTACTGGGCGATGCCTGATCTCCTCCGGATAGAGGTTGCATTTTAATTACTGACCCGGCCTGATCGAAGCCATTGCTGGACAACCAAAGTTTAAAGGTCTCCACCTTGGTATTGCCTCCATCAGCGGTCACGTCCCATAGGATCGTTTGAATACCTGAATTTGCGGCACCACCTGAAATATCTACAGTGCCGAAATCCGCCTCATTACCACTTGCCGTAGAGACAACCGCTTCACTTGCAATCGCGGCAAGTCTTTCCGCTGCGGTATCTAAGGCTGCGGTTGTAGTAGCCAACGGAATTTTCCTGAATCTTGTGGTTGGTTCTGCCATGGTTTTTCTCCTTAAACAATACTAAATGTTATGCCCGGCGTTTTTAAATCAAAAGATATTCCGGGTGTTTTTAAATCAAAAGTTACTGTTACCTTGCCATGAGCAAGGGCAGTTAAAATGATTTTACCGTCAAAAACGTTTGTTGCGCTATCTGAAGCTATTACAAGTTTCCCATCCAGAATAGTTGTCCCATCGTCTCCTATAATTATCTTGCCATCCAGCAGCTCAATAGATGCTGTTTTGACAGATAACTTACCATCAAATAAACTAACAGCATTCGTTTTTATCACAATTTTACCGTCAAGAAGATCAGAAGCAATGTCTTTGACGGTAATTTTACTATCTAAATTTAAGGTGTTATTTTTGGATATTATCAACTTACCATCGAGAGATAAGGTGGAATAGTCCTGGATTGAAATCAGACCATCCAGATAATCCGTTGTAACAGACTTGATTGATATTTTACCGTCCAATAAGTCATAAACCGTGCCCCCGGATTCCAGCAGCATTTTACCATCAAGACTGTTAGTGACGTTGGACAGGACAGCGATCTTACCGTTCAACAGGTCGGAAGCAGTGTTTTTAATTTGGGCTTTGCCATCCAAATAGTTTAGCGCAATATCCCGTATAGTGGCCTTGCCGTCAAATAAGCTTGTCCCTGCGGATTTTAGAACAAGTTTGCCATCCAGAGTACTCTGTCCAACATTACTTACGGTGGCTAAACCATTTAATAAAAGGGTAGCTGAATTCTGTACAGCCAATGATCCATCCAATAGAGCAATAGTGGTATCCTTCACCGCCAATTTACCATCGAGCAGATTTGTTATTGGAGTTTGTTCTGATAGTGCAACTTTACCATCAAGCAGGTTAATGGCATCGTCTTTAATTTTTAATAAACCATCCAGCAAAATACTTGATGCAGAAACAATTCTGATTTTTCCATCGAAAAAAGCAACAGCGGCATCTCCACCCCCATACGTTCCTGCTCTGATTTGGTCTATTATATCAGCAGTTTTGATGTCCTTAAAAACGACTGTCTCATCCATTAACCCATCAAAGGAGACCGATCCGCCATCCCGAGACCCGATGAATAGCGCGCCATCTTCTACGTTAACATTATTTGTGAAATTTCCAGTTATTTCCTGGAATAAAGCGCCAGCGGTATGATCCCAAACGCGTAACCGGTAGCTTTTGTCTGAGTCATCATATGTTGCCCCGTAGCTGTAAAACCGGCCGGTTAATAATGATGAAGTTAAATAAGCACCCTCAAAAGAAGCCCCGCCACTATAACCCAACAGAATCCCCAGCTTATTGGAATTATTATATATAGCAAAGCTGCGCTTGTTGGTGACATTCTCTCCTTTACAGAATATGTACTGTGCGGCATTGACAGTCTCAAATTTAAGCCTGCCACACACGGTTATTTTTTTATTTGTATCTCCACTCTTAAATGGGAATCCTGCTGACAAATTGGTGTCAAGAATATTACCATGCTCGTAGTTAAGTTGCTCAAAATCGGCGCAGCCTGCCCCCTCTATGTGATCAGCGGTGTTTGAGCCAATCGTGTTGTTATCAGTTAAGTCATTCGTGCTGATTGAATCTGCCAGTAAATCAGTTGGCTCAAATCGCCACAAGGCTACACAATTGGAGTCACCTGTAAAATCGTTAGACATTAAGGCCCAACCTCCGGAGGTTCAATATACCAATCATCCGTTATGCTCCCGCTGCCGTAAAGAGGCCCATAAACATATCTGTATTTCCACAGATCGCCGTCGTTACCATACGGATCTGGCCCAAGGCCTTCTTTTACCAAAGAGAACAAAATTTCATATCCGTGCTCTTCTAATCGTTGAACTACATTCACCCTGACATTAAAAATTGTACGGAAATCGTCATTAAAAACATCAGGCATCCAAGTTCCCCAAGAGTCTGACTGGTCGTCTGGATGGGAACCGTAGTCAATCCCTACTTCCGTAGATCCGTTGCATGCTGCTTGAGACGGTATTAAAAGCCCTTGGAAGTATTGTCCATGCTGTGCAAAATACGCGGCCTGCTGACCCTTGATCAGACCGGTAATGATATTTTTCCTGGATCTGATATTTTGATAGTTCGGGTGTGACGTAATATCAGCCCAGACATATGAGACCAAAAACATAGACAAACTGATAATCAAAAGCATGCTTTTTTTCATAATGATTCCCCTTTGGTTATTGTTTCAATTATCCCATCACCAAGGTCGCGTTGAGCCGTGATTTTAAATCCTTTTGTGACAACAGAACCTTTTTTGTGAGACCAGACATCAACGGTAAAGGCATAATCTTTTTCCCTTGGTATAAAGTCTATTTCGTCCGATTCATCGTCCGGTTTGCGAAGTTTGGTCAAATCAGCCGTTGCGCCCTTTGATGGTATCGTTTCAGGCGTTTGCAGGCACTGAGCGTATTTACCCTTGGCGGCGAATAAGCTCTTCTGTTTTTGTTCAAGATCCAGGATGTCATCAATTATTGCCATTAATTTTTATCCCTCATATAGTTTACTTTTTTCAATTCCCGCATTTCTTTAACCCAAGCATCCGGCATGGGCCAGTAATACCAATCAAAACCTATCAATTTAAAGCCTTTCAAGGGCTTCTGCTTGATGATGCACTCATCCAAAACGGACTATCACCCCATGCTTATAAAGCAGATTGAATACTATATTATAAAGACTTGACTGCGATTGTGAAACTGACTTAACTGTTATTAATGATGAGAACGCCATGGTTTCATCTTCCCCCTATGCGCAACATGCCTTGATATTTTATAGGCATACCTGCTTTTTGGTCGACCCCGAGGTTATATTTTCCATAGATAAGATTATTATAATAGTCTCGCTCACCATATAAAATTGACATATCTATTCCAGCGTCTATTAAAATAGAATTTTTACTTACTCTATAATTATCATTTACAGGGAATGATCTTGTCCATCTTAGTCCGTTAGCGTCTGCATCTGTTCCAGATCGAACGTAGGCAATCGTGGCTTCGGAATTATTTACCCCCGCAAAGTTATTATGCAGTGCATCTAAAATAAGTGTCCAATTGGCTTCAGAGTAAGTGTTTTGATGAAAAACAATTGTCATCAAGGCTCCTGTATAATTGGCAAAATCAACAAGCGTGGCGGCCCTCCTGTCGATATCTGATGTAGCGAAATAGTCCTCCACCAAGGCCCACCATATCTGGTATATAGATAGACCGTATGCCGATGCAGACTGATAATCATCCGCCATGGTATAACTTCCTGACCCGCTGGTGCTCCAGGCAGCTAAAAACGGGATTGTTCCGCCTTTAGCCCACCATCCGGCAGCATCAGATGATAACCATGCCCTAACCGTGGCATCAGAACTACCTCCGGGACAATCAATCCCGTTTACTGCAATGCCATGAGTTTCTATTATTTTTTTTGGCTCTACCAGTTCCGTATAATACATCCGATTGCGGTCCAAAATAGTTGCATATGCTGATGCTGTGCTTACGCCTGTAACGTTTGCCAGCGACACGGACCTGGCAGAATTTCTTCTGTTGGTAGCCCCGGTTCCATCCCCGGAATTTGCAACAATTGATGTCCACAACGGCAACGCCTCTATGGCATTGGACAGGGTCAATAAAGTTCCGTAACTTCCAGATCCGGATATGTCGAATGTATATTTCGCGGGTTCCCCGGTTTCACCTAAAACAACAGTGCCGGTCCAGGAATCAGACGATGCGGCCGAATCATCAATCGAGATCGTCATTGTTGATCCGGCTGGACCGGTGATGGTCAAACCACCGAGAGATGTAAGGGTAAGATGATTTTCTGTCGTTAAAACAACAGAATGTCCCTGGGCTATAAAACTATTTAAAAAAGCCCAATCTCCTGATACAAGCGTCCTCACACCCCTTATCCCTAATGTGATATATTGCCCCAAATTCGCAGCGTATGCGGCCACAGGGGAAATAACTGACAAATCAGAAAAATCCCAGAAATGCATATGCAAATTTATTATTCCGGTTCTGCGGGGGGTTGTGAACTCAGGGGAATCGTATATCGTGCCGGTTAATGTCCCCATATTATTTATTCCGAAATCTATGGGATCGAATGGGTTTCCAAGGATAAGATTATTGGCACCTGAAACAACGGCATTCGCAGACGTATTACTGACTATATGTTTCGTGGCTAAGGAAACCGAATTAGCGACAAAAACGTTATTATTTAAATTTACGACCTGGGCGCTGTCTGTGCCAATCACAAAAGCCTCGTTCAGGTTCCCAATAAAAAGGTTATTGGCTAAATTATGGGTGCCTTTAAAAGCCGTATAGTATGCAGCACTGTCTTTAAAAACGGAATAGTAGATATTAGCAGTATTTCCAGCAACATTGTTATTGATGAAATACGCGCCAGAAATACCCGAAAAAGTAGAACGCCATAAGGTCAGTGTCCCATTATTAAATATTCCCCTGGCTCCATTTGTGATTTTTACTCCGTACCCGACTATGGTTAAATTCGAAGCTCCATAAATATTATAGTTTGTCCCGGTGGACCCTGTGAATTCTATGTTATTCAAAGTGCATGAATGCGTCGGAGAAAAAGTATGCGTGCCTGCGCTTACTCCATCTATTACGACCATTCCTATGCCATTGATGCTCTGCCCAGAAGCTGTTGTCTTTAATCCTCCGGAGGCATCCAGCATTGTCCCTGAATATGTACCAACGCAAATATTAATAATTCCATTCGTGGAGGACTCTGTTAAAGCTGCGACTATAGATCCAGCCGTATCTTCAGCCGTAACCCCGTCACAGGACGAACAGGAGGAATCGTAATAAACTGCTCCTCCTATATTTTTTATGAATACGGTGGCACCCCAAGACTGCCCGACCAGTACCCACAACAAGATACAGAGCCCAAAAAATAATTTTTTCATATGCACTCCTTAATAATTCCTCTTTTTAGCCGGAAATACATATAGCTTAGGGGTTCCAGAAATTGCTTTAGCATAAAAAATAGTAGTACCAGGAGGCACCAAATGATCCCAAGAAACCCCCACAACATTATTCGATATTTCCGTAGGAGTATCTGATCCATTCGCAGTTAAATATAAATACCAGCCAGAATCGTCCGATAATAAAACGCTAAACCCATAACAAGGTTGCGTTCCAGTAGTTATTGCCACCGGATCACCTGTCGTGCTCAAGGTGAAAGAAATAGGAGCGTAAATCAGATCCACTCCCGCAAAAACATCCCCGAGTAAAATCAATGAAATTACAATAATACAAAATAATTTTTTCATTTATATCTCCAATATTTTTCTATTGACTTCCGCAGTTTATCCAAATATACCATAAAGCCCCCCTTACTTATCTTTTTGTAAATCGTCTTTTTTAGCCCAACTCTCTTTATATTTTTGGGAATACCACTGCACGAAAGCCAAACCAAATTCTATCATTTCCGTGGCGGTCATCTCGTGATTTATATTCGCCTCGTCTCGATATTCAACTTTTGTTGTGGCATCGCCTTTTAATTGTAATGCCAGAGCTGCCACCCCCAGACCCGTAATATTGATAATATCCCGATCTGACTTAATATCCACAATGCCCTCAATCCCGTCCGGGAATTTATAAGACATCCCGGATTGGATTGTCTGCTCCCGTTTGGTATTGATTTCAGTGGCCTTCTGTTTTTGTAAGGCCAATACCGAAATTGAAACGACTTGATTACCGAGATCGGTTCGAACCCACCCACCGGCAGAGGTATAGAAATAGTGCCCACCCTGCCAGTCATCCGGAATGTTTTCAATTGTTTCGATAACATGATCCACCTGATTGCAGAAAGGCGCGGAAAATCCTGATCCAACCAGCTTACCATTAACCCAGGACAGCTCGTCTTCTGCGAATATCACTGTGTTGGTCTTTACGTCTTTGACTACTTTCATTATCCAACCTCTATCCTATCTGCATAAATATAATTGCTGTCACCGCCGTTTCTGATAAAAAGCGCCCCGGCCTCATCAAGACCAACCAAATTTTTGTTTGCATACGTTGTACCAGTCCTGCCTATATCTGTTTTTGATTCAAGAGACAAAACGCAATCTCTGAAAACTGAGCTGCCGACTACTTTTATTTTATAAATTGTGGTTTGACCGCTTTTAAAAGGATCAACAGCCAGCAAAAAAGTACTGGAATCTATCTTCGCAAAAGAGTTTTTGTCCATATATTGGGGTACTACACAAGTCCCTAAATATAGAGATTTTTTAAGGGTAAGTGAGCTGTCATATAGGCCCACCATTAAATCCATAGGAATTGTAGTGGTAACGGTCCCCTGCAAATACGCCACTACAAAATAATCCGCTGATACCGCTCGAATAGACGAAATCCCGTTATAAGTGCCTATTACTCCAGCCGATATATACGCAAGCGTGTTCCCTCCCGTCCAAGCTATTTTTTTTACTATGGAAGTTCCATTGACCTTTGCTGATAAAATCATCGTTGCTGTACTGATAGTGCCTTCCAGCACGTCCGCGCTATAATCACTTGATGCTGCACCGAAATCTGATTTTTGTTCTGCCGTATTCGACTCAATTGTGGACCCATTCCAATCCAACACCTGGACATAAGTATAGGTCCCGGCATCTGTAGCAGAATTGTAGTACATAACGCCTATTTTACCATCAGTGGCGTGCGGATAAATAGGCACTACAGCGAGGGGAAAAGCCGTGCTGAAGGCTGCGGTGTCTTTAAACTCGTGGGTGTCTGTTAATGCCAGAGTGTTCGTGCCCGGCGTATAGGTGACTGCGCATATTTTACCGTCTTGGTCTGTATCAACATACCCTATAATCCCTACAGTATCGGTCATTCTGCAACCGGAGACGCCGTTTATCGTGGTAGCGGATATTTCAAGCTGATTAGATTCTGTTATTGCTGGAGTCCCTGGTACCCACGTTAATACCGCGGCGAGGCCTTTAGTTGCCTCAGCCCATGCAACCAAAACAGTGGTAGGCGTTAATTTGAAGGCATTGATATAATCTGAATTCGCGGAATTTAAAACGGTCTGCACTCTGGCCAAGAGCAAATCGGCCCAGTCAGAAGCTCTCCAAGAGTCTCCCACCCTGGTTATTCTACCAAAACCTTTAGCATCGATGGCCGCTATAAACACCCCTGTACTGTCTTTAACTCCGTATTTAAACGCCCCATCGTTAAAAAAATCAAAAAAATCACCGTTTTGCAACACAGCGACGTCTGGAAGAACCACAAACTTTTCCGCCGCCGTCATGCTCAAATATTGAACAGTTTTAGATGCATACGTTAAAGTTACATCCGCCGCGCTGGTTGTGGTGTCTACCCCGGTCCTTAAATTTGTTGGGATAACCCACTTGGAGGATGTTCCCGGCACCTCCAGAGTCACATCCGCCACGTATTCCGTTAATGTCCATATCTGATTCAAATGATAGGCCGATGCCGGGACATTTAAGGCGCCGGTCAAAGAAGAATATAGCCCCACAAAATTAGAGAAAGAAGCTGCATTGGCAGCCGCTTCAATTTCAGGAATCAAGGCGTTTATGCCGGATATGCTGGCATTCATGTTCACAGCAAGAGTTGACTCATAAGTCAGTTGCTGCGCGGTGTATAAACTAAAATTAGTTTTTTGTCCTCTGATCGCAACTCCCCCGGTATAAACCGGAATAGGTAATACTGGTGTAGTCATTTAAACAAACCCCTCAAATGTTATCGAACATTCACTTACCCCCGGACCCGGAACCACTATGGAAAAATCCGTGAAAAATCCGTAACCGTTCATAGACGTTATCCCGTAATCTACGTCATCCCCGATAAAAGCAACCCCTACCGCATCCATTTCCGACAATATAGAATCCACCTCATCAACAAATTCATTTTCGATAATGAGATCCAGTTCAACTTCTCTGGCGCTTGGTCGTTTAGTAAACTCAACCCTACCGTACTCATCTCGATCAGTTTTGGAAAAAGATAAGCGCCCTATTTTTGGCCCCCACACAGTTTTCCCCAAAGACATCAACTTTCCTACCACAACCGCGCCAGCTTTGACGGTCTCACCGGAATAAGAAATTGTGATAGTCGTAACCGCATCCGGGTATGGCGGCAAATCAAGATCCACAATTGTTTTGATGTATCGAACCGGTTTAAAATAGTAATCGTAATAATCATCAACTTCCATGTCAATCGCAGAATGTACTTTACGATAAACCTCACCCTCAACGGGATCAGTCATAACGATAGTCACCGTTTCGGCCTCAATATTAAAAATAGCACAGGCGTCTATTATCTCTCCGGGCGTAATTTCCACCACGATTTCATCTGTTGTAACCGTCTGAGAGTTAACAAACTCGTCAGACAGCATTTTCCACGGGTTAGTAGCTCCTAAATAAATCCATTTCGGGGTGGCAGATACCCGATCATCCGTTGTATTTGGATCATTCCCGATATTACTCCCAGCCACACTTTCCCATTCTTCGTGCTGAGCAGCGATCATCACGGTATCCCCCGCGGCATATGTTGTACCCACCGCCCATTCCGGATTATCTGTTTCCGGGACATCCGTAGTTGTGTTTACATCTGTTAAAAGGACAGGGATAATGGCTTTCATGCAATCACCCTCACTTTCATAGCGTCAACATCGTTAAACCGCTTCAGCAATTTTGTAGTTTCCAAAGTATTTTTAACCGTTTGATAATTCAAAGTCTCCAGACGCTCTGTCTGTTTTTCAATAGCTTTGACAACGGCATCATTGTCAGGAAGTTTTTTGTTTGGGATAATCCATTCATCCCCGTGGAAAGTGGCATCCGGCATTTTATACCCAGAATCAGGTCCAGAGATAAACCCCCCGTCCCGGAACTGCCTGCCCTCGTTCAATCCGTACATCAGGTAATGTTCCAGCCCACTGGCAAATTGCCCGGATTGTACTGCCTGGGCTACGTCTAAATTGTTGGCAAGGTATGTGTCCTCTTTCGTCAAAGAGGCGTATCCAGTGGCTCCACGGCCTTCATATTTGCCATACAAGTCATAGTGTTCTTGGCCGCTGGTAAACTGCCCGGCAGCCACAGCCGCGGCTACGTCAGGATTCGCAGCCAGATAAGCAGCTTCCGGGTCTGCCGTTGTTTGTGCTGTAATCAATGCGGCTTGGGCAGCAAAGAAGGCTTGCATTAACTGCTCGATGGTTTGGGAGCTGTCCAACAAACTTTTCAAAGTCGCAATTTCTTCCTGCATCCAGGAATTATCCAGTTCCATTTGTGCTGATTCGTATGCAGCACGGGCAGCGGCAATATCCGTCACGTTGGAAGAAACCCCATTGACTTCGTCCATCAAGCCTTCCAAGTATTCGGTCTGTTTTTCAGCTTCAGATAATTGATCAACGGCGGAGTCCTCAACCCCAGTCAACAAAACGGAAGTCTTTGCCAAGTCACGGGCATAATCAATCCAAGAAACTGAAGTGGACTTGGCAGTGTCCAGATACTTTTCCGAAACCGACAATAGGCTGTCTATGGATTCTGTATCCCCTGACATGGCTGAACTTGCCAGAGACGACATTTGAGATGCATAAATGCTTTTACCGGTAACGCCGATTGTCCCGGCAGTTGACCACATTTCAGACTTGAAATCTTGCAAACTTTTGATGGCCGGAGTAAGCGCCGACACGATATCTTGCTGTGCGCTCAGTTCATCGTCTAAAAGACTCAGATAATTTTCTTTGGCCGTGGCCGCCTTATCCTCCAGGATGGATAATTCGCTTTCAAGGGCAGATAAATATTCCTGGCCGGCGGAATTCCTGGAAGAAGTAAGAGAATCAATATCTATCCCGGCATTATCAAAAAAGTCATCCCATTTTTCGGACAAAGCGTCCACTTCCGAAATAATGCTGGATATATCAAGTTGGTCTATGATGTAAGGCAAATAATCAAACATCTTTTCAACATCACCGCCCACGGCATCAAAAACTTCCCCCAGCTTAATATTAAAAGGAGTGATATATTTTTCAATGACTTCGTTTGTCAACGAAACAGCCAAAGAGGAAGATACTGACTGTTTCATGATATCAGAAATCAAGCTCCCGGTATCTCCACCCATTATTGCCTGTTGCAAGGCCGAGCTTACGTTTGTGGCAGTTAGCCCACTGACCTGCATACCCAAAGCCGTGGTGCGGTTTTTCTCGGCTTCTGTAACTTCTTCCAGCGTAGCCAAAGAATCATTAAGGGCGTCAATCCACGTCTCAAACTGATCAATGATTTGAACCAGGGGATCTGTAATTTTTATCAATGGGTCCATCATGGCGTCCATTTCCGTAAAAATACCCATGATCGATTCCAGATTCAAAAAAGCTTGCAAAGAATCATCACCTAAAGCGGTCATCTGCCCGGAAAACTTTTCCAAGAAATCAGTCGTCCCTTCGACAACCGTATTAAAATCTATAAACGCCTGGAAAAGATCCTCATCATCACCCTTTATGGATTCAAAAAAATCAACCCCGAAAGATTCGAACCCGGAACCCATCGTTACCGTTTTTAAACCGTCTAAGATACCTTCAAAAACATTGTTGCTAACCGCTTCCAGGATTGCGTCGGTATCCATGCCTTCGGTATACACCCAACCCCTATTTTTGGCCCCTGCATCGTATTTTTCCAGAGTTTCGGCGAATGCCCCGGAAAGTGCTTCATCTACCGCAGCAAACCGAGTATCAAAAAACTCCAAAAGGGTAGCGGAAGATTCCCCACCCATGTCCTGAGCAAAGAGTTTGTAATTGTATTTGGTTGAGTTAAGACTCCCGGTCGATGGAGATTCTTCCTCCCAAGATCCACCTTGTATCCCTATTGCCGGGGTCGGGTCATCTTCAAAGAGAGACGTGATCAACGGGATAGCTATAGCTGCAATAGCCGCATAAGGGGCGAGGGCAGAAAGCGTAGAAGCTATGCCCGCTGTTCCAGCAGCTTCGGCTCCGGCCGCGACCATATATTCAGCTCCACCATAATAAGCAGCGCTCGTGCCTGCCATGGAAGCGCCTGTCCCGTACCAATTGGAATTACCGAATATGCTGGAGCCTACTTTTCCCCCAAGGCCGGTTGTTAGAAAATTTGAAACTCCGCCATTGGCGGCATTGTATAAAGAGTTGGCTCCGGAAGCCGTATTAAGTAAATTTGACCCTGAACTCGCCATGCTTGAAAATGAAGTTCCGTTCCATGAGGCACCCAAGGCGGAGCCAATTTGCAAACCGATAGGGATCACAAAATTCTGGGCAATTATTGAAGCAGCAATCTCATAAAGCATATCCTTGAAAATGCTGACGATCTTATCCGCCATGTTTTCATGATTTTCTATAATATCTTTGATGTTGTCTTTTATGGTATCGGAGAAATCCACATAGGCTTCCAAGGCCTTCTCCTGGGATTTTTTATAATCCTCCGCCCATTTATCCCGGGACTTTGCGAGGTCTTCTTCAGCCTTCTTCCGGTCAGAAACCGCCTTTAATTCTTGTTCTGCCTGATAAGCAATCTGGGCCTCATCGGCCAGGCCCGAATCATCCCACGTCATGCCAATATTGGAAAAACGGTTTTTGAAGTCTTGTTCCTGTTGGGCCAGCTCTCTTTTTAATCTGACAGTTTCATTCAGCACCTTGTTATTTTTGCCAAGGACTTCTGCTTGTTCTTCGTACCAATTATTTATATCGAGATTCTTGAGCCTGAGTTCTTCGTCTGCATAACCCCCGGTCTGAATTGTGAGCTTTGCGTATTCAACATTTAAAAACTTGATGGCTTTATCTGTTTCTTTCAAAGCGTCTTCAGATAGTTTTTGAGCTTTTGCCGCTGTTTCAACAGCCGGGCTGACAGTTGAAACAACCTTAGTATATTCAGACCACCCTTCCGTTGTCTCGCTTATAGCGTGTTGGGCGCCTTTATTTACCAAACTCATTAACGCCTCGTCATCGCCAAGAGCTATGGCAGTGGCTATTTTTTTTGTTTCCCCCCCAGGGAATAATTTAGCTCCGATAGCGGCTAATTTAACAGATAAAACCAGCAGCTCTCCCAACGATTCAGCAATGCCCTGTAAATTTTCTATAACACCCGGGTCTTTAAGAACGTCAGTAAAATCCTTAATAGCTTTTGTAGCCAAATCCATAAACCCGGAAGCAGCCATCTTATTTTTGAGTTCTTCCCAAGCTTCAGCGAGTTTATTGGCAGCCTTCACAGATTCATCAATACCGCCTTTAAAGTTCTCATCTAAAGCTTTTCTAAATTTGGGGAGGAAATCATCAGAGAACACTTCCCCGGCGCTTACCGCTTTATCAAAAGCTTCGACAGTCATACCCATGGCTTTAGCGCCGAGCTGGAAGGCCCCAGGGATATTATCACCCATCTGGCGCCGGATTTCTTCCATGCTGACCTTACCTTTTGACATCATCTGTTCAAGAGCAAGGAAAGTAAGACCCACTCTCTCGTTCGATAAGCCAAGAACAGCGCCTGCATTTGACACAGATTTAAAAATTGCCTGGACTTCCTGCATAGGTATCTTAGAAGTCTGAGCAGCGGCGAGGAAACCTTTATAGCCTTCACGCAAAGTATAAAAGTTTAGGCCTAAGTCGTCAGCGGTTTTTCTTAAAAACTGAAATTGGACGTTGGCGTTCGCAACAGAGCCAGTAATCTCTTTATAAGCGTTCTCAGACACCTTCGTTGCCCGACCAGCTTCCCAAAGGGCTTCTGACATCTGTTTGATTGGGTATATTACGGCGGCGGCGAGAACCGAAACGTTTAAAAGTCCGTTTCTAATCCCATTTAATGACGTAAGGAAAGATTTATGGGCAGTTTGGCTCCTGTCAATCTTATTGGCCATAGCTTCGGCTTGTTTAGCAGTGTGGCCCATCTGCATAGCCAGAGCTTTCAATTCTTTATTAGAAAGCCCGGCTGTTTTACCGATAGACCGTAAAGAAGCTTCGGCAGTAACCATAGCCTGATTACGGAGCATTTTTTCATTAAGGACTTGAAACTGTTTCCCCGTCATGCCAACCTTGGCCGCAGCTTCCTCCATCCCACTGGCGATGGCGGCGGACGTAGCCTTAAAGTTTGCAGCCGGGGCTTTTGCACTTTGGGATAACCGAACAAGGGACTCAGATAAATCCTTCATCCCTCGTTCGGCTTTAGATGGATTTATGGCGTTATTGAGGGCATTGGATACCTCAGTACCACCTTTTTTAGCGATGCTTCTTAAGGCAACAATGTCGCGCTCAAAAGTCGTAGTATTACCGCGAACATCTACGTATATACTGCCGATGCTACCCATTTATTTATTCTGTTCCTTCCTGGCTTCGTGCTGTTTAGCGATCATATGTCTCCCCACCACAACAACCTTTTCAAAACAATCCTGCCTGTCTTCGATTTCATACAGGTCCATGGCGGAGTGAATAGCCATTTGATTCAAAGCTACCGCCCCTCCCATACCAAAGATTACCTGATCCTCGACTTTAAAATAAATAAATTCAGCATCTTCATTTTCCGGTAAAAGAGGTGGAACACATGCTTTGCAGTCGTCTATGCTCCACCGCATTCCCTTTATTTTTTTACAATTTTCACATTTTGGCTTCCCTGGGTCCCGGATTCTTTCGATCCGGGCAAGGAGTTTTTTCTAGAAGCTTCCTTGTTGGCCTCTTCTTCCTCTATCATTTTTCCGTGACATTCAGTCACATAATCCGCCAGATCCGGCACAACAGATAAAAGCTTAATTTTACCAGCCTGACCAAATTTCAGAGGAACCACGCCGTCTTCGTCTTCATAAAACCCTTCCCACCCAATGACGGCCTTCATAAACAGATGCTCGTTCATTTTGTAATGCTCAGACAGCATTTCAGGCTTCATGGAGCCGGAATCATCTGCCGAATAAGTGGTCTTGAAAGAGGACATCAAAAGCCCTTTTCTTTCACCGGGCGTCAGCAGACGGATTTTAATAGTTGCGTCCGTTTCCGGCGCGCCAGCCATATCAGAAACCTTAATTTCACATTCTTTACTCTTGTAAATTTTTCCCAAAAACATAATGTTTTCTCCCGTTATATCCCGGTTATTAATGCCCACCCGGGAAAGTGCCGGGTACACTTCTTTTCCGTCATGACGGCCCAGGTGAGCAAGGTGTTAATTGGCTTTGACCATTACACCGGAAACCTTGGCAGTGAAGCTGATTGTACCGAGCCCTGATTTGTCCATGCCGATATTAAAGCTGGTAATTCTCAGACTTGACGGAATTGTCGGCTGGCTGACTGACAAAGCGCCAGGCGCAAACCATCCGGTGGTCTGACATGCTTCATAATAACTGGTCGTGTTGTAATAAAGCCGCATACTGGTAAGCGGGGTGTTATTGAGATTCGCCACCTGCAAGGCAACCTGACCAGTTGTGTCGGTGGGCTCAAAATGCCCGGAAAAAGAGATTGACCCGCCGTCTTTCATTCCGTATTCAAAAGTCTTCCAGGTGCTGCCGAATTCTGAAGCGTCAAACTCATCGGTCGTAATTCCATCGATGCTCCATTGTCCCATGCCTAAAATTGTTGCGGTCCCCAATGAGACCTTTCCATCTTTTCCTACAATTGCCATTTCGGAATCTCCTATTGTTTGACGTTAAGTTCGGGCATAAAAAAAAGAGGACGAATATGATGATTACGGCACCGTAATTGCCCTCTCTATTTATCTTACGTCATCCCTCAGTCTGGCCGAACTTTGGGAATCACCCGAATTTTTTATTTAAAAGGTTTTATCCTCTTATTTTTATTTGTTTACAAATTTGATGCAACACTCTGTTGGCCTCCATTATTACTAAATGCCCAACCTCAACAGAGGTATCAATAAAAATCCTACAACCAGCTTCACGGGCCTTGTTACAAAAATAAAAATCCTCGCCTACCGGACGGCCGTTATGAACATCAAACTTGAACCAAGGAGGCTCAAGTTTGTCAAAAACGCTCATATTGATCAAAAGACATCCCGTGCCGGTTGCATCCACTTCTATCAGATCCCCGGAATACATTTCTGACTCAGGGACGCTTTCGTACTTGTCAAGATTGCCCCTCATGAAGATAGGATCAAACGGCGGATACCGCCTATGAACCCTTACCCCACAAATATCAACGTCATGGGCCGCAAGCTTATGGAGCATGTCAACCGGATAAACCTGATCCGTGTCACACATCAACAAGTGACTTGCCCCTTCGTTCAATGCCTGGAAAACAAGGCTTTCTCTGGCTTCTGCAAGATTGCATGTCCAGGGGCCATGAGGTGTTTGGGGAACGAGCAAAGTATATTTTTCAGGCTTTGCCATGGTTTCAAATGAGAAAAAAAATTGAACCGGTAGAGTATCGTTGACAAGAGGGAAGCCTATCGCCAAAAGACCGCCTTTCCGTTCCCTCTTTCTTCTGAAGTATGTGGCCCGGTCGATCTTAAATTTATCCCCGCCATAAGCCTTCTCGTACCACTCATCAGACTCACCACCGTTTACCGGGTGGTCATGTTCGATAATGGCGTCGTCAGCATAGACCCATCGACCTTGTTCAATAGCGATGTCCTTGAGTTCGTCGTCCCCATAACAATGCAGGTATTCCGTTGAAAAGAAATTTCCCCCAGGGATATGCCCAAGGATTCTCTTGTCGGCCATCCAGTGAGCGTGGTCATTTCCTGGCGTGGTGTTAAATCCAACAACACCCCATCCATCAGGCAAGCTTTCCATTTTTGCCAAAGCATTTTGAAAGGCCCCGGCCTGAACAATCGTATCGTCGCCCAGGAAAACGACAATCGGCCTCGTGGTTCTGCCCGTCAACCTTTTAACCATCTTAGGACATCCGATACCAGCGACGTCAATCCCGGTGATTATCTCAACTCCTGGACAATGTAACTCAATTGACTCGATGCACCGTTTAGCTTTTTCAAGCCGAACGATAGGAATAATGACTGATACCCGGTCAAACATTATTTCACCGCCCTTAAAATAAAATGTAAGTGATAGACCCTCATCATAGGATCTGTGAGCTTCCGTTTAAAATACTCAACTTCAAAATTTGCTTTTGTGTCGTAATATCCCCGGTAAACAGGATGACAGTAGTAGGCAAATCGCCCCTCTGTCCAAAAATTGATGTGTGTCGGGTCCATAAATGCCCCCTGACCGTATTCAGCGTCAGGAGTGTGGGTCACAAATTGACACCCGCTCTTAAGAACCCGCCAAACTTCCTCCATGACAAAAGTTGTTGACAGAATCGGAATGTGTTCCAGAACATCAAAAGCCCTTACTTCATCGACGGAGTTATCTTCAAACGGAAGGCCCTTCGTAAAATCCAGAACTAAATCCGGATTTACCGATTCCCGACAATCAATATTGATATACCCATCTGCTTTTTCCTTTCCACACCCAAGGTTTAGCTTTTTCATGATTTTTTATACCTACATTCATATGTTACAATAGCCCGATAAAGCTCGTTCTGAGCCCCGTCCCGGACCGTCTGATAATTCGTTCTTTCCATAATGACCGTTGTATAACCAGCGGCCGTGGGCCTTGCGTCATCATATAAAACAATTAATGCGTTGTACGCCGTCATCCGTTTTGCATTGGTGTCAGCGTAAATATCAAATTGGACGGTAACAACTTCAAAACGCTCCCCGCCGAGATAGTAATCTGGATAACCGGATACAAGAAAATAAGTAGCATAAGGCAAAGCGGTATTCTGCGGGGCCAGTTCAATATGAAGACCTCCGGGGATAGCCGCCTTTAAAGTGGTGTCTCCACTGTACTTTGAATATATGCCGGTTAAAATCTTATCCACGTTTTATATAAAACCCTTCTATCTCCGCAGTCATTAGGTCATTAACACTCGCCCGAGTAGATATCGAAGTAACTAAAAAATCTTTTCCATTCAATTTTATAGCCTCCTGATATAGCAAAGACCTCTGATACTCAGACATCTTCTCTGAAAACTCATCTGCCAAATGTGTCTCTTCCCAAGTTAAATCAGCCAATTTTTCTTATCTCGATTTTCCCATAAACTTTTTTCTGAGGAATATTTTTCATCCCTGGGACGAAGGCCTCAATGTCGTGGCACAACGCGTAACCCTCTTCCTCATCAGCCGTGTGGCAATGCCCCAATTCAACACCATCACAAAAAACCTTATGACTGTAAGCTAAAAAAGAATATCCCATATCGCCTCTCATTACAGACAGTCTCATTTCTGATTCTCCAAAAACTTAACCTCGCACCCGCACCCCAACACCTTACCAGCCAACCTCATCAATATTTTCGAAGCCCATATTCTAAGATAGAGTTTTTTCGAAACGCTGACTTCGATGATAATCGGACCAACTTTTTTAAAACTCGTTATCTTTGTGTTTAACTTAGTCATTTAATCGTCCAATCCAAAAGTAGAAGGTGGTTTGGTGTACCCCGGTTCACTCATTTTTTCTGAGAGCTTACGCTTTGCAAAAGCAATATTCTTATCAAGAGCGGGCTTCAGATACGGACGCGCCGGAGCCGGGTGAGGACCGCCATGACCGTGCTCTACCAACCACGAATTAGAAGTCAACACGCCGTTTGCAAAAAACGAATGGACCCCTTCTATAGACAAATCATAAAGCTTTGTCTGCCCTTTATCGTACCTTTTTTTTGTTAAAGAGATAATGTGGGTGTTCTCGAAAAGATCAACATTCACAAATGTTGATATCCCGGGGTTGCAAGGGATGTAAAAAACGTTTTCAATAGGGTTAATATCTATCCCTTTAGCAGAATCCCCAACTATAAAATGTATGTGAAATATCTTAACGCCGTCTATCGCCTCTAAAATTTTTTTGTCCCGCTCGATGTCCTTTTTTTGATCCTTATGCCAGTATCCACCATCGACTTCATAAACAATGTTTTCATCTGGCAAATAAAAATCCAGAAATAAAGAGTTTACCTCATATTGAGACACGTACTTCCGGCCTCCGTCTTTTAACCAAGCTTCGACCTCTTTTTCAATCCGTGTTTGTTTCTGACCCCCCGCAAGCCTGTTAGGATGTAAACCAGGATTCTCCGATATCATCTCAAGGCGTTTTACAGACATTCTTTTTTTAGATTCATCACTTCTTTTTGAACCTATATGCGGATTCATATCTGTAGCGTAAGCGGCATCTCGACATTTTATCGTGCAGTACACAGACTCTTTTCTGGCCCTTATACCGTTAACACCAGAACCAAACATTTCACCGCAAAAAGCGCACTTTTTAGAACACCCAGTACCTTTGTTTTTAGCCATTCTTTTTCTAATGAAAAGCTTATCGGTAAGAACGAGATCGCCCGCTTTTATCCATTGATTTTTACCCTCCCGAAAGACGAGCATTTTATGGTCGTCTGTTACAGTGAGCTTGTGATGATGCTTACTGCACTTATTAACGTCGTATACGACCATATCTATCAGATCTGGCTTATCAACAGCCGGAAACGAGTGCTTGCTGACAACTGAACGATACTCACCAGTTTGAGTCAAAACTTTATCTCCGACTTTAACAGAAGATATTCCAAGGGGGCCTCTGTGCTCCGTTACAACCCTTGTATCACCTCCAAATATGCACTGCATCGCACCACGGCCGCCAGCTTTCACAATATACCCCCCACCCTCAAACTTACTCTTTTTAACCTTAATTGATTTTCTAAGGGCTCCAGTTTCATCTTTAAAAGCAACAGTCCGCTTGGCATCGACTTTGATCTGATCGCAAATCTCCTTGCACTTCTCGTCAAGATGCTCCTCAAGCGCCTGTAAAAACTCGCTGGCGTCTATTTGAACTTTGACCGTCATTACAAGACCTCCGAGCAATGCAGAACCATATCCCCAGCCCTCTGATAATCTTCAACCCCGGTAATCCGGTATGTCTTTCCGCCATGCGTAACACGACATGAAGAATCAAGCCGCACGTCCCGCCTTACTCGGAGTTTAAATTCAGTCTTCATTTCAAGTTTTCCGGCTTCAATCCGTTCAGTTCCCCTCAAAGGTATATATTCAGCCCTGCACGGCGCTCCTGATAAATCTGACCATGTTTCAACGGTTGCCCCCATGCCGTCCTGTGCAGTTGTCACAGACTGAATTTTTATACTCTGATCAAGTTTTCCTGCTCGAATCATTTATTCCCCAAAATTAAAAAGGCGGTAAGGCCATAAAAGGTTCATAATATGCCCAGGTATTTGATCAACTGACTGATTGTTACCAACAATTATGCTTTCTCTATGGGCATACGCGTCGGCGACCATGATCAAAATAGCGGCTTTAATAGGGTACGGGACATTTGCCTCTGTGCCGTACCCGCAAACAAACTGAATATAAATCGGGTTTGAAGGATAAAGCGTTACTGTAGGCCAAAGCTTTTCATACCCCAGAACAACCCGGCCCGGATCTGAATCGATATCGACGATATAATCACTCGATGAAAACGTATACTCAACGCCATCAGAGCCTTTATACTTAACGCTCGTTACAGACTGCAAATTCCCAAACGGCAATAAAAAACGCGCCGTGGGCCATTCATCAGCAAACGCTTTCCATGTCTGTGTCAATAACTTCCGGTTAGTGATGTTTTCAGCTTGAGCGGTTGCAGACTGGATAAGACTTTCAAGATAAAAATCATCATCTGTGTTATCCCAAGTAATATTGAGCTGCATTTTAACAAGGCCAATATCCACAACTGCTCCGGTCGGGGCCATCACCAATTTGGTTATCATTTCACATGCCCAAAAAAGTTAAGCATTTAAAAAATACCCCCCGGCAACAACCGGGCGCCAAAGCACCGTTATGTCCGCAATCTTTCCAGCTCCAGCGGTGGCCCCGGAAATTGTCAACTGGATTTTCTTCGTTGCCGCCGTCACAGAAGGACCACGGTATACGCTGTAAAAGTTTCCGGTTAAATTGGCTTTAGCTCCGGCAGTACCGGATAAAAGAACGATGGGGGCCACATCATCTGTCTGAACTGATATGCCTGTAAAAGTGGCTACCGCTGAAAGATCATCAGGAATATGCACCGTAACGGCGTCTATAAATAGCGCCTGCGCCGTGGCGGTCATAACATCATAGGTATTGGCGGCTTGATTCAAAGAAATTTGTTTGTAATTAACCGTGCTTTCCGGCATAAAACTCTTTGGAACCCAGGCATACCCATTGTAAATGAACATGAATCCGGTGTTGGTTTCAAAGAAAGTCGCCCCGGCTGCGATATCAGTTGTTGGTTTGGTATCTGTTGAAAGCCCTATGAATCTGTTGTTCATTGAGCCTATGGATTGAACGGTCATTTAAAGCCCTCCTTTTTCAGGCGGTAAAATCACTTATTTCTTCTTAGTGGCTTTCTTCTTATCCTGAACTTCAATTTTTTTTGTGTTATCGTGGCTTTCTTTAGCTGTAGCACAAACGCCGCAAACAACTTCGGCGCCTTTTTTCTCAAAAAACTCGCCGCACTCAACACATTTAAAAAGATGCTTCATATTATTTATGGCGCGGTTATATGTTAAAACAACCGCGCCCCTTTCTTAAAATTCTCTCGCAATCCGAACCCAATCGATGTGGATATCGCAGTCGTCAGCGTGCCCAGCATTAAGAACAAGCTGGAAGGCCATTTCTTCAGCCGTGGGAACCGTCGCAGTAGCCAACAGGCAAGTGCTGGCCAAAGCGGTTCCGTCGGCATAGAACGTAACAGTCGTCCCGTCACAATAAGCCCCAACCTTGATGTAAGTGTCGGCCACGAGGGTAACAGCGTCAGCCTGAACAACAACGGCAGCACCCGAAGCTTTCCGGTGGACGGTATCGAGCTTATCACCATCGGCCTCAACCCGCAGAAATCCGATATAATCTTTATCCTGAAGTGTGCCAGTCGCGGTCATGATCCCGTCTTGAGCAAGGAGGCCTTCTTCGGTGAAACCGCAGAACAATCCGAATTTTGCATCCGTGATGTTCTTGACTTTGATCCGGGCTTCCCACCAGGATTTCTTTCCAGATGTCAGAACAAACTGGCCTGCGGTGTCAAGGGCTCCAAGAACCTGAACAGCTACGCTCTCATTGTCGGTGGTGGTGGCAAGCTTCAAGACGCCATTTGGGTCGGTGGCGATGTTGGTAATAACAGACCCGGCAGTAGCGCCGGTGAATCCGCTGGCCCCGCCACCCAGATACGTTTTTGCCTGGTTAGCGGCCAGGGCGTGGCTTCCGTGAAAATCATTGAAGTACGCCATGCCCTTTGTAGGGTCCATGATATAGTCCATCCACGGACAGGCTGACCATAAACCAACAGAAGGCCCGCGACCGGTATTCGATCCGGAAATAGGCAACGTCAGGGTTGCTCCGTCTTCTACTTCAAAAGTTCCACCAGAGGCAATGACGGTTTTATCCCCACCGTCAGTTCTATAACATTTCGGTTGATAACTCATTTTCTTTTTCCTTTATATCAGTGGTTGCCCCTGGCCGGAGTTACCCGGCCAGAGTAGTCATTTAAGACCTGATTATGCTACCGGAGCGTTTTCCGGGTCGCCTTTGAGAACAATAATCCCGATGGGCATGGTTACAGTGCCGGTGATGGTATAGGTTAACTGAAGATACCGTTTCCCGCCGACATATCCCAGTTTATACAGGGTGTTGTCTTCGGTTGCGGCATCGATTGTCAGAACAACCCCGGATGTCACTGTCAGATCAAGCATGTCGGCAGTAGCAACCGCAGTATAAGTCGTGCCGTCATCGGAATGATCCATGGTGAACACAAACTTATGGCTATCACTGAGCCCGGTTCCAGCATCAAGCCCGGTCTGGACCAACAGGCAAGCGGAATTGAATCCCTGAAGGTCAATGTCGGTATGAACGGCTGTGGCCGTGATAGCAATCGGGTCCAGAACGGAAACCGCCTCGACCTTGTTGTATAAATCTTTCATTTCAGAATCCTTTATTTTTAATGGCCGGAGTTACCCGGCCCGTTTAAATTAGCTGGTTGCAATCTTTAGCGCTTTGACCGCCTCGAACAAGGTTATACCTCCCCCTACCCTTTTTGTGGTATAGAAGAGCACATTCCCTTTTGAGGTGTACGGATCGCGGAGAACTCTGATCCCCATTCTGTCAAGAATCAGGTAAGCCCGTTTGAAGTTACCGAAGAACAGGGGGTAGGCCCCGGCGCCGATGTCGGCCACGTTGTCATCATAGGCAATAGGTTTACCCAGGAGAACGTCCGGGGTTCCTTCCATCAGGCCCGGACGCCAAATGTAATTACCATCACCATCTTTCAGGGCGCGGATTTTTTCACAAGTGGCGTCATTCATGAGCCAGGTTGCACCGTTCCGGTAAACCGATTTCAGAGCATGCTGAAGGGCAAGCAGCTTATCGGTGTTGTTCAGAAGGGTTGCGTGGCCCCCGGGAACATAACCCACCTTGCCCCACTCATAGGAGGCATTGGTGATAAAAGTGTAACCGGCGATACCATGGGGCTTTGCAACGCCGTCACCAGTGATAAAAGCTTCACCCTCCTGCTCTGCAAATTCGACAGACACTTCGTCTGCCAGCCAACTTTCAAGATTCAGGTAAACATCGTCAAGGGAAATCTGAGTCGCGCCTGGCTCGGCATAAACCTCTTTCATGTTGATGGCGATTTCTTTCAGGGTCGGGGTATTGGTCTCGGACCGGGTTGCTTTTTCAGCGACCCATCCGGAAGTTGCGCCGCCCATATTGACGATCTTTTTGTAAGTGTCGGTGCCGATGGACCGGACGGTGGCAAGATTCCGCATTACAGAAATCGTTCCCGCGACTCTCTCGATGGCCTGATCAAACTCCGGAGGGGCCACAAGGTATCCACCATCGGGGTCAGACAGAGTAGAAAGACCCGCTTTAACCTGAAGCTCTTTAACAGCCTCGAGGTTGGACTCCCCGCCTTTACGGAACCACTTTTCAAAAGCGGCCTTGTGTTCTGCCTTGGCTTTATCGACAACAGTATTACCGCCCCCACCACCGAACTGAATCCGACCAACGGCTTTATCAAGAGCTTCGAGCTGGGCTTTCATGTCGGCCAGTTTGGTAATATCGGCATTGATCTTATCCACTTTCTCATTCAGGACGGCATCAACACCGCCTTTTGCGGCCAGTTCTTTGAGTTTCTGGTCATTCTCGGCTTTAAACGCTTCAAAGGCAGTTCCGATAGCCGCAATCGTTTTCTTAAGTTCTTCCATCTCGTTATTCCTTCTTCATTAATTTGTTGAGGGTTTCTTTGGCGACATCGGTAACACCGCCAAAATCTTCGCTATCGCTAATTGCCTCCCAGCCTCTCGCCAGAACTGCTTTCGCTTTATTTTTAGAAAGACCTCCTGCCTCACGCAGAAGGTTTTCAATGTCTCTTATGTTGGGTTCTTTCAAAGAACTCGCTTTTGACTTGAACTCGTCCGGGATATTTACGAACATAGAAAGATCAAATTCAGCTTTAACAGGCTTTCCTGCCTCTACAATAGTATCGATGAAGCCTTTCTCTTTGGCTTCTTTTGCGGGCATCCAAGTTCCGATTTTCAGCATGTCCCTAAGCTCCCGCTTACCCACATTAGTGCCATCGGCATACATATCGACCATGATCCCGTTGATTTGCTCCAGCACCCCAGCAGCTTCACGCATATCATGCTGATTACCGCATACACAGGTTAACGGCTCATGCACCATAATCATAGAATTCTTAAAAGCCTGCCGTGTATGCCCTGCTATCGCTATATACGACGCCGCCGATGCGGCTAAAGACTCAATCCGCGTAATCGGTTTGGATGGGTGCCCTTTAATAGCATTATGGATAGCTATCCCATCAAACACATCCCCGCCCGGGGAATTGATCCTGATAGTGATTTTCTTTTGCTGCATTGCTGAAAGCGTTCTCGCAAAATCACCAGCGTCGTTAAAGGGCCACCCTATGAAATCAAAAATAAGGATTTCAGCCTCATCGTCCGTAACATTCTCAATCTTGTACCAATCCGGTTTATCAAGGGGCTTATTGTACTGAGCCGCAATGATCCTGGCGTTCTTTTCGTTTCTGTAATTTAAATTCATTTCTCATCATCCTGATTATTGGCTGCCCCGGATTCTTTTGTGGTCGAGGTACGAGTACGATATACTTCCCCACCTTCGTACCCATTCATGTCCAACATATCCAAAACATCGTTTGGACAAAAAATTTCCTTATCAATTGCGATTGCAAAAGCCTCCATCTGGTCCTTGAAAGCGCCCCTCTGAAGACCTTCTACTTTGAACTTGGCGTAATATTTTTTACGATCTGCCGGGCCTAACAGATCCCTATAAATTGACTTTTCAATGCTGACGATCCAGGGAAGGAGGGCGTATATCACGAAACCTATTGAAAACTGTTCAGCACTCGCAAACGTGGGCGTGTTTTCTCCAGAGTTCATGACCGTCAACGGCATCCCAAAGAAAATATCAACGATCTCGCTCTTCTGGTACTTCCTGCTTTCAAGAAACTGCGAATCTTCGGGATTTATAGTAACAGCTTGAGCTGTCATGCCTTCTTCAAGTAACATAAGCCTGTGAGCTTTTCCGAGCCCAGAATACGCCTCCCCGAGAGAGTCTTTAAGATTTTTATGAGCTGGCTCAGAAAGCTTCGAGGGGTGCGACACAATCATGCCCGGATGCGTCCCGGTTCCAAAGTACCGAGCGCCAAACTCTTCAGTTGCGAGAGCGAGGCCTATGCTTTCACGAATATACTCGATTGGGTTGACACCCATATACCCATTCATTGTCATGCCTCTTAAGTGCATGATTTCGCTACCTGGTATTTCTTTTTTCGACCCATCAGGAAAAGTGCATTTATAATTCAAGCCGTAATTCGGAGCCTGAACGACCTCGTTGACGATACCCGGAGCCAACGGGATAAGCTCTTTGACTTCTCTCTGGAATACGCCTCTATTCTTCAACGCATAAAAATTGCCGCGATGCGACAGGTGATTCATAGCCATGCCCCAGAACTCGGAAGAAGTCATCCATTCATTGGGCATATCGTGTAAAAGAGGATAAAGGCTATGATCGCTGGCGACTTCCCGAACCTTGCCGGTCTTCATCATCATGTGACAAGGAAGCATACCGATTACCCGGGAAAGAATGTTCACACAAGAATAAACAGTTGCTTGGCGCATTGCTGTTTCATTGGAGACTGACTTACCGGAATACGTAGACCCGCCACCAAAAGCAGATCGAAGAATTTTTTCCATCTCTTGACTTATGGCCTGGGGCTTAGCCATCCGGGAAATAATACCCATTATTTCTTATCCCTCATAATATACCCGGAAACCATGAGAATGGACCCACAAACGGCAAATGAAACCCACGGGGCCTTTAAATAAAGCCCGTACCCCAACGCAAGTAAACCACCAAGAAACATGACATCTCGAATATCTATTCTCTTCAAATCAGCCCCTAAATTGTGGCCCGGTTTTCTGGGGCTCCAAAAGTCTGCCCATGGAGGACCGGAAACCAAATTATTGCCCTTTATTATAAGAGAAAAATCCCGTAATTTTGGATTTTGCCTTAGATAGATGGTATTCTACGACCCTAACCTTATTGTTGGTCCTAATCGCTATCTGGGCATAAGAAAGGCGCCGGAGATAAAACATCGACAAAATACGATTCTCAAGAGGCGTTAAAAAGTCAAACTGCGTTATCTCCTCGGTGTGATTGGCTGATAGAAACCACGGGGATTCAAAATCACCTGCGTTATCTTCAAGAAGAACGGCCATCTGAGGGATATAATCTTGATCAGCATAAATTTGCGCTTTAGGGCACAAAAACGTGCAGTCTTTACGTTTTTCACACGACTTGCAAATAGACATGGACGAAAATCCTTAAACACGGAATCCGTCCAACGTATAGGTGGGATTACCTTCTTTTTAAGTAACTAACTCAACAATAATTTTTTACAACTTGCCAATATTTTTTGTATTCTTCCACACAAATAAGCTGTAAATTTAAATCTGTGCTCATGATGACAAAAATCTGAACAAGTCCATATCATTTTAATCTTCTTTTTACGCATTATATTTAAAATTCCTTCCTACGCACGCTGCATAATGGGGGCAACCTTCTTCTATCTTCCCAACAGACCCATTAGGTCGAAGATGGACACAAAACCCATTGATGCTCGACTTCTTACACCCACCAGCAAAGGAAGAGGGTAAGAGAGCTTTTTTAGCTTCTTCGAGTAAAGTTTTTTTCTGGTGTTCGGTCATTTATTCTTTCACCCTAATAAGTTTTCTTGTAAACACAATACCGTCGCATGGGGACTGCGGATCGTTTTTCGGAGCCGATTGATAAACAATTTTATACTTCTCACCATACTGAAAAACGTAATACTCCGCAGCTTTAGGCGGGTTATAGCGAAGCAGTTCTTCTCGTGTTAAATGGCAGTATGTTTCGGTAATTTCATCTGGGATCATAGCCCCCAGGACCTTACCTTCTTTTTTAGGCTCAAAAAACTTACAGTTTCCCTCCCTGTTGATTTCTTCACAGAAAAACACCCCGGCGTTCTTCTCGCCTGTAATAAAATTTCTTATACCAGAACATTTAACTCTATTGAACTTAAACGAAGAGTCTTCAAACGAAGTTATATCTACTTGTTCACAATACATACACTCGTTACAAACCGTAAGTTTACTCATTTTTCCGTTCTCCTTTCCCCACAACGACCGTTCTTTTAACGCCGATCTCACGCCAAAAGGAAAATTGCAGTCGCAAGTGATACCACAGCCGATTTTACCCAAACAATCGTTCATTTTAAAATACCCTCCCTCTGCCGAGCTTTAATACCTCGTTCTTATTGTGTGCCTGACTATCAATTTTCTCTGTAACAGGTTTTTCAACGTATCCAGGCGGGCACTGCACTCCGAGCGACACGATGTACGTCATGCTGTGAGGATATTCACAATTGCAAATCATGTTTGGCTGATATGTCCGTAAGACTGGAAGCGTTTGAGTTCTAAAACACCTGGGGCACTGAAAAACCTCTACCTTGCCACACATAAACGCCCCGTCGCGGCTCACGCAAGAAAAATAATCGTCCATTTAAACGCCCTCCTTATTCAAAGAATTATCACCCCCCGCGTCTCATAGACGGATTTATTCGTAACGTTTCCTATTCTCGATTTAGCGAGCCCAACCGCCATAGCCAAGGCCACAATACCGTCTATCCTTGCGGTTGACCTTCTTTTATCGAATATCCGGTTATCTGTTCCAGCCGGATCTTGCCGAACAACCACGGAGGCAGCGTTCCACCGCAAAACCGGATTAAACGCTATCCTGATCTTTTTCTCCCGGATAAGATTTTCCAAATGTTGAATGCTGTTTGGCATCCATAACGGGTTTGGGGCGGGCTCCCCATTATCGTCCAAAATCACGTCTCCTTTATCGTCTCTCATGATGCCTGACCGCCTGAAACCCTGGGGATGCTCAACAAGAGGCAACTCGATATCCATATCCATAAGATCATCAGCCAGTTCACGATGGCGGTATTTATCATAGGCAATGGCTTTTAACTGAGTGTTTTTTGACAATTCATTCAAAGATAAAGCTATCGGGCCAAGCTTGATAACCTTGCCTTCCGTCAAAGTCAAAAAACCGTCCCTGGCCCATATATCATAAGATACGCTGTCCTTCCTCATGGCTTCATCAAGTCCTTCTTTGGGCCTCCAAAAGCTCACAAAAGCGTCAAACGTTCCGTCATCGCACGGATATACCTCTGCGTGGGCTGTCAGGTCAGTGGTATATGACATATCAAGCCCACCATAACAATCTCTGTCTTGATAATCATCTCTCCTGATTTCATGATTTTCAACCGCTTCCCACATATCCCTCGGGAGCCAACCGTCGAGCGAGTCAGTCCATTGACAAAAATGAAGTCTTCTCACCAGCCCCTCTTTAGACGGCATGCCTTTTGCTTCTTGAACTTGCTCACGGATAAAATCTTTTTGAATGGTTACCCCCAAAAGGGGATTTACTTTTATCCAGCAGTCTTCATTCTCAAACGGATCTTCCCCCTCGTCCAACGCGCAAATGTAACCAAACCACCCGTCGTTAATAACCTCTCCGCTACAGACCTTTATCGTATACTCATGCTCTTTCCAGCAAACAGATGTCTTATCGTGACCGGAATTGGTAATCTCAAAGATAAGGGCCTCTCTGTTCCCTTTCGTGCCGGCGCGAAGCATCTCAATAACGCTATCATCCCGATGTTCGTGAACCTCGTCAATAAGCGCACAAAAAGGCCTTATACCAGACTTTCCTTTTTTCTCACTGGATATAGGTTTGAAAAAACTTGCTTTTTCAAGATAAGTCAATTGCCATACCGGATTTTGACCAGAAGACACCAATCGCTTTTTTAATCCGGGCGACCTATTCCACATCTCAACGGCGTCCCGGAACAAAATGGCGGCCTGGTCTTTATCAGTTGCCGCGGAATAAATCTCCGCTCTCAATTTCTTGCAAGCAGTGAGCATGTAATGCCCTATCCCAGCGGCAAGCGGGCTTTTGCCCGAGCCCTTCCCTTCCTCAACGTACGCCCTTCTAAACCTCCGCAAGCCTTTTTTCTTCCACCCAAACAACGACCCAACAATAAAAGCCTGAGACGGGTCCAAAATAAAAGGGATAGACTCTGAGTTACTGTCTCCTTGCTCGTCTGTATATTCAATCTCGACAGTACACACGTTCTTGAAAAATCCAACAACCCTTTCAACTTCATCGACGTGCCACGTTAAACCTCTCTCATGCCCGACCTCAAGATCCTTCAAATGCCTACTGCAAGCGTTACGGACATGAGGCCCGGCCACAATAGCCCCGCTCAAAACATCAACAACATATTTTGTAACAGGGTCGTCTGGAAGAGGTTTCTTCGCCATCAGGAAAAATATTTCTCCGAATTATCTGCGTCTGGATCAACCGGCTCGGCTTTCACTTTAGACCTAGATGCTGGTGTCATCCCTAACTCAGAGGCGTATTTGACCATATCCACAGCGGCTTTATTAGCAATACCGACGAGAGCATTTTGAATAGCGTACCCTTTAGGTGAAACAGATAAAAGCCCGTTATCTCCTTTAACTTTCGTTTTCAAATTTATAGCCCTCCACGCTCTCGCCCAGAGAGCGTATGAAGTACAATAGGCGGCCAGTACTGCCCTATCTATCCTCGTTAAAACCCCAATCGCGTAAAGCTCTTGGCTTATCTTCACCCATTCTGCCTTAGCGTCCCTGCAAAGATGCGGGGGTGGCTTAGGTAAACCCGGTTTAACCTTCGGCTCATCCTTTGGCAGGGGTTTCCTGCCTGGATTGCCGGTTAATAATTTTAAAACTGTCGGTGTTCTTTTTCTTCCCATTTAACCCCACCTATAATTTCTCGACTTTGCGTCCACAGG